ATGTCTCAACAACAAGGTCAACAAAAACAACAACCCATTCAAGTTCACCTGATTGGTAAAAACCTGAGCATGGTTGGTCATAGTTTTATGTTCCCAAAAGGTTCAAAAGTTCACATTCAAAAACGTGTTGATGATCTGAAATCCAAAAGAAGTGTTTATCAAGGCGTTCACTTCGGGACTGGTTCAGTGGTTGAAGTTCAGTTTGACGCGAAAACTCTTCGTCATATGCACTATGAAGACAAACCCCAGCAAGGTGCTTATCGTGTCTCATTGGTTGAAGCAGAACTTGAAGCACTTGAACTGCCAGCTATTCCATTCTAATTACGCTTAAATCAGTCCGGTTCGCCGGACTTTGAGGGTTTGTTCATGACTAAGCATAAACATGCTGTATGTGTCTGTTTTGAAGACTTGCAACTGGATGATGAAGTTGTCATTTGGGATCGCAATCATAATGCTCACGGAGCTAGTGGTGTTATCTATCACCTTGATGGTACTACAAAGATGGTATCAGTTGTTACAAAAGGCATGGTGGATACATGGGAAGGTTTGTCGGATGGACTTCAAAAAATTGTAAAATGAATATATATCTTTATTTAGAACCTCACCTTGTTGTGGGGTTTTTTGTTTTTTAATATTTGACTTTTTCTTTATTTATTATAATTTAGTATTAATCAAGGCATCTTGTAGATATGCCTACCTAATCACTAACTGGGAAGCCAACGCCATCTACCAAAACTAAATAACAGATAAAGTGATATCGGAGCATATACACATGAAAACGATCTATTTCATCGACAACGAGTCGATCAAAAGAACAGCTAAGGCTATTCAAAAAACAAATCCAACCTTTAAATACACTGTCATATTAGATGACTTATCTAAAATTCTTGGATACTCATCTTATAATCAATATGAACACTATCTTACCAATATAATGTTGTCTAATAGTTCTGGATTAGATAAAATCAAAGCATTAACCAAAATCAATTCAATCGAACTTGTCTTGTTGAAAAGAAAGTTTTTACAAGAACTCAGCGAAAAATCTTATTCAGTAGACACTTTACATTTTGTTGATAAAATTATAAGCAACCAACAACAAGGATTTTTGGAACATTCTTATTTAGATCTTAAAAGTTATGTTTACTATTTACCATTTGTTTTCAAAGATATAGACAGAATTAATTTTGCAGATTCCAACTTGATTAACAGTCATGAGTTACAAGACATTATTAAAATTGTCATGGATTATTATCAATCAATAGACATCTCAGCAGTGAAATCACTTGTTGAACAATTTAAATCAAATCCTGATTGTGTAGACGATTCAAACTTTTGTTCTCAGTATAATAGTTACAATACAAACTTAAAAACACGAGGAATATATTATTATATCAAATCTGTTATTGAAGATTTTGATTATGACGAAGCCATACTGACTAAACTAATTTTAAATGGTGACAGTGTTGAAAAGATTGAGCATGAATTGAATTATAGAATAGATAAAATCAACGACATTCAAATTCCAGTGTTTTTCAAAAAAGACAAACAATCATTTGTGAATGATTACTTCCCCTTCATACAATCATCAATAAGTGAAAACAAACCGCTTATTTTTGGAAAGCATGTTGATAAGACACCTTTTTTTGCTGAGATTGATTATTTACGTTCAAACATTTCATTACTGGGTGTTCCGGGCACTGGTAAGGGTTCGTTTTTGTACACCTTTATATTTCAACTATTAATGAATAATAGAGGTGTTTGTATTATGAACACTGCTGGCGAAACATTTATGGATCGTTACATTACGCATATTGCTAGTTTTTTCAATAAAAAGGATGATGTCTTTGTCTTTAATAAAGATTCTAATATCAGAACTATTGCAGGTGCTGTTCATAATGACAAAATTCTTTTAACCAGTTGTGCTAGAAAAATGGACGCAAGACGTGGTATAGATATCCACGAAACAGGAAGAGAACGATTTGAGGCTATTTTAACAGGTTTAACTGAATACTTTTTCACCTCAAAATTTAGAACTAAGAAATTGCCATTTTACATTATTCTTGAAGAATCACATATGTTGACAGATATCAGCGTAAACGCGAAGATAATGATTGAAAAATTGAATGCTTTGAATATTTTCTTTTTGTTTGACAGTCAAGTCTATGAAAAATCTATTCATGAAATTTGTGATACTCAGCTTATTTCCAATAGCTCATTTTGGTGTTTAACGAAGAGTGCTAATTTCGAATTCAGTCAACTTATGAAAAAAATGGACGCAAATACTACATTGATAGGTAAGACTGGCCCATCAAAAGCGTTACCACCTGTATTCAGTCTGATACACAAAGAACAATACGTTGATCAGTTCATCATAGAAGTTGATGATGGTTTATTTGAAAACCTTCCTAATCCATGATTCATAAAGCTCCTATGGAGCTTTTGTTTTATCCCTTAATATAAGCATTTTCACATTTGACAAAATCTTCATTTGATGTACATTATCTGTGGAGGTATTTTCTATGTGGCTAACTAAATATTTTAATAAAAAACAAAATAAAGAAAACTCATTGATAAATCATATTAAGGATAACTATGATTTCGATGAAGTCTTTTTAATTAAAGAAACTGATGAATGTTTTTCATTAAGTATTAATCTTTTAGCGGCATCCATTATTGAGCGTAACAATAGTTCAATGGGAGTAGTAACTGTTGATCCAGTTCATATAGAAAAGTTAGTTAATCAAATAAAATCAGAAGGTGATTGTTTAATAATTAAATTTTCACGTCGATATGTCATGTCTACAGCATATTATTATGCTGTTTTGTTAAATAATTCTGAAGGCTATACAATCCCTTCTAGGTATATAACTGATCCACGATTATTTTCTACATTTCCTTCACTTAGAGGATTTGACTACAAATTTATTGAAAACTTAATAAAATTTAAAAGTTATAGATATGTAAAAACTAACAACCATATTAACATAATACCTTCTTATTCCATTCGATTTCCTGTGAAACCCACTGGGTTACTGGAAAATTTTAGAGATAGCTATTCATTAAGAAATCTACAATCAACATGTTCTCGTGATTTAGAAGTTATTGTTGATATCGAAACCATTGATAAAATTGTTAATTACTCAGTTAAATTATTTTACGGAAATCTATTGTTGAAAGAAAAAAATGTTTTAGAAATTCCTGATCTTGAAGCTTTCTTTGACGACTTTTTATTTCCTTACAATATGAAATATGAATTAATTAATGAACTAGGTATATCATTACCTTTACAATTTACACCCGAGTTTTTAAAATCTATGGATGATGATTTTAAGCTTACCGTTGACATGTTAAAGATATAGGAGAACATCAATCATGGATTCATCTGTAAAAAAAAATTTATCTACAGTAGATATTCTGTCTACTGAAAATAAAAGTTATGTTGATATTTTTTTAAATCATTTGAAAACTCAATATGACTACGACAGCGTATCTCTTTATACATTTAAAGCACCCTTCGAAAATTACAATTTTAGTATTTTAACTGATGCCCTTAACTCAATTCTTTCTGTGCTTTTAAAAAATCCTACAAAAGAAGATATTGAACGACGTAAAGAATTTTTATTGAATTATTTTGATACTATTAATATTGTAAAACTTACTAGGTCTTATGAATTGGATGAAGAAAACTTATATTTAATTATTTCAGTTCATTTCAATGAAGCAAATGAATTTATAATAAGTTTGCCAGAAAAATTTAATAATCTGAAAATTATTAACCATCATAATGTTATTAATGATCAAATGAAGAGTTATTATTTTGACGATTACATGTCTTATTTAAATTTCAAAATAGATGTTGTATCAAAATCATGTATTTTAGAGGAATCTTTAATTGTTAAAATAAAGGTTGCCGATGAAACACCATTATTGAGTTATAGCTATGATTCTAGATCATCCATTCAAACTAACTATAATAGAAAAGCACAACTTACTATAAGTTTAATAAAAATAAATGATCTTGAACTATTAATAGGTTTAAAACTTAAATTAAACAAAATCACACTAAAACAATACTCAGGTCATATTAATATTAATAATTTCAATATTAACAAGGTTGTTGAAAGATTTATTTTTCCATTAAATGAAGGTATTGAGTTATTGAATAGTTGGAATATTAATCCTCAATTAACTTACGATTTTATGAATGTTGATTACAGTAATTTCTGGGATATTAAAATGATGGTGCAAATATGAAAAATAGGGAATTCACATGAAAGAAGGGCATGTATTTAGATCGTTTACTGATACTGGTAACATCTATTCACACCAAGTATTACAGAACAAGACACTTGAGAACTTCCTTTCTCACTTGAAAACATCTCTTGATTATGAACAAGCAGCTATTTATATTTACGATAACATACAAAAAGATACTAACATAGAACTTATTAGGGATGCTATTCATTTTATATTGCATGCTCGTTTCAATATTGTCGATCCAGAACAATATAATGAATTTAAAGAACTTTTGTTTACTTATTCTGACATTATTCAAGTTGTGCAATTAACTCGTGTCTACAAACGTCATAAAGAGCATCATTATTTATTTGTATGCAGTTATTTTGATGGAGAAGACCTAAATATCATTATCCCAGCACAGTTAAATTATTACTCTTTATTAAGGGTGCCATTAGTTAACATTCCTTTTAGTAATTTAGGAAACTATCATGTTAGACCTAAGCCGACCTATGAAGATTGTAATCATTTTATTGAATTTAAAGAACGTAAAGTAAATGCTAAACAAACAATATTTTTTTTTCAATCTGTCTGCGAAATAAATATGGAAGTGAGTGACTTTAGTCCTATTTTAAGTAATCGACTTAAAACAAAATATGCCCCAATAAGTTATGATAGAAAAGCACAAGTCATTCTAATACTGTATCCAGATGATGCTGAGTTTCAACTCGACTATTTTCTTGATTTATCTCTAATCATTGGACAACGGGTTATCAAAAATAATTTAATGACTCATAATAGTCAACTAGACTTGGAAAAAATTATTGATAAATTTATCTTTCCACTGAATGAATCTTATGATCTTATCTCGGAATGGAATTTAGATCCTGAGTTGACCGAAGAGTTTATGTCTAAAGATTACGAATCGTTCTGGCAATTAAAAGAAATGGTGCAAATATGATTAAATCTTTTTTAAACCTGTTTAGGACTGTAAAAAAAGATGAATTCGTTATTGAACCTTTGCCAGTATCTGATGTTGATAACTTTTTCATGAAATTACAAAAACCTTTAAATAACCTTGTGTCTTTTTTAAAAGAGACTTATTCATATGACCGAGTAACTTATTATTCTTTTGACCAGCCGTTTTCTAATTATTCAAAAAAAGCTAGAATAATTCTTGAAGATGCATTGATTAATATTTTTGGGGTTGATCATGTATCTTCAAAATTAGAAAGGTTAAGTAATTTTCAGTTTATTGTATGTGATAGGGTTTATGATAACACTCATACATCCGATTACATACAGCTTTATCATTTTGATAATCCTGATGGCAAGTTGAGGATTCTTCTTGATGGAGATGAATCCCATCTAGGTTTTTTACGAATACCATTTATTAGTTTAAATGGGGTCATTGGATTAGAAAATCGAAAATTTTTAGAATATAGGGAAATATATGATGAAAATTTATCTGAATTTCCAGTTTTTAGAACTCTTGATAATATTTACAGTAAAGTCATTTCTGTAAGAAAAACTCCACCTATTCTTGACATCCTTTATTATCCTTACAATGAATCTGATTATCCATTGTATGAATATAGAGAAGCAGACTTTATCATTAAAAAGTATTTTGATCCATCTGGGTTTGAATATTGCTTATTTGAGTTACGCTATGTCAAGGAAATTATAAAGACAAAAACGATCAAGATTGATTGTTTAGTTTTTGACATTAATAAAGAAGTTGATGAATTCTTATTTCCATTATTAGAAAAAACAGAAATGTTAGACGCTATCCATCTTGTTCCAACGCTTTCTGTTGAATTCATGAGTCAAGACTTTTCTGATTTTATTGCCGTAAAAAATATGACCGTTATTTGAAGAATACCTTTGACGAAAATATTTTTTAAGGTATTCTGACAACTACATACAAGGAGATTACAGATATGACGATTTTTAATTCAAAAGGCGAAAATCACTCTGGTAAAGAGCTTTTTGACCGTGATGGTTTTGTAAAAGTAGATGTTCAACAAGAAATTTCAAAGGCAATACTCAACGATTTTCCAGCCAGTTCAGAGCTTGTTCGTTGTTATTACTCACTTAAATTCTGGCAAAGTCATCCCAATGAAACACCACAGATGATTTTCTCTCGAATCAAGTGAAAAAGACCTCCTAGTGAGGTTTTTTTATTGCATAAACCTTTAAAACTGTGTATAATCGCTCCATCAACCTTCATCCACTTAGGAGTTAAATAATGGAGTTGTTTCTAATCGGCATTCCTTGTGCTTTCTTGCTTCCATTGATTTGCAAATTTATCTTTCCACATGACGTGACTGTGAAAGAATACCTGTTTGTTTCTTTTGTGAACGTGGTTTGTGTGACTATTTTCTATGCACTCATTAACCTTCATGCCACATGGGATACCGAAATTTGGAGCGGTCAGGTGACCAGCAAACAATCCGAACGTGTTTCGTGTGAGCACTCATACCAATGTAATTGCCGCCAGCAACGTTCAGGCACCGACAGTAAGGGTAATGCTACCTATACTACTGTATGTGATACCTGCTATGAGCATAGCTATGATGTGGATTGGCAAGTAGACAGTAACGTAGGTCGTGAACTGATTAATCGTGTTGACCGCCGTGGTCTTAAAGAACCACCACGTTTCAGCAAAGTTGAAGTGGGTGAACCTTTTGCAACAACCCGTAACTTCACCAACTACATTAAAGCAGCACCTGATACATTGTTTGTTGAAGCCGCTTCGATGAAAGATAAATATGTGGGCAGATTGCCAGAATACCCTGATATTTATGATTACTATCGTATCAACCGTGTTATCACGTTGGGTAAGGTTGGGGTTCCGGCGAATGATTTAAACATCATGCTCAATGAGCAAATGCGTAAATGGGGGCCATTGAAACAAGGTAACGTGATTGCTGTGTTTGTTGATGATACTTATCAAGAAGACTTCTACCATGCTTTGCAGGCTCACTGGCTGGGTGGTAAAAAGAATGATATTATTGTGATTACGCAAGTTGATAGCACTGGTAAAGTGGGTTGGACACGTTTGTTCTCTCGGGCAGATACAGCAACTTTCGATAAATCAGTTGAATTTGATATTGTTGACATGAAACAGTTTGACAAAGTTAAATATGTTGAAATCTTGAACCAAAACATTGGTGAACGTTTTCACAGGATGGACTTCGAACAATTTAAATACTTGTTGGAAGAACTAAAACCCTCGACAACAGCGTTGATTGTTGGTATCTTCTTCGCTCTTATCATCAACGTGGGTTTGAACTTCTTGATTGTTAAACAAGATCTGTTTGGTGAAGGTTTCCGCAGACGTTTTCGCTAAAATTAGCCCTTCGGGGCTTGTTTTAAATAGTTGTAAAAAAGCTTCAAAAAAGTAAAAAAATATATTGCTACACAATCATTTACTTGCTATAATCATCACCTAACTTAAATAACTCTTAAAGGAGAGTGGAAAGAATGAATACAATTAATAAACAACGCGGTAGTGCAGTAGCTTGGGTTCTTGGTGGTCTTTTTCTGTTTATTTTCGTAGCCAGTTTTATCAGTGTAGGTTTGGTCATTTCAAAACGTAATGCTTTTGTAAGAATTGAAAACAACATTGTGATTGGTTACGATGAATCGAAAAACGTTCACTCCAACTACGTGCTTCGTATTCAGGAAATGGCACAGGTTCCTAAAATGGCAACCAAGCAGTTGAGTGAAGTCATTAAAGCGAGTAACGAAGGTCGTTATGGTGCTGATGGTTCTAAAGCCGTGTTCCAGTTCTTGAAAGAGCAGAATCCGAATATTCCAGATAGCCTGTATACGAATATTCAAAAAGAAGTAGTGGGTGGACGACTTGATTTCCAGTCCAAGATTACCCGAGTGAACGACAACAAGAAAGTCGCTTACAACATGCTTGATGATACCGTTGGTGGTTTTATCTTGAAAGACATTTTGGGTATGCCACGTAAAAACATCGGTTACGATGGTGGTAAAGACGATTACCCAGTGATTATGTCTGAAACTTCTGTTGAGACGTTCAAAACTGGTGTAGATAAAGGTGTCAATATGCTCTAACCAGCGTATAAATAAAAGGGAGCCGAAAGGCTCCTTTTTTGTTGCTTGTCAGAATGTTTTTATGGTATAATCAAGTTATGTTCATTAATGGAGATACGAATGTCAGCACAAAAATTCAGCAAACATCCAGAACACAAAATGGATGAAATCTATTTCGTAGCCGATGAAATGGGTCTGCAACGTCAAGACCTTGCTTATGAACATAGTAAAAGCTGTCGCTCACCTTACTGGAAACACTTTGAATCTGGTCGCCAGTTCCGTTACAACGAACAAACGAACACGCTGGATGTGTCATCTACCGATATGGATCGTTGGGCCAACTCCACTGTATTGAGTGTTGAAGTGCCTGAACGACTGGATCGCTTTCGTCAATTGCTACTAGAATGCATTGTAATGACACACAACACCCCTATTTGGGACGATGAAGATGATGTTAAACGTAAACAACCACACACTCGTAAATGTCGTAATATTCGTCGTAAGCCTTAATGGAGATAAACTATGAACCCTAGTATACTAAGTCATTTTGTAGGCCGTGAGTTAAATATTACTCTTGCCATTTTCTTTTCATTGATCTTGGTAGGAATTATGAGTTGGCCTTTTATTAAGCGTTGGTACTACAGTCGCTTGAAAAATCCTTTTGAAGTAACGCTGAAGGGTCGCACTTACCTCATTGACAAAAAATCAGGTGAATGGATTGTTGATCAAATGGCAAGACAAGACAAGGTGTTTGATGAACTAGAAGAAAAAGCTAGATCGTCCAAGGAAAATCGTTCATCATAATCTTATTATTTTATAATATTATTCGAAAATTATTGATTATTTGTAAAAATTGTGTTAGATTCTCCATGACTTCAGAGGATCTAACCATGTCAAATACAAATTCTAAAAACATTACCGGAATTGAAGGCGTTTTTGTTACTCTTTTATTTTCATTTTTAGGCTATATTGTTGCTAGTTTTATAGTTTTTATCTTATCGATCAACTATCTTGATCAGCCTATAAGTTCAAGTCTCGCTTGGAATATTTTGTTGGCGAATTTTATAGTTTTGTTTTGCATTCTTCTATTCCTGCATACATCCCCAGTGGCTAAATTAATCGGTTTATTACTCTTTTTCTCAATTAGTTTTTATTTGGGAACATATAAGCAGTCTACAGCTCGCTACTATCTCAACGCTGGGTTTTACATGAATCCAGAACTCTATCCCGAAAATTCTAATCAACGTAAACTGGTGACAGATGTTATTGCACACAAAGACATTTCTTTGTTGGGCCAGTATGATACGACTTATTTTACTAAGGTTGATATTAACAAGCTGGGTAATATGACCAACTTTTTCATGACTTATGGTCAACGTAATGAGCAAATGAAACTGTATGAAACCAAGTTTAAAGAATTATTGAATTCTCAGTTTTTAACAGAGTGGGACTATACTCAATTTGAAAATGAAGTGGTTTCCTATTTGACTAATAGTGAGACGGCATTAAAACAAAACGAAAGCGTTTCAATGATTCACACAATAAAATTTGGAGCTTGATTTATGAATATTTTAAAATTTTCAGTTATCCTTTTAATCGCTATCTTTTTCTGTATCCTTGGTGGATTTGGAATTGGCAACATCTATTACCAATCACTCATTTCTGATTATGGTTATAAGTTTGGTAGTGGTGATACTCTTTTCATCATGTCTGCCTGTACATTGATTGGATTGCTTACTTTTGTACACGCTTGTTCATTTTTAGAGAACCCTAAAAAAGCTATTTTATGGCTGGTAGGTATTGTTATTGTTGTTTCACCGATTATTTATTTCACAACCAGCTCATTGAGTAAAGACGATAAAGTTTATCAGCAAGCTCTTATTAATTATGGTTCTCGATTTAATGTATTGCTTTCAAAGACAGAAAATGATTTGAAAAAGCACCCGGATTACATTGCTTACAAATATCAACTTGATAATTTTGAAAAAGATAAAGAAAGTCGAGCAGCTTATGTGACATTGCTTAATGAAAAAGTTGATAAATATAATAAATATATAAGCGAACAGGCTCCGGGTCTATCATTTTCAGCCAGTCGCTATTATATCTATGGGCCAGAGTTTAATAAATTTGTCATGAGGTATAAAGGGGTTGAAGATCCAGTTGTTCAAAAAAATCTCTATGGAATAACTAAAAGTGGTGTTGTTTCCTACAATGACATGATGGACTTTCAGGTTAAATTTGTAGATAACTATAAAAACGTAATCAATAAAGATAGTCCGGTGGTTGAACATCCATCAGTTCCTGTTATCGTCACACCAGCAGTGACAGAAGAAAATAAAGAAACACCCGCCATTGAATAATCAATTAATTGTTGTTTCTAGTTAAACTCAAAGCCCTATATAAATGCCTTTCAAAAGGCATTTTTTTATATAATGATTGTAATTTTTAGCGATTGTGGTATAATAAACCAAATCAAAAAAGCGAGATACGATCATGAATAACATCTATAAAGTTTGCATTAAACTCAACTATTCACAAGAATCAGTCACCAAACAAGCTGAAATCACCAAATTGATTTCGTTTATTCATTCAGTCATGAGTAAAGCGGGTTGGCGTGAAGCCATTGAATCCGATTCAGTGATTGATTATGTGTTCTCTATCGGTGGTGATGGCACTATGCTGCACACCATGCAAGATCATGTTATCACCAAATCCATTGTCGTTGGTATCAACGCTGGTAACGTAGGCTTCTTGACCCCTTACAACATTGAAAATGTCTATGACATGAGCGTCTTCAAATTCCTTGAAGAAAACGCCAATACCCGTGTTGAACATCGTAGCATTCTCAAACACAGTTTTGACACCCGTTCCGAACAAGGTATGGCAGTGAACGAATATACCTTTACGGCTGACCAAGTGAACCATGTTCTGGACTTCTCCATTGAAGTTGATTACAAAGGCCAAGTCAGTAAAGCAGGTCACTACAAAGCTAATGCCTTGTTGATTTCTGGCCCTTGTGGTTCTACTGCTTATAACATGAACTCTGGCGGGGCGATTGTTGACCCGACTGTTCGTTGCATGCAGATTATGATGGTTGCTCCTACTATCTTGGGTATCCGCCCATTGATTATTGGTCGTAACTCCATTATCCGTTTGAAGTTCCATAACAATGCAAAAGTCTTCATTGATGGTCAACCACATACTGATATTCCAGTAACCGAAGATGAAACATTCAGTATTGAATTGCTGTCCGAAGAATCTCGTGTGCTGTTGCCTGACGACTTCAACTTTTACAGCATGCTTAGCACTAAGCTTCACTGGAACAATGGGAGTGGTGTATGAGTGATTATGATGACGCCAAAGCTGCAGGCTTAACTGATGTTGATCGTTGGACAGAAGGTGTTGAACACCATCCTATGTCTGAACGGTTGATGGCTTTTTTGGAAAGCCATGACTTAAAAGACTATGGTGATTATTTTGGTTGGAAAGTCGGTGGTGATGGCGACAATGGCGAAACATTGATGTATCAAATGGACGCTTTTTTTGAACTCTTGGATAAACAAAAAACTCAACCATAATGTTTTAATAGAAACTAAGCTGAAAGAAAAGGTGACTTTCAAAGTCACCTTTTTTGTTGTTACCATATTTTTAAACCACAGTATGGATATTCTAAAAAACCTGCTGGTATTTTTTTTTTGTCCAACGTAAATGCAGCTCCATTGCGGCAATCATTAAACAACGTGTGTTCCGTAGCTTGTGGATCATGAGACATTCTATATGCTTTGACCAATCCTGTTTTGCTGGCCTTGATAACCAGTGGAATGCCATAGCCATTGTTATTAGGATGATAATCAAAAGCTGCATACAAGTAGCCTTGTTTCAAAATCTTTTTTAAATCTTTGTCATCAACAAACACAGTAACACATTTACCTTGTTCAATTGAATCTTTAACACTTAATCCTGTTATTCGTTTTTTGATACGATCTTCGATTACATCAAAAGCTTCTTGCTCAGTTAAGCAAATGGTTTCGATACATGCTATACCGTTGTGTTGTTGCATTAAAACTGTCAGTTGTCCCATCATTTTCTCCTAATTAGATAATAAGCATTTCAACTACTTTTAAAGCTGCTTTTGTTCTTCTTGACATATTGAACTCTTCTTTTAAGTAGAGGTCGTAGAAACATTGTTCAAATGCTTTCGCTGAATACTTTTCCAATGTAACTTCTTTATATGAAGTCTTAGTTATTCTACCGTCTGTTGTTTTTGAATTTGTTTTGTAATAGCCTAGAGTAACCTTGTCCTCATTAGCTAACAAATCTATTGAAACAGATACTAATCTGTCATTAAATTTAAAGGTTGACTTTAAACAGATAGCAGGTTTCTTGGCTTGTATAGGCATTAGTATTGTGTGATTGTCGATCAGTGATGCATACGCTAAAGAACCAAGATCTTCATATTTTCTTTCCATTTGAAACTTTGATTTTAAATTATATGTTTTGATTATATCGATCAACGAGTTTTGAATCTTTTTAATTTTTTTAAAATTTAGCAAATGTTTCAAATTGTTTGCAGGCACATCTTTAAGAATTATTCTATTATATTCTGGATTGTAGTTAATCACTATCGTTTCTAAATATTGTGTGACTATATCAATACTTATCGCCAATCCATGTCCAATCTTGTTCTGGCTAATGTTATAAGATTTAAACAACAACTTATCGTCAAAGATGGTTCTGAGTTGTTGTGTCATCAATTCAAACTGTTCGCCTTCTGAAAGATATTGAAAAGTAAATGAGTTAATTTTTTCTGGGAGCATTGGGTATTCCTCAATATTTCAACATTTCAATTGTTTTCAAACTGTCTTTATTGAAATCTTTAATGGTTTGAAAAGATTCTGCCATGTATTTTTTGACATCATCAAAACTGTATTCAGTGTTTTTAATACCTTTATGATCAAATACAATTTCATTATTAATGTAAGTGTACATTTCATTGCTGAACTTAATTTTTTTATCTTCTTTTTTTCGTTTTAACAAATTAAGAAGTCCGTCATCAAAAAACAGTGTATATTCTGGTTTGTTTTCTGTATTCTTGATGAAATCATTTTCATTAATCAGTCTTTTGGCTACTTTAAATTCATAAGTATAGAGCAAGAGGATACCAACTGACATTAGTACACTGGATGTGCTTCCAAAATTATAGTTCCCTTCTCCAATACTATTCATGAACAAGCATGCTCCCACTATCAAAAAATTAGACATTGAACGAATGACCATTGATTTTGACAATAGTAAATAGATGTATATGATAATGTTGCCTAAAAAGAAAGAAATCCCCGTCAACACCATGTATTTATTTTCGCCATATTCATATTGAGCATAAGCTGCCGATAATCCTAAACAGGCTATAAGTAGGTAAGGTTGAAAGACAATCGCTAATTTCGCCTTAGTATTAAAATTCATCAGTTAAGCCTCTTTATAAGATGGTATTATTTTAACAGCTATCACGTAATTAATCAACAAAAAGCTTGATTTGTGTGGTCTTTTTTGCTATTATTTACAAAATTATTTAGAGATTGTTATCATGAGCACTATTAAAACATCCAAGCAAAAATATCCCAAGACCTACCATGTTCCTTGGAGTTTGGCTATTCAATCTGATGACAAAGTTTTTAAATCCATGAACCATTTTCATGGTAAATTTATTGTAGCTACTGAAAAGCTTGATGGTGAAAACACTACGTTGTCTTCAACCTACTACCATGCACGTAGCCTTGATAGTACATTCAACTGGACTCGCTCTTGGGTTGCAACTATGCACGCTTGCCTTCGCTATGATATTCCAGAAGGTATAAAGCTTGTAGGGGAGAACTTGTTTGCTAAACACGCGATTGAATATCCAGATTATTCGTTGGAAGGTTATTTCTATCTGTTTTCTATGTGGGAGGACATTATAGGTAGTGAAGAAGACTATTGCCTTGATTACGACGATATTGTGAGCTATGCCAATCTGTTTGATTTGCCTATGCCGAAAGTACTCTATCGTGGTATTTATGATGAAGTCGCTTTACAAAAAATTGCTAAGGAGCTGGATACTTCTCGTTGTGAAGGTTATGTTATTCGCACGGTTGATGGTTTCATGCGGAGTGAGTTTACCAAATGTGTGGCAAAATTTGTTCGTGCTAACCATGTTCAAGACGCTTCGGAACATTGGTTGAAAAATGCTGTTCAAAATGGTAAATTACAACCTACTGTCCGTCCAAGCTATATGGGAAAAATTTAAATGTCTTCTATTGAAACCTATTTGAGTAATGTTAAAAATTCACTGGATGAGTTTCGTTTTGTTAGTGGTGATTGTCATCACTTGGCTGTCGCCCTTCAAAAACTCTTTCAAGGCGAGCTTTGTGCGATTATTCGAGAAGAATTTGATGAAGATGGTGAGCCTTATTCTATCACCTACTCCCATATGTTGTTTATTGACACCCAAGGTGTTGAATGGGATATCGATGGTAGCGGTGCTGATGAACGTTGGGTTGAACAGTGGCCGGAAGATGGTGATGAAGATGGACATACTTCGGAGTTTAGCTATGCCTCTTTGACTTTTGAAGAGCTTCCTGCTTTTTTGAGCAAGCATGACTGCAAACTTAATGATGAACTCATAAAAGAATTGTTAATCTTGCATGAACCTGTTATAATGACAGTGTAATCAATTCATAGGAGTATCTTCATGAGCGAACAAAATGTGGTTGGCATTCCTTACAAAGACCCTGAATCCTTTTTCAAGTTAAGGGCTATGATTGGTGGTATTTATGATTCTATGAATCGTGACAATCAACCCAACACCAGCAATAATCATGTGGGTAGATTCGATCCAGAATTGACTGATTTCATGAATATTACACCACCTTCCAACTCTTTCTTTGGTAAATAATCATGAGTAGCAAATACGCACAAAAAGCTAAAAAAAAGAGTCATACAGATCGTCGTAAGGAACAGTTTAAACCTAAATATTCCTATTGTTCTAACTGTGGTCGAGAATCAAGTATTTCCGACAAACACTTAACTTTTTCTAAGTGCTATTGTGGTGGCACTTATCAATCTTATCGTCCATCCGTTTAACTTTGACCCGATGGTATTATTCTGTTATTATGAATGCCGCTTAATGTGGCATTTTTTTTGGAGATTTTTAAATGAGAGTTAGGATTGATTTAAAAACTATTGATCTGGTGAAGGTGTTTAACCCGAAGGTTAATGTCAACGATCTCTATTTGCCTGTTGAAAATGTCTACGAAACCCGTGAACCATCTATTCGTAGAAAATCAGTGCGTCGTGGAAAAGACATTTATGAAGAATATGATTTCATTTTTTACTATGCAAAAAAAAGTTTTGTTAATTTTAAAATATTGAGTGATAAAACCACTTATTATGTGATTGTCGATGGTGTTGTGATTACTGTGCCTCATGATATTGAGCTTGATTATAATTTCACGCTTCATGAGATGTTGGTAAAAGATTTCGTTAACCAATCAAAACACCTAAATAACCTCCAAAAAGCGTCAATGATTAACCTTTACCTTACACAACTTCATAAGTCTTCAAAACATGCCTTTAAATCAATTTTTGTTGACTTTTTCACCAATAAGCAATTCAGTGAGCGAAACGTGCTATCGGGTGGTGGATTGGTTCGTAATTTTGTTTGTGAATTTACTTATGCCGGTCACCGGTTTTCACTGTATGCTCATTCTAGTAAAAATGAGGTTTATGTTGAATACTTATTTGCAGATTTTAAATTCAAACGATCCTATCCAGCGTCATCCAGTAATATTGATAAATTTATTCTTGATTTTGTGAATGAGCACGAGTATAATTGTAAGACTGCCAAGGAAGCTGTCAAACACCTTGATGATTTTATTCTAATTCGTAAAATGTCTAGCATTTAAATTAATTCAATTATTTTCGGGAGAGACTATGAGTGATGCAAATAAAGCAAAAAAACTACTTGAAACCCATGATGCCTACTTTCGTTCGAAACACTGGTTTGCTGACACCTATGTGAAGACTGATGGTTTTCATTTCAGCATTCGTAATCAACTGAATGGTTGCAGCATTGTGGACTGTTATCAGGCTCTTCAATTTCTGTATGAATCTCTTCGTGAAGCCGATGAAGATGATGCTCCAACGAAGCCCCGATTGACTGATGAAGAGATCTTGTTGCAACATGGCTATGAAATGTTGTGTGAAAGTCCACTGGAAATTACATCTATTTCAGAAGATCACGTCTTTGTGAGTGGAGAAGCTGCTGTTATTTTGCTATCTTCTTTGCGTAGTATCACAAAATAAAGAATGCGTGATGTGTTCTATTGTGATATAATAGCCACATCTTAAATCAGTGGAGTTACCAGTAATGACAACTAAGCGTAAAGCTTCCAATGTTTCAAAAGATGGTTACATTAATCCATACACCAATTATGGTGTAGATGGTAAACTCATTTCGCTTGATTTTGAAAACAATGTCATTGAGCGAACTGAATATGACCACCCTTATTCGTTTTCTACTCATTGCTCTTGGGCCATTCTCGGTAAAAAGCGTGAAGCTATTGAAAAGCTTGATACTCTGAGCGGTGTTTACAGTGATCGCTTGTTTCAAGCCGATGCTTTGGCCTACAACATGGCTTGCCGCTCTGTATGGGGGAATGAAGGTCAGTATTTTGACTCCCGCCGTCCAAAGGATGTTGAGAAAATGCTTCAACTCATCTACTCAAATCCAAAATTGAAGCTATATAGAATTCTTAAAGGTTGTAATGTTGGCAATGGCTACCCTGTTTGGTATTTTCATTACTATACCGAAGAATAAGAAACCATCCAGTGTAGTTAGAGTTTTAACAAAAGAGGGCATTTACTCTCTTTTTTTTATTGTTCTTTTGTGATATAATAGAGCCATACTCAACATAGGCAAACAATTATGAAAGCACAAACACCAATGAGTGTGATGAAACCAGAACTTGATAAACTCCGAGAATTTTCGTTGTTGAATTTCTTTGCCCTCAATGGACGACCTAAAAAAACCATCTATGTTGGCAGTGAAGATTTTGGACTTGAAAAGCTGGTGGCAGGAGCTATTACATTCGACTACATGGCAATCTTTGGTCTAGGTGGTCATATCACTCGCACTGAGAAAGGTCATGCTCGTTATGCTCAAAGTATGGCTGTTTGTATCAACTACAAAACAGAACAAGCCGTTCGAGCCAGTGTGGTGCTCAGCACCGAAGGTAATATCGAGTATTCAAAATCGTATACAGTTCCAGAGTTTAGAACTGTCCTTAAACAATTTGTAGAAGAAAATAAAGCGTGTATTGATCGAGATGTGCTTTTGAAGAATTATATTAAGGCTTTCGGCATCATCACCAGTGCGTCTTTGAATAAAGCAGAACTGAATAAGATTAAAGAGCATTATGTCAAAAAGGCAACTGATTTGCAAAGCACAAGAAATCGTGCTGAACGTTCTCAGCATGATGCCCGCAAAGGTATTGCAAATGCTCAAACAGAAACAGAGAAGGCTATTCATATTCAGCGATTGAAAGATTTGGCGGTGGTTGTTGAGCATTCCATAATGGAGATCCTTCATATTGTGAAACAGGAATCAAAAGACATGCCAGCCATTGCACGGCATCACTTTTTTGAAGAACTTCAAAAAGCCCGAATTTACAATTGATATGTTTATTAATTAATCTTAATAGGAGATTTACCATGTCTAAGACTGTCAATAATCAGCGTAATTGGAAATACCATCACCTTTTTAAACAGGCGGCTGCAAATTTTAAACTTTATCGTGCTGATCCCGTTTTGTCGAAAGACGCTATGCGACTGTATCAAGAAGATCTTAACAAACTGTTGGACGACTCTCATTTTACAAAAGAAGAAACTATTAAAGTATCATTCAGAGAAGGTTTTCGTCGTGATTCGAAAGCTAAATTGAAAGTACGTAATCGTCGTATTGAGAAACGTTCCAGTCGTCAAAAAGCTATGATAGAAGTACGTTATGCTGTATCCGAACCAATTGATGAATAATATCTTTTGGTTTGGTTATTCTATTTTAATATAACAAAAGAAATATTGCCATATAGCCACTACTTTGATATACTAAATCCACATTAAACAGAAATAGAGGGATAATACCATGAGCAATCAAACCAAGAAAACTCAGCAACAGCAACTTGCAAAAGCTATTCAAATTGCAGCCACTGCTCATGTGAATCATTTTGATAAAGGTGACAATGCCTATATCCTTCATCCACTTCGTGTCATGGAAGGTCTTGAAAGTAAAGATCCAGAAGTGATGCAAATTGCTATCTTGCATGACGTGATTGAAGACTGTCCAGAGTGGACTATCGAACGTCTTCGTAGTGAAGGTTTCTCGGAGCGTGTGTTGCTTGGTTTATCTTACATGAGTAAGACTGAAGAAGATTTGGCTGCTGGTGATGAAGGTTACTACAATTACATTCGCCGTATGTTTGAAAACATTGATGCACTGTTGGTCAAAATGTCAGACATCCGTGATAACAGTCAGGTTACTCGTTTGAAAGGTCTTCGTGATAAAGACCAGAAGCGTATGGTGAAATATGCTCGTGCTTACAGCATGTTGGCTGAACGTCTTGAAGAAATTCGAGCGGCTTGTTACACTGGTGTTTCGAAAGTCTAATGTTGATTACGTTTGACAAAGCAACCTTCGGGTTGCTTTTTTGTTGACTTTAAAAAAGTGATTGATATGATATCTATCTAAAAAGGATATATTATGAGCTTAATGAGCATTATTAACAGCCATCGTAGTAAACACTACTGTTATTTAGAAAACGACCCTAATGCAACAGACCCACCTGAATATTTCATACCGGGAGCAACGTCTATCCCTGTTGTTAGGGATAAAACAGTTCCCTTCAGGAATATTCAACCAATTGATGAACGAAGAGAATCTATAAAACATATTGAAATCAAAGACAATTCAGATAGTTTTTTATTGTTTTTATTTTCAAATAAAATTTTTTCAATAGACATTTATGACTATGATTATATAATATCGTTAATAGATGAAGGTATTAATAGATTAAATTATATAGGATTAATTGTTCATTTGACTTTTAGTTTAGAAGAAAATGGAACATATTTATTAAAAAGTAAAAATTTTTTAAATAGCGATTTTAAACCCTATTATTTTGAAAACAACATATCGTCTGTTTTTAGTATTCATTACAACGATAAAAATCCTCATTCAACTTTTTTTCAAAAAATTTTTGATGGGGTTTCTATTAGAAATTACATGACAAAAGAAACACATAAAAAGAGTATTTACCTTTTTGATGAACGTATTTATCTTGATGTTATTGTCAATTCCGAATTAAAAGATGTTCTTACTCCCTTAATTATTGCTTATGATGAGTTTGGTATTTTATATACTGAATACTATTATAATTCGACAATTATTTCTACGGATATTTTGAAATCACTTGATCCATTTTTTGATGAGAAAATTGCTGACTTTTACTACCTAACCCCAGAAGAAGTGGATACACTTGAAATGTTATTAGTTTAAAAGTAACCTATGCAGGTTACTTTTCGAAATGTAACCTAATTAGGCTACTTTAGCGAAAGTAGCCTTCAAAGGCTACTTAATTATACATTTATATTGTATTTCTATTTTTTCGCTGATTGCTATCAACTACTGGAATACTTAATGCTTCTTTGTTAATACTCGCTTTGTATGCCATGTCTGACGCTTTGTTGACAAGTGCTGCTATTCCTTTATATACGGCATACCCAACAACTAATGGGATTGCAATGGCTTGTGCGTTACCTAATGCAGAAAGAACGCTTGATTCAGCTCCTATATCAAACTTACCTTTAACGCCTAATTTTATCTGTTTGAAACGACCAGCATCCTCACTGTTTGGTAAGCCACTTAGTTGACCCACTCCTGATATGATTTCATTTATTCTATCAGTTTGTTTGTGAGCAATGGATTCTTTTAAAATATGCATTTGTGTTTTTGAAACATTTACGCCCAATGATTCCATCTGTTCTTTTGCTTTTTTTACAAATAATAACCCATCAAGACCTACTAGGCTCCCTTCTTTTGCTTCTTCTTTCTGAATGGATTTTTCAAATTGTTCAACTAGTTTCAATAGTTTATCTTCAACTTGGTCGGCTGTTCTTGCTTTGAATAGATTCATAATAATTTCTCAGGTCATTTATTATAGTATATCACTCAATACTAAAATACCAAAATAAACCTGACAATCCTTGTCATTTGTGGTATAATAACACTACTAAAAAATAGGAGATTGACAATGGAACTTGCCTACATTAAAGCGTCTATTTTTTTTGCTCTTGTCATTATTCTGCCAGTCTTGTATATCATGATACATGAAGGCGTATTTGATTCGAAGAAAAAAACTATCAAAAAGATCAGTAAAGATGGTGAATGTATTGATTTCTTTGATGAACTGCTCGCTCATATGTCTGATGTGGTAGGCTCAACACTTGATTATGCGTCCGGTTCTGTTATGCGAGGTCTTGTAATCAAGAATCTATCGCATAAGAAACCTTTTAATGGTAAACAATTGGCATGTGCCAGTGTGCAAATTCGCTTTATGTTGAAAATTTATCCAAAGGGTGTTCGTAAGATTGTGGCTTATGTTGAAAGCAGCTATGGCGAACCACGTTGGGATGGTAAGGAAATGCATTACAATTATCCAATCAATACAGATGAGTTTGAATGCGATGTTAATGATTTTGCTACCATGTGGGAATCCATTGTGGCTAAGTGTTATGTAATTGACGTGGACGTAGATGAAACAACAGAACGTGTTAGAAATGGAACTATGTCTTACTGGACTGAAAAGCGATATGGTCACCTACTTTAAGCAAATAGTGAACAATAAAAAAGTGGCTTGGGCCACTTTTTTTATTTCTCTGTTACTCTCTAAATTTTTCTGCCATCCTATTCGGCATGACATACACACAAAATAGGTATTGTAAACTTAACGCAATCCAATGCATCAAATCCATTTTACCTGCGTCCATGTCTATCATAATGGCTTTAACAAAAATAGGAGTCGCCATTGCAAAGCACAATAAGAACGTTATTGTGAATGCTTTGTTTTTGAAAAATTTTTTAATTGATGATAACATTTCCTATCTCCTATGAGCCTTGTTTACTGAAAAAACTTGGCAATGATACTATACAAAACAAATATTGCATTACCATAACAGTACCATGCATAACTGTCATTTTACCCGCTTCTATATCTTCAAGTCCTATTTTAATGAATATAGGTGTTGAAAGCGAAAAACAAATGGCGAAGTATATTCTAAATGTCCTGTTCTTGAATGCATTTTTTATAGACTCCATCGAAAAACCTCTTTTAATAATCTCTTTATTTTACACATTTAAATAGATTTTGTCAATTTGATTTAATCTTTAAAATACTGTATAATAGCTACATTATCCACCTATTTAGGAGTTAGCCTTATGAGTTTACTACAAGCCTTCGTTATTTGCTTTATCGCTTATTTGATTTATAAACTTTTATCATCTAGTGGTGGTGTTCCTAAATCTGTTATTGACCAAATGACTGTCACATTGGCAAAAGGTTTTAAAAAAGTATCTCAAGATCATAAGGAAACTTTGGCTGGATGTTATGCTGATTTGCATTCAGGTGATAGTGCTCGCATTGATGCTGCTATTAAAAAACTTGATGATAAATTCAATGAAGAAATTACTGAAGCCGATGAGATAATTGCGAAACATGAAAAAAATCCAGTGACGGCTACGTCTGATATTTCTACTCAAAAGCCTTAAGGATAATTATGATTAGTCAAGGATTCAAAGAAAAAGTTAAAGAACTGTTGTATCTTTATTACAAAATTCAATGTGATAAGATTGTCTCATTATCAGATATGCTTTACACCATAAATGCTAAAAGTCAGTCAGGCCAAAGCCTTTATTTAACACTTGATATTTATGGTAATGAATTTGGTTCATCAACATCCACCTATTTTAAAGTGTATATTGATGGAGATGATGTTATTAATCAAAAATTATTCATGATTGATAAAATTCAAAATGCCATGAATAAATCTTTGGAACTTTTAAAATCTGTTAAAGCCTGCAGCATTAATTCTTTAAAATTAGATAGTCGTAATGAAAAGTATGTACTTCTCTCAGGTGGTTGCTCTATGGGACGAAGTTATATGAATATTACATACACTATCCCATACTCAGAAGACAATGGTCTTACTTTGCTTGGTAATAATTCGCTTTACAACATAGCTGACATTGATATGAAAGTTTTTGACTGCAATTTTAAAGTATTAGATGAAGCAAAATCTTTTGTTTCTAGCAATTACTTGACAGATTTCAACTGTAATTTAAAAGATGGTAATCAAACGGACTTAGACGATTATCTTCTGAAAATTATTGTCTGTTATGATTTGGCACTTTACAGCTATAATTTTACAGACGTAGAGACATTAAATTTTTTCAAAGGTTTAAAATACGACTTAATTTCTTATGAAAATGTTGAATATATAAAAGATTTCTATACAGTCATTAGCATGGTTGAAGTTTGATGATAAGTTATTCATCGGCAGATATTAGAGTTAAATTTTAATTGAATTAAAAAAGGTACTTAGGTGCCTTTTTTCTTTTAAAACTATTTAATTATGTTATAATTATATTATTAACAAAAAAAGTATTCATGGATATATTATTAGCAGATAGATTGAGATCTTACTCATTAGGTCACAGCATATACAGTTTAGAAGCCTTTCATTCCGAAGTTTTTGCATTGGGTGGTTTTGAAGAGTTTTTTGAAAAAAACTATGGCAGTCAAAATCGTTTTCTTGATGATTTAAGTCATGGAATTGTAAGTCATCGTGTTAAAAAAATGCAATTATTTGAAGATTCTGTTAATGAGCCAGAAGGATTCAAAAAAGGTGACGCAGTTCATGACATTAAAAAATTAAACTTGTTACAAATTTTCACACCGTTTGAAAAAAAGAAATTTAAAATAGGTACTGATATTATTTTTCATCAATGGTTGATGGAAGCTCAAAAGCACGGTGTGGATATCAGCGAAGAACATAATAGATTTATTGCTTTACAACATAAAGCGTTTGAATCCATTAAAAAAGTTGAACAACACAAACGAATTTTTGATACTGCTGTTTTCAAAACGTCTAATATACAACAGTCTTTTGATTCAAAAGCTAATGATAATGGGAGAGTTACAGATCTTATTAAATATTACTCAGATAACTTAGGCTATTTAACAATAAATTCACTTTGCAATTTAGCCAGCACTGGTGGTTATGGATTACTTAATCTTAAAAATGAGTTCAATGACATCACTATGTCCATTGTTCAAAAAATCCGTCAAGAACAGCCTTATGCTTATGGTTCTTTAGCAGAAACTTATTCTCAGTTTCTTAAAAATGGAACTGGCCCATTAACGTCTTTCTTCGCTACTAAACTAGACAGTGCAATGGATCATAATTTGGAGTTGAGCAAGGCTCAGTCTATTAAAAGAGCATCACTCTTTGTTGATGGTAGTATTTTGTTTATAGATAAAAATGACCAACATATCATTCCAGAGAATAGCCATGAATTAAAAAAATATATTACTCAATTCAATTTGGATTTGATTGATTTTAAATTTAGAAAACAACCTACCTTTGGTAAAATATTTAAAAATAAATTTCTTGAGGATCAGGACAATATCAATATCACATTATCAACCGCTAATTCATTCTTGATTAATTATGATATCTTGAAACAAATTAAATTTGATAAAAACATTCTGGATAAGGACTTTGAATCGATTAACGACTACATTGAAAACTCTGTTAAAACTTATAAAGTGTATAAATATGCAAATAGCATATTAAGCTCTAAAAACAAACATTTAATGACAGAGAGTGCTTATCCATTTTTTGAAAAATTTTATGATGAAAAACTTAAAGATGATTTTATTCAAGAGTATATTGGTAAAAAGCTCTCCATGTTAACAACACCAGAAGAGTTTACGGCGTTTGTAAAAAACGTTCATGATAAACTTTATGATTTTGGTAAGCATGCCACTATTGCGTTACTTGATTCTATTGATAAGAAGGCTCTTGAATTAAATGACAAAGAAGGCATTGTTCATATTGAAACCTTTGCAGAAAGTAGAAAACTAGGTACAAGCAACTGGTGTATTTCTCGTAACAGTAGTTATTTTGATGATTACGTCAAAAATGACAGAAGACAGTATTTCTTTTATGACTATACCAAAGAATCCAGTGACACCATGTCTATGATTGGTATTACAATAAGAGAAGATGGTTTAATCCATGCTGCTCATAAAAAGAATGATGATTCTGTTAAATATCATAGTTCAATGGATGAATTGAGATTGAAAATTATTTGTTTGGATTACGATTTCTATAAAGACAACTTAGATGAAACACTCAAAAAAGAAGTTGAAGCTGAGTTACAACAAAGAGAACGTAAGAAAACAAGAACACTTAAAAATAATAGTATCTAATTGAGGAAGATATGGAAATTAATGATTATTTAAAAATAGCCAATGAATATGCAGTTAAGCATAATAAAACTGATGATTTTATTGTAATAGGACTCTATAAACTCATGCAAGAAACTGATTTGAACCGTGTGTATGCTCACACGTTGTTAAGTCAGCATGGGGATAATTCATTTGGATTTACAACACCACAAAGCAACCCAGTCAGTAGTGGTGTTCAAACACTCACACGTATTGTGACTGACCCATCAGGAAAAACGGGGACAACTGTTTATTCAGTGGATAGAGACAACAACAGCAATGTTAGTGATATTTTTTTTGGCAGTGAACACGATCATGATTTGGTGAAAAGGTTTAATGATGACTTACAAAGTGTAGACAGTTTATTTGATTTAAAAGATGTGTATACCTTTGATGAAATAAGTCGTATCAAACATTTAACAGCAGCTAATCTTTCTACTGGATTGGCATTAGAGTTGATTTCTCAAAATAATGAATCCTTTGAAACTGGTAAATATAATACTATTCAACAATCCTATTTTAATCAAATTTCCTTAGCTGAAGAATTAAACTATGGTAAAAGTCAAAAATTTGATTTTTTCTCAAAAGATCCACTTTATGAATTAATGCACTTAGATGTTGATCTACCACTTACACCAGAAGGTTTTTTTGAGCATTTAAATCCAACTGCACAAGCTAAGATTATTGAGATTTCAGGTTTTGGTCACATTACGTTTATTGAAGAAGTTTTTCAGGATTTGATTGACAGTAATTCACCGTTTATTACTGATTCCTTTGTAGGTTCTTTATTCACGTTAGATTCACTTCGTGATGTAGTTCTTTCTTATTATGATTACAATGAATTAGATGATTTGAAATTTGAATTTAGCTTAATGACTGATAGATTCTTGTCCAACCCAACTATTGAACAACTTTTGGAAAGTGACGAGAAATTTGCTAATGTGGATGATATGCTGATGTATGTCTATGCCAAACACCCAGAATTGAATTATTCTATTCAGGATATTTCTATCATTACAGATAAAGAAATAGAAGATCGTAAGGAAGTGATAGAACATCAAGTAGATAAATTCCATATGTATGAATCAGTCAGAGAAATTAGTGATCTTGGCCCCGATCAAAGTGCTAGAAAAACATTCTTGTCTAAATTTAAAATGTATGGTGAAGACATCTTAAAACGTGGTGATCACAGAATGCGTTTTATTTCTAGTAATCAATTTGCTGCAGATGCTGTATTATCGGCTAGCTATTATTTCGATGAATCTGTTCATAATGAAATATTGATTGATGCTGTTACCATTAATCCACAATTATCTGATCAACATATTGCTGAGCTTTTTGACGCTGTTGTAGATTATGCACAAAAGAATAAAAGCATTTTGATGTTGACTTATGATAAGAAAACACCTTGGGGTGGTATCGATAAAGATCGTTTAATTAATATTGTGAATTCAGTGGTTGAGCAATCTTCTGATAAAGTTCCTTTCCTTTGTAACTTTGGTGCAGAAAAAGATAGACATCACTATGCATGTAATTACCTTGTAAACACAGACACGATGAAATATGAAGAATTGCCAAAATTGTTTGACCAATTGAAAACGTTTATTGACAGTCACCCTGACCTTGATGATTTGCAACTAGAATTAAAAATGGACGAATTCATTGCCAAAGAACGCAATAAATTAAAAATAGATAACAAAGCAACGATTTGACGAATAAAAAAAAGAGAACATTGGTTCTCTTTTTTATTACTCTCATTTAAATCAACCGATTTGAGACACGATAGTCAATGTAGGTTCCTTACTGACAACTCCATATTTTTCAAGCAACGGCTTAGCAAATTCGTTGAAAACTTCAATGCTATCTATTAATTGATGACTTGGTTCTTCTGGTTTGTTTAAATACTGTTTAATCTCATTTCTATCTTCTGTAATCGCCACACCTAGAAAATGTGGGACGGATGGATCTTCATCATACACATAACCGACTTCTTTATACATGTTCTGACTGTCAGTAAACATCAAGACTTCATTATCTTCGTCATAATTATCGTCTTCGTAAATATCCTTATACAACGCAGTGGCTTGCTGGTGCGTTAATGGAACGGCTAGAATTAAAATATCTGTTTTGTTAACACTCATAATTAGGCTCCTGTATATTGATAGACAACGTAGCTCTTGATCATACTTAGGTTTAATCTATAAGTCAATGTATTTTTGTCTTTATACCACTTTTTTATAACAAAAAAACCTATGCTTTTTCTTTTACTCTCAATATTTTCGTGTTATAATAAGTACATCGAAAACAACGAGGGTTTACCAATGACTAACAAAACCATTGATGTTACCAAAATTGCTTGCCAACTTGAAGAAAAAACACTCGAAATCAACAAAATTGATGAATTGATTTCTCGTGAGAAAAAAGAGAGCTGCATTAGCACTTTCAAAGTTGCTCGTAAAATTGCTTTCAAAGAGCTTAAAAAGCTTGAAAAAATTCTTCAAAAGAACGTATTCGCTTGAACATGCCGTTATTCGACAACATTAAAACACTCGATAAGCGTCCTCATCTCACTGTAGAGCAGCACGCTTATTTTCGATCTATGCTTCTCAATTCTTTTGTGGCGATTAACAATAACCCAGCCATGACAGAAGAAGCTATTTCACAAAAACTTGTTCTTGTTGAAGATCTTACTGTTGTTAAACGAGAACTTCGACACAAAAAACTATTGATTGAAATTCATTATCTTTTTAATAATGTTCCATTTTTGTTAGAAGTCTATGCATATTTCGATAAAGCTGGTGATTATCTTCATTATCTAGTTTTAGATGGTGAGCCTACTGGTTCGAGTGTTAACCATGTTCTTGATTTGTTGCCTATCCATCGCGGCGATTTTAGCATTCAATTAGATATCGGCACTAATCCTATCTACTCTACCAGTGGTAAAGAAAACCGCTATATGGCTCAATTTGCTAATGTTTTTAATTTTGAAGAACAGAAAAACATTCCCCACTTAACCGTTAACTATGAAATTCATAATAAAGCCATTGTTAGGAAATATTTAAAATATAAGAAAGGCTGTTCTTGGGAAAGAGTAAGAGATTGTGATTTTAATATCGAGCATGAACCTTACTTTATTGATTTCATGAATTTATTGTTTTCAGGTGAATCTGCACTCATCAATCATTATATTCATAGTAAATTTTTTAATCATTATGATAGATTGAATGGTTTTATTCTGTCTTCACTGGATAGCGTGTTAATGAATCTACATAATCATCCAGATATTCTTGACTCTACTGTTTCTCTTGCTTTAAAAGGAGCTGGTGACCTTTTCATTGCTATTATGGATAGTCCACTTAAAAATGAGCTTATTGATGAATTAAAACTGTATGAAATGGCAACCTATTAAACATTGAGTTACCATCAGGTTTGTGCTATACTTGATGGTATATTTTTATAAAGGTTTCTTTCCCATGTCATTATCCCTTATTGAACAATTCGTCACTGTTGATCAGATTGAATCTGTTATTGATTCATTGCCTTTGAATAAAGTTAACCTTATTTCTGATAGCGGTGATGTTACGTTCAAAGATGACAACATTGCTGGGTTTCGCCAACAAAATTTTAAAATCATGTTTAACACTTTGCAAGAAAGCCTAATCTTTATGTTTTCTAACTTCTCTTTGTCTGAGATTAAAAGCATTGAATCTATGATGCAATTTTATGTTCGGTTGTTTCCCTATGACTTAATGGTCGAAGCCAATAAAACACCAGAAACTGTTGTGACCATGTATCGACGGGACGATTCATGCATTATCAACTTCAAGCTGTTTTCAATTGCTTATCGTTACAATAAATGGTTATTTCAAATCAATGATAAGTATAACAATGATATAAAGATGTATGACATGAGCTTTAAATCATTGCAAATGGCCATCATCACTGCCATTGATACTATGTTTCTGGATATTTTTAGAGATACATCACTTGTTATCAATAATCAACTCGCTCTCACTGTTGCAAACAATCAAACCAATTTTGGTTTCAGCACTATGCGTTATAAACATCTGTTTACCTATGAAACTGATATGTCTTTTGCCATGCATATTAAAGACTATGATAATTTTCATGTGGTGACAGACAAAAATGTTAAGTCTCGGATTGTGCCAAGGGATGTCATGGTGGTGTCTGGCAACCAGCGAGTGGAACATAATATTTTGAATGTTGCTAAATTAACTGAAACGCATATTTCTATTCATAATGAATCTATCGAATTGATGGATAAATTATTCAGTGTTACTTTTTCTCCTGTTGAATTAGAGTATTTAAAAAAGACCTTCGAAGTTATGCGACTTTCTGATTGTTGCTATCCACGTCAACCTGATACCGAAATACAGATTATCAGAGCCAATACTGGAAAGAAAACTATTTTCAATCTAATTCGAGAAAAAATTCCTTTTCAATTTAGAACAGGACGACATAGTGTTTCCATTAGTTCATCTATATCAATCGGATTCTATATTGAAGATGAATACCTTTCATGTCAAAAAATTAAGTCCTTTAAAGATGCCTATCATTTGTGCTACAATAAGTTCATTGAACATGTGAGTAAAACATTCGACATTCCACCAGAAGAAGTAACTGAACTTCATTTTAAAACACTAGAAATGTCTAGTTATTAGGAGCTATTTTATGTTTACATTTCAGAAGTTTCAACAATGTGCCGCTTTAACTGAATTGACAGATAAACAAATTTCTAAAATTACGGCTAAACTGGCTGTTCATTTGTCTAAATACAATAATAATCCTGATATTTCTTTGGAATATTTGTTGCGTAACTTAAAGATAGATCCAACATCAGTTCAAGTTAGTAAAAATGATAATCCATCGCGGCCTTTTGTTTTTATTGATGTCAACTTCATGTTAAATTCTACCTTGATTGAGACTCGTGTATCGGCTGAATTTAACAATTCTTCTTGTTATATTCCTTATACCTACAGTCATTTTGAAATTGCTGTTCAGCGTACTGAACGGTCTGAACTGTATTCTGTCTTAGGTCTTTATCGACCAAAAGTAGGTGTCAGTTATTTTTATCTTTCAGAATATGATAAGGAAGCTGTTTGCACTGTATCAGTAAGAGATGCTTTTAAGTTTTCACACTATTTTTCACCGACTCGTAACCGTTTCCATATTGAATACAAGATGAAAAAAGGGAAACTTTTTTCCAGTTCAATTATTAACGATGAAAATGATGATTACATCACTTACAAAAACAAACTATTGTCTGCAGAAGATGAAACAGCGTATATCAATTTTGCAAACCTTGCCTACACTAAGGATTCAGAGTGGGTTAACTCTTTTGTCAAAAATAGCATCAATTTTAAAAAGATGGATTGCTTTGCTGAATTGAAAAATATTTTCTTGTCTCTTTATGAAGGTGAACATCGAGAAATGATTATCAATGAATTAAAAATTTTTGAAATGTATTACATCTAGTCAGTCTAAAAACTTTTGTTGTGAATAATCCTAATTTGTAGTATAATAGACTCATTCAAAATGATAGAGGCTTTTACCATGACAAAGTATTGGGTCAACACAAATCAACCCGTTATCACAAAGGCGTTCATGACATTCGCTCATAATAACTTTTCTAAGTATAAAGGTTTCGATGGGTATGAAACTTATGCAGAAATAGACGATAAAAGTCGTTTAGCTTATGTTTATGAAGTCTCTAATCATTACCAGTCCTCTTGGACTGGCCGTAATGAAATGACTCATGAAAATATGTGTGACTATGAAGAACTTGACCGTGTTGTTCGTTTTTATGTCGGGCTTGTTGTTCCGAAATTGAAAAAAGAACATGTTGCAGTTGTTTCTAAACTTGTTATAACTGCTATGACAACACAACATCATAAAAATAAGTGTGACTGGTATAACACCTATGGTTTTGATTCAAAAGCTATTGAATTTTCTCGTTTGATTGATATTGTTGTTGCTTATTTGAAAGAACACTCAATGTATCGAGAAAAAACAGAATATGTTCAAAAATCAACACACACTGTTTAATCTTATTGTCAATTGTTGTATAAAAAGTCCTCTTCGGAGGATTTTTTTTACTTAAGATTTACTAATTTCTTATTCTTTTTTTAGACTTTGATTAAAGAACATTTATTGTAATTACTCTAAAACTTTTATATATCTTTATTGATAAAATGCTATAAAATGTAATTCTTTTATTGTTATATTGTTTGACAATATATAAATGGAGGCATAAAATAAAAGTACGGATAACTACTCCTATGGAGGCTCAAAATGTCTAAGACCTTTAATCAATTACTTATTGAAGATGTTCTAGAAAGTGACAACAAAGAGTTCTTTAAACTGGTGGCTTGTCACAACAAGACTCGATTTAGATGGCAAACTGGTGTTTTCTTCTTTATCTTTTTCGGGTACCTCATTCAACGTTCTGTTTTTGGAAATCCATTTCCATACCTTTGGATAGCTCTCGCAGCTCTTGCAGTTTTCATTTTGTTTAACTTTGCAAAACAACACTTAACTTTTATCAAATTCTTTAATTTAAAGTATAGAATTAATCACCTTGAACATGTGTGTGATTGTGCTATTGCAGGGGATGATGAAGAAATCAAAGCGGATGCACGTTCTATCAAAGCTGACATTGAAAAAGGAATTGTTGATAGCAAGTATTTAGAAAAGTTGTTGTTAGATAGAAAACATTTGGAAGAATACATTGACCAAAAATATGGTGATTAAGCCTTATTATTAAAAGTAAACCTCTTAGCCAGACCTTGAAAGTTTGGCTTTTTAATGTTATAATTAGGCAATTATTCAATAAAGGAGCATTCATTATGTCTTCAAGAGCCGAACGATTTGCTAATTGCAAACATGAAAAAGTTCAAGATTTTACAGATATTTGCCTTCAGTGTGGCGAAAGCATTTATGCTACGGTTGGCGAAATCAATCTGGAAGAGCACCGTAAAGATCGTGAAAAAAGAGAAAAGTCCAAATTCGATCCTGATGATACTGGTTGGTAATCGAATTACTCATAATCCAGAACAGCTTCTCTTTTGAGTTGCTTTGTGGTATAATAACCTATCAATTCAGGAGTTATCCCTATGCCTAATTACACGTCTATTTCCAAACAAGAAGCCATCGCTAAATTTGGACACTATTTTGTACTGGAAAGCTCTAATAATCGTTGGGGGTATGATATTGTTGAAAAACTTGGTCAGAATCATTCTATTTTTGGTGATGATGATGACACAATGGATTTTGACGAGGCGTGTGGTTCATTAGCTGGAAAAGTACGGATTACATCTCATAAAACTATCGCTAACAATGACTGCAGACTGAATTCGCTGTCTCATAAGTGGGATCTTTTCTTGTATCGTAAAGGATGGCTCAATGCACAAACGAGTGAGAAAATTTACAATTTCCTTGTAAAAGATGAGATTGCTCGTAAAAATTTAGTGGATGAAATTCCATTTCAAGAATTGCTTAAACCACTTCCTGAACAGTTTCATTTGCCGGAAACCTGTTTTGAGAAAGATAAAGTCTATTATCAGTTTAACCATGCTCACAGTGTTTATCAAAAAAGCGAAGTAACAGAAATCATTCCAGATGAAATTGACGTGTCTGTTGATGACAATAATGTTATTTCCATGAGCGTTTCATTTACCAAAAAAGATGGTGAAAAAGTAAATGGTTCTGTTTCACGTCAAAACTTTAAAAAACATAATGAACAATCTTACTTTGAAACAGGCTACACTGGTATTTATGTGTTCACTGACAAAGATGAATGCAAGAAATTTGCAATCAGTCAACTCAATAAAGACATTGAGCATTTTCAAAAATCAATTGAAGCATTGTCTTAATTATTTTTCTTTGTGTTAACAAAAAGCCTGATTGATTTCAGGCTTTATTGTTTTAGATTTTCAGCATGTCTAAACATTCAATGTCTCTACTGGTGAAATAATCACTATCTCTAAAATTATCTTGCAATATATTGGGCTTCAATTCAAATAATACGTCTTTATTAATTAGTTCATTTTCGTAGTAACAGAACACTTCAAGTGCATTGCCTTTCATATCTTCTACAATAACAGCCGGAATGACCTTATTTTTGTCCGGGTTTATTGTTGTATAGACTTGAACACCTAGTTGGATGTAATGATGAATTTTAAGATAAGTCCCCTTATTTTCTTCAAAAACAAAATGTTGATGACCCGAAATAACATTATATTCTGATATTTCAAAGATACTTGCTGTTTTTTCATCATAGTAAGGAACTAACCTGTCATCTATTTTTCTTTTAATCGTTTTCTTAACTAGGCTCATTACCCCTTTACTTGATATAAATTCCATATCAAACACCATATCATTTTTTAAATTCATTTGATCAAAATATTGTTGAATGATGGCGTCTTCTTGTATATCGAATGAAACAGAATTGTTTTTCAGTATAAGATCTTCAAATTTTTCTAAATTAAGTGTCCCTTTATATTCAGGAGCACATTTATTTTTATCATAGTTACTGAATTCAATGAGTTCTACTTTTCTTGTATTCGCCCTGTTGTTTTTTATATTTTGATAATAGAGTGTTTTCATTCCCATGTTAGGCATAAAACCCACCACCAAATTTTGCAGCATTTGAGGCGACCCATGAGCGAATGGGTTAATGGTATTAGACATTTTGCTATGTTTGTCATTGATTGCAATTAATCCATCATAAACATCATTACTTATTTCATAATCTGGATATATATTTACCTTGTGTTTTGGTTTTGTTGACATATTTTTCTCCATTTTTAAATCATTGCCATGTCAATAAACTCAAGATCACGTTTATCAAAATAGCCATTCACAAGAAAATCTTCTATTAATAAGTTTGGTTTTATTTCTTTTATCAAATCATTTGGAATATACTTATTTTTATAATAACAGTGAACTTCAAGTGGACGATTGTCAAGGTCAGACACTACAATAGCAGGTACCAGTTTTTCAGTGTCTGGGTTTTTTATTATATCTACGAATAGACTCAGTTCATTGTAGTAATGACGTTCCATGTAACTCTGTTTTGTTTGGTGATTAAACACATTGTTACTATCGAGAGTATCTGAACTTTTTAGCTCAATTACACTGGGTTTTGACGTATCGTAGTAATAAACTAATTGGTCACCTACGGTTTTAAAGAATTTTTTTCTGTTTGAAAAAAGCTTTTCGGAAACTTTTAAAAATTGGAGATGAATTATCATATCTTCATGAGCAGCGGAATTTTTCAACAGAGCAAGAAGTGTGCCTTTATCTTCGCTTACGGTTATAAAATCATTGCTATACAAAAATTGTTTAAACTGATCAATGTTAACATCCATGATATATTCACATTTCTTTTTATTCTTTGGATAGCTATTAAACCTAGGAAAAGAATCAATCCACGAATCAAATAGAGACATATTCATTGTTTGAAGAGGTGGCATATTTAAGATAGGTAATGAGAATGTCGATTTACTTCGAGGTTGCACCACATTTTGATTTAAGCTGGGTTTTGGATTATTCCAAAATTGTGAAGGTGCCGGTGCATTTAATAAAAGATCGTCCACATCCCAATAAAACCCTTCATGTATTATGATTTCGTGTTTTGACATAATTTTCTCCAAAGACCTTATACCTTATCATATTTTTTACTAAAAATCCATGATTTTATTGTATTTTTTATTTATTAAATAACTAAAAAAAATGTTGCCATTTTCAAAAAACATTGATAAAATACAAACACTTAAACAAAAGCAGCAAATATAGGGTTGAAAACACCAAAGGTCATAAACGCTAGTCGCCACAAACCATCTTGTAGGCAAGCGATTCAGTAGAATACTTTATGACATCTTAACTATTTATTAACGTGATATTGGAGTATTTTGAGATGTAAATTTTAAAAATAATATTGACAAAAAGACAAAATAGAGATAAAATTAACCCGCAACAAAATAAACTTTAACAGAATTGGAGATCTACAACATGGCACAAAGCGAAAAAGTAAAACGTGAAATTGAACTGGCTTACCGTAAACGTGAGTCTGAAATCGAAGCTCAAATCGAACGTGAGTGGACACGTCATGAGAAAAAAAATCGCAAGTAAGTCTTGATTGAGACATCAAAAAAAGCCCCTTCTGGGGCTTTTTCTTTATTTCTATTTTTTTCTATTACCCTTTGCTACTTAAGTCTGTTATCAACTCATAACGTCCTTCATTTAATGCTTTTTTGTATGTTTCTAAAATTTCTTTTTCTAATTCTTGTCTTTTCATTTTGCCTATTTTAAGAACGCTTAACAACTCTTTGACATGAATGGTGTAGAAGTCTTGTTTTTTTAGTCCATTTACCACATAATTTTTAATTTCATTATCTCTTAACATTTTTATTTCTTTTTTCTTTTCTTCCACTATCTTCTTATATTTTCTCATAGCTATCTTACGACTTACAGCACTGCTAAATATTGCTAAAATAAACAGCACCACAAATAAAGCAATAGCTTCTGGCATCTTTTCTGGTGCTGCATGATAAACAGTGGTAAAAGCCATACAAACCACCATTACAATCATCGTGATTGCCACTACTAAATGAAACATATAAATCTCCTTTAAAATTGTCTATTTAAAAGACTATCACTCAAAATTTATATTTCAAATTTTATTTATTATATTATAGTAATTTTTATACAATCATCATTTAAAAACCATTTAATATATTCAACTATTTTAAAATTATGATATACTGTTAAAAACAATAACAGATTTTATAATGAATCGCTTTCATAAACTTCAAAATATAAAAGAAACGTTCGATGATAAACTATACCAGACAGATGACTTTAAAATCACAAAGGGGTTACTGTATAATTTTGGAGCTTACATTGAAGCAAATAAAGGTATTTTGTATGATTTGTTAGGTGCTTCTCTATTCAATATGGCTACTAATTCCATGCCGGTAAATAACGCTGTTACAACACCCGCTTTTAATAATCCTGTTGTCATTTCACAAATGAAAAACAAGCTTGACTCTAATTTGATTAATAGCCGTGGCATGGATGTTTATTCTAAGATAGAAGAATTCAAAAAAAATTCACAATTAGGCAATACCATTCAAAATCATCGCTATGCTGGTCAAGTAATACACAAGTTAAATGCTGATTCAATTAAAGATTTGAAAAATGGAGCAGAAGGTTCTGTTAAAATTTTCGAGAACCCTTTCTGGAAAGGTAACGTGGTTGAGATAGAATCATCTAATTATTACATGAATAAATTTGTATTTTCCAATTACTATCTGATTAATGACATCAAAGTTAATACTGACAACTCACTCTTGTTAACCGATAATAGTGAGCAAAAATTATATTACAACCATCAAGATGTTAATGAATTTGCACGTTACAGTGACACAAAAAACATAGAATTGATGACTAAATATATCGTTTATCATGAAGCAGCACATGGAGCTTTTAGACAAGCCTATACATTAGGACGTGATTCTAATGTGTTAAAAAATGAAGTTCATTCTGATATATCTTCATTGACCATGATAGGTGTTGAATCTAAAAGTTTAGCCGAATTCAATGAAGCCGTTGATATGATCATGCAAATGCGAGTTAAATCTTTGAAAGACGGTGATTATGGTCACAACGACTCTTATGCCATCAGCGAACTGAAGAAAGTTATTAATGACAATCCTGATTTGTTAAAAATGAAAGTAGAAGACATTTCAGAGTTTTCTTATATTTTAACAGATACATTGTTTAAAGAAAACGTTAAAAAAAATAATGCTGACTTACTTGAAAAAATGGGTATAAATCTTGATCAAAAAAGTATTTTCAATGATTTAAAAGCGTACAGAAATTTAGATCTGTATGATTCTGTTGGTGTTAAAATCACAAGTCAGTATATGTTTAAAACGTCAGAAATGATCAAAGAAGGAATGGACTCTAGAATAGATAAATTTGCCGAAAGAATTGCAAAAACTCTTGACAATCAAATGCAATTTGATACAACAAGCACCTTAATGTTCAGAGAAAATGGTGGTAATGTGGCTAAAACTACTCAGGCTATCCATGATAGGGTTGAAAAGAATCCAATCATCTCTAAAAGCGTTATTGATCCTATTAAACAAAAAGTTCATATAGATGGTTTAGAATATGACTTATCAAAGGTCAATGACATTCGATTGAATCAGATTGCAAAAGAGTCTCAAGCGTATGTCAATAAACACAACTACAAAATTTAATAAGACACTTCGGTGTTTTTTCTCGTAATCGAATTATTCTTCTTGTTTGAATACTCTATCAATGCTATAATTTAGTCTCTTAAACAGTGGAGTTAGTGACATGACAATTAAATTGAAAGACGAAGTAGTTATGAAAGCGGCTGTCATTAAACGCACCAACCATTCAGCATTCGCTAAAAACTTTAAAGGTATTGTTGTTAATATTGTTGGAAAGACTGCTGATGTTCAAACCAGTGCAGGTGTTCGTTCTATTCCCACTGCAAACCTTACAGCCATTCGCAGTGTGTATGACGCCAGAACTGAACAGACAGCTTGCATTATTATTGATTAATGTTCTTGAATATACAACATAGGCTTGCCAGACCATACATCTTTGTTTGATAGCATACGAACAATCATATAGGCTTCTGGTTGGTCGTAGTTTTCAAATTTTCTGGTCGTGTATTCCGTTTTTGTTTTGCCATCTAGATTGAATTCGAACGATGCCAACTTGAACCCTTTCTTAACAGCAAGCCTTTCAATAGCTTTTGATATTTCAATCTTAGTGAAAGTTTTTGAATCTAGATTGTAGTTATTGTCATCTGCTGGTTTTTCTACAAGACATGTCATTAACTTAGGTTTTTGATTAATAACTCTTGAAATACATATGGTTTCATAGTTGTCAGTGCTTTGTCTATCCCGCATACTAAATGATGACCCAGAAACGCTGGTCATAAATCCAATACTTTCCGATTTTTTATTGGCCGGTATTATAATCATTTCAGCACCACTGTCCAATGTCGTTATTTTGTATTCAGGATTAGAAGATTTTTCAACAGCTTTTTCTTGTTGATGAGAACACGCTGACGTTAGCAATATTAAAAACATCACCCCAAGCATTTTTTTTATGTTCATTAATTTAACCCTCTTATACTATATTTTGCCATATATCCTATCACTTATTACTGTTAAGTCAATGAAAATCTATTGATGTGGCATAGAAAATATGCTATAATTTTCAATCGAAACTTTAATTTGAGTATTGTGAATGACAATGGATATAATGAACGGAAAAAATACAAAATTTAATCGCTTGCTGTTTGGTGAATGCAATGTATTGATATTGAGTAACAAACACATGCAAGTTCATAAGGATGTGTATCCATTGCTTCATGAAGCATTTACCATGTTCACGCCAACAAAAGAAATCATTCAAAAAACAGTGATTAAATTTGATAGAATTATAGGCTCCACTATTTGTGTTGAAACAACTCCAGAAGATGAAATCGTGTATGCAAAGAGGAAGGGACGTAAATGGGCGTCTAGAATGGTCAAAAATAGAACTCCTATGCCATCAGATAAACTAACCATTGTTGTGAAACGATGCAAAAATAACATTTATCGCTTGCTGACAGCTTATGTTGGTGGTCAATCTGAAAGAGAACCCGATGATATTAATATTCGTTCTGATGAAGAATATGATCGTTGTGTTTATTTCTGGTCAAATCATGCTTTGGTGTACATCGAACAAGACATTGCTCATTAAATTTTTTTTCAATAATGGAAAAATATTTTAATATCCTTTTTTCTGTTACTTTGTGTTACGGCACGATTTTATCTTGCTAATGTGTTACCTTGCCATAAAAAACACCAAAATAGTGTTACATGTCTGAATTGTGTAACTATATGACACATTACAGTAGTTGATTTCCCTAAAATACTTGATATAATAGGGTTACAAATTAAACATTTTCCATTCTTACACAAAAAATGTAACTATTTAATATAATTTATTGAGCTGTTGGTATAACCATAGCTCTGCTTGATTAACTAAACTAAAAAATAAAGGTGATATAAAATGTTCTTAAATACTATCAGTATAACTAAACAACTTTTGAAGACTGGCCGTCTTGAAATGAACTACAATGAAAAAAATTTCCGCAAGAAATATGAGCTTGGCTTCTGGGAAGTTTATCAAGATGTTCATACTGTCTCAAAAAACATTGTCAGTGGGCCATACAGAGTATTCCGTCCTATCTACAAAACTGGTAATCTTGATAAGTTGAATTCAAAACTGGCTAAATTGACTGCACAGTCATCACTCTATTAATTATCAGTTGAAATAGTAGTTGTATTTCATAATTTAAAAGCACCTTCTTTTAGGTGTTTTTTGTTGACTAAATATTGTTAAAATGATATAATTAAAATCCAATAATTATTAAGGGTCTAACAATGTTAATCAAAGAAACTTACAAAGTGCTTGGAAATAATTGGTGGAAAGTTCCTAACGGTGAATTCGTTGTAACTACAGATACGCTTGTTGTCACCGATGTCACAGAAGAAAAAGCTATATTTAATGTTTTTCGTGATGGTGTTGTTATTGGTGAAATTCGTGTTCAACATGCTTTTGTAAATGAAGATTTTGAAAAAATTAACTGAATGTGCTTATTATGATGTTAGTATCTACATTGATCACTAAAAACAGCATTTACACTAATTTTAATATATAATCAACTAAATGGAGAAAATATGGACTTTATAAGCAGATCTAAAGGTTTTATTCGTTTTGCTTTTTGGGGATTTTTTTCAATGTGTTTCCTTTTTATTCAAAACTTCTTTTATCACATTTACTACAAGGGTAAATACAAACTGCAAGAAAGCAAAATTCAGTTATTTATTTTTATTGTGTTTACGGTGGTGACATTGAATCTAGCTTGTTTGATTCATTTTTGGCGACAAGCTAAAGAAATGCTACCAAAAATCTATCGTATCAGTCAGTATCCAGCGGATAACTCAGTCGAGATTAAATTATGAAAATTAAATTCTTGTGGTTGAAATTTGTTTTGACATTTATGGGCTTTAATGTGGTCGCTGTTCGGTGTGTTGATTCGTCTCGGAAAGTATTGAGTTATACCTTGAACAACGATTACAACACTCAATCTGGATCGTGTATCAATTACCCATTTCTCAGTATTTCTATTGATCAAAATGGTTTATACTCTACTCAAATTTATCAAGATACACCGATTTTTGATAACAAGGTTTACACCAATAAATCGCCATATCCATTAATTAAATTGTGGTTAAAGTCTCAACATCACTACCGTTCAACACGAAATAATAAATTTAAATGGAGTATATTTAATTGAACTATTCTCATGCAACAATTATGAATTCTAAAATCTTAGAACCTTATCATCATCATAATGAACGACTTTTTAATAAGTTGCGGGAAGCACACGACTATGCTCCACAAGTCGCACAACAGATGGCTTATCAGGCATTGCTGGTTGATGATGGGGCTTTTGCTTCGTTGTTTAAAAAAATCACCGCCTTTGTATTGCAAAATCCTTATGAACCTTTGACATTAATCGAATATTCTGTCTTGGATAGAGCCGTTGATTTTTATAAAAAAGGAATTGAAGAAACCAAAACAGATTTGGCCGCTCATATGGTCACATCTGATGTGATTAATGCCTATGTTGAAAGTCAGCAATCAACAGTGATACTTGCCAACAAAATATTGAATAGAATGCTTAAAATTGTGTAATTTCAAGCGTTATTTTTTCTTTTTCAACGTCTTTGAATAGTTGGTTAAAATCAAATAATATTTTGGTAATGTCCAATACCTTGTATGTCTTTTTAATTTCCATTTTCTCGTAACATGATAAGTTCATACGAGGATTTGGATGTGTCTTGTTGCTATCAATAATAAATACATCGCCATAGTGTTTTTTACCTTTATAAATTTCATTAATGTGTGAACGTCCAGTAATAACATGGTAGGTATCGTTTTCTTTGTAAATGTATATTCCAAAATAATGAATCAATTCTAAATCTGAATGCATTTCTATTCTGGATAAGTCTAGTATCTTTTCATAATAGTTTAATTTAAGTTGTATATATAGTTCATGGACACTTTTGTCATTCTCTGTATCTATGTTCGTTGTTAACTTTGAAACTCTTGGTGTTACTTTCATGTTTAACCTATTTATTTATTAATCTTTTAACGGTACCACTATTTTCTACTATGTAAACAGTCTAGTGGATAATGATTGATAATAATCTCTTTTTGATGTATAATAAACTAAATGTTTTATCAAGATTATTCTCATAAAAATTGTGGAGATTAAAATGACTTTGAGTAAAAAAGAAATAGCAATTCAAGTAATCAATGAATCCTTTGAAGCCAGTTTAACCAATAAAGAAGCTGATTTTGCATGGGAACTTTTTTGGAAATTTGGGGTATTCAGTAAACTATCTGATTACAATTTAAACCTGATGAGAAATGCCCTTGCCGAAAAACGTAAGGACTTTGATAAGATTGAACTGTTGGATGAAAAAGATCCTGCGATTGTTGAAGCCATCAAAGAACGCAAAAAAGCTTTGAACAAACAGCATGGCATTAAACGTATTAAGTTTGCCGTTTATCGTGAACAAGTGGTCGAATTCTTCAAAGAAAAACGTAACATCGATTTTAATTCGTTGGACGAAACTGCAGCACAAAAACTGTTGCAATATGAAGACATCATGAGCAATGATTCGCCTATTTATGATTTCTTGAACGTAACCCATATGCAGTTTAAATACCTCTATCAACACGGTTCTGTTTATAAGTAAGCAGATATCTCTGTTGTCTTTTGTTGATAACTTATTGACTTCATGCTTTAATGCCTTAGACTTTATTTATTAACAATAGACGGCGGTTTGATGTTGGAATTAATGATAAAGCTTATTTTGGTCAGTTTTTATGCCATAGTTACAGGTTGTAGTCCTGATGGACACCTAACTGATAATTTAGAACCACAAGGCAAGGCGTTTTTCAATCCTGAAAATAGAACCCTACTTGATTACAAGCTCTATGACAAAATGGACAACATCTCAAAAGATCCCCATTATACTTTTTTGAAAAAAGAAGATGATGTCACTTATTATACCGTCAACAATCAAAAGAATGATCCACGACAATTATTGCTTACGGTCAGTGTGCGAAACGGTAAAATCTATTCGATAGAAACTCGTTACCAATATCCACATTTCAGTAATTGTAATGCGGCGACTCAACAAATCTATGATGAAACTAAAGATGTCTTCCCACTTTCAAAAAGACCTGATGTTAATGATAAAGGATATCATTTCGATGGTGTTCATAATAATTTTATCTTTGTCACTGCGTGTACTGACCTCCTTGAATCAGATAAAATTATCCATAGTACTATTTATACACGATAAGTGGTTGTTGACTGATGATGTAATTCGTTGATACTAGTGTTGGATACTTTCTAAAAATCTCTGCGTAGCTCAGTTGGATAGAGTGCCCGCTTCCGAAGCGGTCGGTCGTTGGTTCGAATCCAACCGTAGAGGCCATATCATTATAGGAGACTACTTATGAGCATTCAAAAATATCTATACCTTGCTGTTCTTATTGATACTTCGCATGATTCTGTTTGTGTAGCCGCTGTAACCAAAGATACATGGGACAACCACAAGATGTATGACAATACTGATGATATTGAAGATGTAGTTGCTCGTATTCAAGTCTCTGGTTATTTCTTAGAGTCCAGCGGATTAGATTTTTCCTTTCTAGATATCATTGAAAAAAACGAGATCCCTTTAACTCCAAAAGATGCCCCTGCCTTAATGAATGAAATTAAAAAAAGTGGTTTTGTTATCAATCATGATTTTGCTCATAAAATATACGAAGATTCTAATGGTCAATACACCGTCCCTTAGACTAAATTCAACAAATAACCTCTAAAAAGAAACACTTTATAGTGTTTCACCCTTTGACAATTAATTATAAAGTGATTAAATGAAAATATAAATAATTGTATAAAATTATGTTTGCACTTATTATTACCATCGTCTCAATCGCAATGGTCACTGCATTGTCAGCCGCCACTCTCTATTACATGAGCACTGTTACATTCTCCCAAACTGTTAAAGTTGATGCTTCCGTTTTTATTTCGGGGGCTGAGCAAATCGCGGCAGCTTTTGTCCTTCACAATCTCAACGGAGTTGATAACACGCCTACGCTGGATAGTTTACTGCCTGACTATTTAACCATCGTTCCTAACTACAAAGGAGCTGAATATTTATTTCATGCGACTTATAAAAACTACTTAACAACACATGTTTCGAGAGATGTGTGCTTGGAATTGAATAGTCGAAATGGAATAACTGTTGAAACTCCAGATGTAACCCAATATACTTATTCTTGTTTAGTAGGGGATGATGTTGAACCACCACTGGCTTTTTACAAAGTTCTGGAGAACCATTGATTGTATTTTAGATTCCTGCCATTTCTAATACCGTCATGTTTTCATTGAGTCCATTATCAAAAATTCCTTTTAAATATAAATCTTTTAGTTCCATGTAAAAAATTTCACAGTTTTCTGATGTTCTTATATCACTTATCGAAAAGTGAGGATACATTTCTAAAAATGTTTGATTATATAAGAAAGCTTTCCAACTAATTTTATTAAAAAATTGATCAAATTTGTCAATTTCTCCATGAGATATTATATTTAATGGATCAAATGATCTACTAAAATCAATATTTATTTTTTTTTCTATATTGCCTAGCTCATTAAATTTATATTTAATAATGACTACATCAATATCATCATTATTTATATCTAAAATTCGACTGATTGAATGCTTAATTTTATTAAATTTCGTATCAATAGTGATATTAAAATCAAACATATTGTGTGTTTCTTTAAAATTCTCTTTATTATCAAAAATGTCTCTTTGACCAATTAATCTATAACCTTCGATTTGTTGATTTTTATCATATTCAAAATGAAGAGTTCCAGCAGAATCTTTGACACCAAATGTAGAGGAAGCATGATTTTTATCACCCACCATATAACGATTAATTCGAATATTTTCAAAGTTAATCGAATCGTCATAATGTTCATTTATTTCATTTAACCAGTGGATGATTCTATGTTTAAAATAAAAAATGTATTCAGGTTGCATCGCAACCATACAAATCCTTCTACCTTTCAGGATAGAAAAGTCTGGTTTCATATAGTCAAATTCAACAGTTTCATCAGTTTTCATTTTCGCATAATCCTATTTAATTACATTGCTGCTATTCGAATGACTTCAAAAATATCATATAAGTCATTGAGAAAACTCTTACAATCCTTTCTGTTGAAGATCTTCACGTTTAACGCTTTCTTCGAGCGACTTTCGAAATTTTTCAACCATGATATCAACACCATTAGGATTTTTACGGAAGAAAGCTTCCATACGTTCCACGTTGATGTCATCATCTCCCTTACGATTATAGAATAGCAATTCGGACACTGCTTGATCAGCCAGTCCAGTCAGATCTTCATCAGAAAGGTCGTAACCTTGTAAAAGATCATGAAGCTTGTGAGCGTAAGCGTATTCAGTGATTGCTTTCACAATCAATTCGCTGCCATTTTCCATGTAATAATCATAGAGCATAGAAATATCTTTGTAAGCAACTTCATCCTTTACGAGTTCTAAAACACTCCAAATGTAGCCACCATTCGATTTTTTAAGATTTTGTTTAACCACAGAAGGTTCATACAAGCCATCAATGAACTCTTTCATTTCTTCAAAACTTTTCATTTCTGCCATGATCCATCTCCTAAATAATTTCGAGAATTATACCATATTGCTTCAATTCTCGCAACGAAAATATAGGCTTGTCATTTGTTGGATATTTTGTTAGAATACACACCACACTTTAAGAGGATACGCTTACCATGTCTACACTTATTGATCTTGCTTTGAAAGACGCTTCTGATAGTATCGGCACATCTTCATCTGCCCAATATCAGATTAAACATTATTTGGAAAGTACTCTTAGACAGTTACAAGAAGAGTGTCTCACACTCCAAAATGTCATTTCAATGCTAAATATCGAAACTGATGTCAAAGCATTGGAAAAACTTAATAAAGCAGTCGAACTGAACCGTTCTCGTTATACTGATACGATTAAAGCCTCTGACCAGTTAGATAAAGCTATTGATGCACTTAGTCGTGGAAGTCGCTGGTTGACAGCAGTTTCTGATGAAGTTAAAGCCTGAATACACCTTTTAATGAACGATAAAAAACCATCTTAGGATGGTTTTTTTATTGTCATCATTAAATTTTTTTGATGTTTAATGTAGTTGATTAATTGATCTTCATTCAAATCAATTTTGTCTTGTTGTAATTGAGTAATTAGTTGTTCTTTATTGTTTTCATGTTGATATTTGGTGTTAACTATTTTTAATAGCTCTTTGTAACCTTTATCAATTTCAGCTTGATGATTACTGTTAAAAAATACAAGTTGATAGCTCGACAAAACTATTAAGTAAAAAACTATAACACACTTTATAATTTTTATCCCATTTTTACTTGTAATATTAGATGATAAAAATGAAATAGTGTAGAAAAGTGTTAATGATACGGATAACACACTGCATAATATCAATATTCTTAATGTTTTATTGGTGTTTATCTGGTAGCTGTATGCAAATCCATTGATGTGTAAAAATATATCGCCTATCAATGAAGCCGATATGTAAAAACCAAACATAAAAATTAATCCAGCGATTATAATGTTTTTTCTTTTGATTTTAAATATTGAAGTATTTCTATCATCTTGTGTGATGTTGGGTTCCATTTTAATGCTCATTTATTCTTATTATTATACGAAGTATTTCATGCAACCATTAAAAGTCAAATCATTAATTTACATTATTTTATAGAAATTATTAAAAGACAGACGAAAAAAAAGGAACTCTTTCAAGTTCCTTATTCTTGTCTTACTGATACCGACACTGATTCAGAGTAATAACCGTTTGATGACCCGAAGAATCGTAACACCACCAATCCTCGCTCAGTCGCCATTCGATAATAAGTCCAAGTAAATGATTCACCCTGATAGCAAGATACTCCAACAACCTCATCATTGCTACAAGTTTCCTCAGCCATAACAACAGTGTGTCCGATTAAATCATCAATGTCGCCAATGATCTCTTCCAAATACACGTCTTCACAGCAATCTTGGGAGTGATAGAACGTAAACACTAAACCACTTGTTGTACGTACTACAAACTCTTCATCGTGACGGTTACCGCTCACAGATACGATAGTTTCACCCACCATTCTGTTCAATGTTTCGTTTACTTCGTTTTGCATATTCATAATAATTCTCCTATTCGTTAATCTACGAATGCATAAGAGTTTTATTTATTATTGATGAATATGTCGCTACTATACCACGATGTAATTTTGAACGCAAGCCATTATTTTAGAATTTTAGTTATGCTTTCGTGTTGTTCATCGGTATTGTATGGATTTAAGGACTAAAACACCTTTAAAACATTGCAATGATGGATGATTTCTTGTACAATACAGACAGAGTTAAGCCAATGAGTATGGCTATAAAACAGGCTTAGTTCTTGTATTGGAGCTGATTTCAGACTTTAAATCATAAACCTATTTGGAGATAAAACCATGTATCAATCTTATCAAGACTTTTTAAAAGCTACCGAAGACTCCCATAAGGCTATGGTGACTTCTGGTGAAAAAATGAGTTTGGATGCCTATCGTGAAACAGTTGCCAAACTGTTTGGCTACGAGACAGTTGAAGCGTTCAAGGACGTATTGGACAGCAATTATCAGCCCGGTTATGTGTTGGTGTATATGTGGCAAGGTGTGACGGACACTGTTCGAGCTTACAAAGACACCGAATCAGGAAAAGCTCAAATGCTGGAAGATTTTGTGGATAAGGTCAAAGATCGTCTGGATGTTTTGCCCGATGGTTCACTGTCGAGTGAAGACCAATGCATTCTGGATGATTCCGTAGATTCCCTGTTCTACGAAGATTCAAAAGTTACTGTGACATGCTACAAGGTGTAACATCAACCAGTTAAAAATAAACCATCTTCGGATGGTTTTTTCATGATAAAATGTTCCATTTTAATGAATATTATGATATAATTTCGATATTAACCAATTGTTTTTTATTGAGGATTTATCAATGAAAGTTATCCAGCATAATACACATTTTAATCGCTCTCTGCCAAAAGATGGCATTTCCGATAACTTGGTTTCATTTTTAGAGATGATTAATCAACAATTTTCATTTGATCACGCCCATCTCTATCATCTGACAAATGCAAATATCAGTGATTACAAAAGTGTTATCATTGAGGCTATTGGTAATCGTATTAAATTGCTTCGTGGTGTTGGGCCAAGAGATAACCAAGATTCATTGGTTAAGGAAATTAATTCTGATTTTGATGAGATTATGGATGCAAATATTTTTCCAGTATCTTTGATTATTTTTGATTATGTCTATGGTTCAACAGTAGAATCTTCAATGGTATTTTTTCATGAACATAATAACATGTTAATGATTAATACTAAATTTTCTACATTAGTTTTTGAAAATAAATACTTTCATGCTCCAAATATTTCTTCATCTGATGGTCTTTATTATTCCCCTGCTGTAGAATCGCTTGCTTATGAAAGTTCTACCACAAAGGGAACTTTTCCTTTTGCATCATTTTTAATCCCTGTTAATATAGAAAAAAATCATTTTGAATCGCCATACAGAGAAATTCATCAGAAAAAAGCAGAATTTCAAGTAAGAGAGCTTGATGGTGGTCAAGATAAATTTCAACAAGTAACAATTCCACCTAATTTTGATATGAATAAATTTATGTTTCGATCTAATGGTCAGCCAAAGATTCTTAATACGAGACTTATCTATAACAATGAAGTTATTTTTAATGATTATGATATTATTGTTTGTGATCCACAAAAAATAGTTATGCAAAAGTTACTACCCTTTTTGACTGACTTTAAATCACAATATGAGATTATTGATAGCATGCCTGTACAGGTTTCTTCCGAATATTATGAACATTTCAAAGCCAATATCTTGCCTGTTATTGATATGGCTAAATGTTAATATTTTTTCAAAAAAAGTATTGCCAAAGTGATCGAAATGTCGTATAATAGTCCCGTTGTTAAGCAATAAGGTAATCTTGGGAAGTTGGCTTAGAAGCAGCCATCTTATAATGAGTAGAGCGGTTGCCATAGGTGTTTGGGATTAAGTGATGGTAAGCATCGGGTTTAAATGATTTAGCGGTCATTTAAAGGTATCGGTGACAAGTGAGCCACGGTTTGTCGAAATCGAATCCACATTAAAGTAGATTTTGCAGATCAAAACGCCTCAGCCAAAAGCTCCCAGTTCTTGCAATAATGTAAGAATTCGCCGTGGTTGTGGTCTTGGTCAAGTAAGGAGGCACCCCAGAAATGGTAAGGCTGAATTCTCTTTTGGCGTAATAGCACACCATGATTATGATTGTTTTTGCAACAAAACCTGCCACTAAGGCTGACCTTGGCCCTCTAAAAGCTAAAGGGAACGGTTCGACTCCGTTGTGGTGGACCAACTTCTAAATAATGCCAGCTCATAGTGATATGATGTTGGCATTTTATTGTCTTTATTTTATTTTTATGATATACTTATCCAAATTTTTGGAGATCTGTTAAATGCCTAATCCCGATAGAATTGCTCAGTTAACTGCAGTGGCTAATATGAGCCAGCTTGACAAAATTGAGCGGTTGACCACTACCATTAAAAAAGTCTACGGCATTGATGTGTCAGACGTAAAACTGGTTAAGAATCAAACCGCCCAGTACAAAGCGAAAACATCACTTGGTCCTGCTCGTATCTATGTTTATTCGCAGTGCATTGATATTAAATTCACATCGACTGTAGCATTTGATGGTCAACAACTCACTTTGAAAAAATCCACGGACGTGATTCAAACTATTTTTGATGACATCAATAAACGAACGGTTATTTTTAATGTCGTCAAATTACGTCAACAAAATAATAAAGATGTCCATTTTTATGGTAATACCAAATTCAGTATTAAGATTGTGGTGCGATTTTCTGCGACTAATCCACAACTGTATTTTAAAGCGACACCTTATTCAACGTATTCTTTCTTTAACTACATGAATGAATGTGCCATGTCGGGTTATAAAAAGACGCTTGAAGTGTATTATTTGAAAGCTGAATTTGATTCCATAACAGGCGTTGAGCAAGCATTCTCTTTTATTAAAGATTACTTTAAAGGTCGGAATCTCACGCTTGATGATGCGAAACGTTTAGCTGACTTGCAGGATATGGTAAAAATATGAGCATCTTAGATGAAACAAATTCTTCATTTTACAGTGACGGCATTTATGCCTCTAGATCTCTATTAAATGAACACTTTAATCTTACATTTTCTAATGTAACTAAATACACTGACCATGACTATAAAGCAGATGGAGATTATGCTGTTGATATTTACATTTCAAACAGTGATGTTATCTATCTAACTTTTAAAGAAATGATTTCATTAAATGATGGTATCTTGGTATCTGTATTTGATCATCCATTGATTAATAAATATCTAGCAGATATGAACGGTTTGTTTTGTATTTTTGATGCTGTTCGATTTACAACTGACGAAAAGAAATTTTTTTATCCTGTTATTGAAAACCTGAAACCATCCATTGTTTTTAAATATAGTATTCTTAATAGAGAAATGACAATTTCTGTTCAGTTACTTAACACCATTCAAAAAGATGGTGAATCTATTTGCACAATAACAAAAAATACTATTATTCAAAATACTTATGAACCAGCAAAGTTTGATCATGTGTATGGATTAAAAAGCCCATTTTATCACAGTGATCTTTTAATTTATAAAGAAAGAATTTTAAAGGTTTGGGGGATCTCTCCTGACTCTCCAACCATTGACTATAAACAAATGGGACAATTAACCGATATGATTCATATTTAAGGCCATTGTGATGACTGATGAGATAACCTATATTGATAAACTGCCTGTTGAATATAATATCTTACAGAATATTGTAAGTAATCAATTTGGACTTGTTGTTTCTAAATTTAAACAAGCTCATTATGATGGTTATATTGGACAATCTCAGTATAATGAAACAGTTAATATTTTCACAGCACGTTCAGTCTATTATACTTTTTCATTTGAAAACATTATTACTATTGAGAATAATCAAGTTGTTACTCGATTAAATTCACCCGTTATTCAGCTTATTCTGGATGACGTTAATAAGACACTTCACATAACAGAAGCTTTGCGTTTTAGCCATGATGGAATCATCCATATTCCTGTTCTACCTAATGTTAAATCTTGGCTTGTTTTTAAATATAATAATAAACTTGAATTCATGACCATTGAAATACACTTTGCAGTAATTCGTGAAGAAGGCTGCGATGCCCCTTATGAATTAACCACAAAAAATGTATTCATCCAAAATGCCTATGAACCATCAGGTTTTAAGAAAATCTATTCCATGACAGGTGAACTAATTAAAGATGATTTAGCCGGGTATCATAGTAAATTATTAGCCATATGGGGTATTCCAGAAGATTCTACTGATATTGATTATCACCGATTAGGCGTATTAAGCGATATGATCACTATTTGATTGCTTGATTTTTAATATTCTGCTATAATTGTGTACCTTATTGGAGATATCAATCATGAAAAAATCCCTGTTGGCTATTTGTCTTATGTTTACTGTAAATCAAGCTCATTCTGCTGATCGTGTGGTCATTGATATTTTTATGCCACTGACAGTTTGCATTCCTAAACTGACTCCTGTTTTGTCGTTGAAAAAATGTGAGATTTAAGTGACTCATTATATCATTTTTAAAGAATTGCTTGACTATCCTGTTCAATCAGTTGTAGATGAGACTTATGCAGTAAAAGATTATTTAGGTGTTCATCTTTGTAATTTGGTTGAATTTCCTATTGATTTTAAAGTCAATCAAACAATTAAGGTACATATCATTCAAGATTTTTGTTATGATGGTCGGCGTGTCTGGCAACTTTTCTATGTTACTTTCAAAGACGAACTGGTGATGTTTTGCTATTCAGCAGGACGAGAAGGTCGTGATAGTTATTCTAGTAGAATTTTTAATATAAAGGCTTTTACTGATATGTTGCTTTTCATTGCGGAACAAGATGATTATTATGACGAATCATTTAAATTATCTGAATTGAATACTATTTGTAATCTCGTCCATCGACAAAATATTACAATCACGTCTCTTGATGAAAAAGCAGATGATTTCATTAATTTTTACAGCAATAAACTCAATGATGTCTTTAGTAGTTGGTAACTTTGTGGTATAATGCAAGCCACAGATGAGAGTAGAGGCATATCATGACACTATCTATCCGCAAAGAATACGAAACATTAGGGGTTGATACCTATTACAGCGACCATGCTGAAACGTATCACAATCCTCATGCTGCCTTTGCTTTGACCTGTCTTGACCAGCTTTGGAAACCAAGCTTTAAAAACATTCTGGATTTTGCTTGTGGGGACGGTCTTGTTTCTAAACATCTCTCCAAAACAAAACAGGTTAATTCGGTTGTAGGTTGTGATAAATTTCTATTTTCCCGTTATCAGAGAGAAACCCATAATCAATGCTTTGACTATTCGTTTGAAGACGTTGCTAATGGTGAGTTTGAAATGCCTAAAGTTGATGTGATTGTATTAAGTTATGCCATTGACCTTGTTGAAGCGTCGTATTTGAGTACCATGCTTTATGGCTTGTCTACGATTGCTGATAATTTGATTGTTATTCGTCCGAATAATCATGTTGTTGAACATTTTGCTTGGCAGTTGGAACAATCGGTAAAAGTAGAAAAATCTCGTGGAATGTTGTACACAAAAACTATTTAACTAGGAGTTATAAAATGATGAAGAAAATTGTTGGCGTTATGTTCATGACTTTGGGTTTGATGAGTATGAGTGCTCATGCAAATATGGCAGTTATGACGGCTACTAATACAGCTATCATTAATACAGTGGCCGCTTCTAGTGTGATTGATGAACCCGAAGCAGAACAAGCATCTGAACCCGTTGTGGAAGCTGTTAAGGTTGAAGCCAAGGAAAAAACGTATAATGTTGAACCAGCCGGAAGCTATATGTTAACTATTTGTAATTCTTCACAAGTGCAAACTGCTCTTGCTTGGCAAACCGTTTGTACCGCTGACAAAAATCGTTCTTTTAGAAGCAATATGTGTCCGGTCATGTCTTTTTTACGGTTTTGCCAACCAGCGACAGCACAAGAAGTTAAAGGTCTGAATCCTGTAAAAGCCAACTACAACAACATATTCTTAAAAGATTAAAGGTGCCATTATGAACACGACACCACTCATGTATTCGATTACTTTTAAGAAAACTAATGAGGCTTCCGTGGCTCATGACGATTTGAAACGAGTCACCAATACAATCATTGATAATTGGGCGAGTGAAAGCGACTTAACGCTTACCAATGCAAAGCCAGAAGTCTATGAAAATGCTTGGAATTATGTAGATCTTAATCGTCACTTGATTTCTAGTAAGCTTTTGCAGTATAATAGCCGTGTTGATGGCGATGACCTTGTGATTGAATTCAATCTGAATGCGATTCTGGATAGTTCAGCCGAAATTAAGGCTGATTACTGGGAAGACAAGTATCTTCAAGATTACAATGATGTGGAAAAATTGTTTCATCCATTGATTGATGGATTTTTCAATAATTTTGATGGAGCCTTTGCTTTCCTGATGTTTAAAGAAATGTCTGCCAATAAAGATTTTAAAGAATATCCACAAATGCAACACAAATTGTTTAACAAATAAATTTAACTATCTTAATAAAGGAAAAACTAAAATGCGTAAAATGATTAGTCTCATGTTTTCGGTTGTTGCTCTGGTTCTGTGTGGTTTTCAAACTGCTGCTCTTGCAGGCCCGATTATTGTCATGCCACGAGTATATATTCCACCTGTCCGTGTCGCCACACCTGCACCGGCTGTTAAAGTTACTCCACCACCGGCCCGCGTTGCGACTCCTAAAACCAATCAGTCTGAATCAACGACCAATAGTCTTGTTCCTATTATGACAGGTATTGCTGTTATGAACGCTACATCGTCAGCAAATGCGGCATCTAATCAAGATGAAGATGATAATAACAATACTGCAGAAGATTCTGACGAATAACCTTTTTGTCTAAAGTGACTAGATTTCTTTAGTGAATGATAGTCACCAAGGCATGATTGTGGTATAATACGGCCAATGAAGTAAATAACCCTTTTTACACTTGTGCCTATGAAGGTGAATGACATGACTAACCAAAAAGAATATCCGTTGATTGAAAACCTTGAAGCGGTGAAACGTAAAAAATTCGCCACTGTCGAAGATCGGTTAACCTCTATTATCGCTGTATTGGATGAAGAAGTGTTGTCGCGTGGTATTGAACACAATCCAGACAGAACTGTTCCAGAAGATATGGTTCGACAATCTAAATTTCGTTGGGATGTTGCGGGTTGTGTTTTTACTGGTAAAAAAATGCTCAATGCTATGCAAAAGCAAGAAGTCACCAATATTGTTACTAAAAATTATCTGCTTTGTGTTCATCAGCCAGAAGTTTTCTATGATATGGCTGCAATGATGTTTTATAATTTCTATAATAAAGACAGCGGTAGTGGTTTGACTGCTGACGAAAATAACGAAATCATTAGAAATATTTTTGGTAATGACTTTGATAAATTGCAAGAAGCATTTGATGAGTGGTTGGTGGAACATATTGAAAAGATGTTGATTCCACACCCAACTTGGACAAGTATTGACCCTGTTAAGCATTTAGCAAGCCAATCCAAATATTATCAAGAATCGTATAAAGGTGCTTTTTTTATGTCTTCTATTGAAAAAGCCATTCAAAATGTAACTAATGCAATAGTTTGATCGTTATTTTGTTTGAAAACAGAGCCTCTTCGGAGGCTTTTTTTATAAATTTTTATTTACTTGATTTTTTATCGTTTAGTGCTACTCTTTTAGATACACTAATGGAGCCACTATGTTCAGTAAATTTATTAATTACATTAAATTAGACAAAACAACGATTCTTATTCTTATTGCAATCTTGTCCTTTAAATCGTTTGCTTATAATCCATCTTATGTCCCAACTGGCTCAATGATCCCGACGATTGATGAGAAGTCATTCATTTTGGTGGATGTTCATAGCTATGGTATTAAGATCCCTTTCACTAAAATTGAACTGTTGAAAACAGGTCATCCAGAACGTGGTGATATTGCTGTTTTTAGAATGCCTTTAGACGAAAGAACCAATTATGTGAAACGTATTGTGGCTGTTGCTGGTGATACTGTTTATTTCAATGACAACTCTTTCAAGATCAATGAAGTCCCAACGGATATGCCTAACATGAAGAAAGCTGTTGTGCCTGTTGGTTATTATTTTGCAATCGGTGATAACATCAAACATTCTTATGATAGCCGTTTCTGGGGTTACGTTCCAGAAGCTAATCTTGTGGGTAAATATGTCACTACCCTACTCAGCTTGAACAAAATATTACCACAATCAGATAAGCCTGCAGAACATGAAAAACATGGCGAAGACAAGCTGAAGTTGCAAAAACAATAAATTATGTTATACTTGGCTCCAACAAAGGAGCCTTTTTTATGTCCAACAAAATTTTTATTGCATTCGTCAACTTGGTTGATAAATATGAAAAAACGTTGAATGAACTCGATGACCCAGAACTGATGAAGTCTGATAAGTTGTTTGCTGGTATGATGGCAGACTTTAAGAAAGAATTTGTGAGCTATTGGTTGCTGATCGAGCAATATGGCCGACTTAAAGTATTTGGTAATCAAGAAGAAATGTTGGCAACTGTCACTGAAATGCAGAAAATCATCACGGCCAAGAATGCTCCTTCTGATGAAATCTTCTCTTGATGTAAATTAATAATAGGAACCCATTATGGATAAAAAGCCAGAAAAACCAACAAGATCTACTGAGCCTCCTGTCAGACGTGTTGTTAATGAGAAAGTTATCAACAAAAAAGAAATTGATGATTGGTGTAAAAACCGAAAACAGAAATAAACACTGTAGACGCCAGTTCGCATTCGTGGTATAATACGCCCATATTTCGAATAGAGTGAATTACTATGAAAGCTTCCGATTTCAATAAAAACTTCATTAAAGACTTGAAACTGCCTATAGCCGTGGACAAGTCTCCCTATTTTGAACATTATCTCGCATTGACGAGTCCTTACTATGGTTCTGTTGAGAAATACGAAACCTTCAAACGTGACTTTGATGCATTTGGCAGTCAGTTCTTTTTTGAACACAACCGCAAAACAGTCAACGCTACGCTGGATGCGATTTCGGCTTCTACTGAGTATGCTCGTTTCAATGCAATGGACATGAGCGTATTCAACAAAGAAATTAAAATCAGTGCAAAAGAACTTTACAAATCGGATAAAGCGGATAAAAAGTTTTACAGCATTGATTTGGTTAAAGCCAACTTCCAGTCGCTGTTGCTGGTAGAGCCGACTATTTTTGGTGGTCATACCGATTACACTGAATTTGCGGTTAGCCGGGGTTTCAACGATTATATGCTAATCAGTAAGCTGACTCGCCAAATCTTGTTTGGTAACTTGAACCCAAAACGTCAACAAAAGGTTCAATACTTCATGATGAACCAAATTGCTGACCGGTTGATCAAGTCTGGAATTGATGTATCGTCTGTTTACAGCCTGTCTTCTGATGAACTTGTTTTTGAACAAGGCGACTACAAGAAAGAGGCTATTTGGGATGCTATTGCACCACTTGGTTACAATGTTCGTGTTGAAGCGTTTACGCTTCGCAAACCATTCGACAAGCCCTTTTATGTAAAGGAACGTGATGATGGTAGTGTAGAGTTTAAGATGGTTCCAACGGCTGTTATGGCTGAGTTCATCAAACGCTTTGAAGGTCGGGCTGTTGAAGATATTGACCTTTACTTCTACGATGAAAGCAAAAGGTTGTCTAAATTTATCGAACCCGCCATCGAGAGTTAATATCAGATGGTTAATTAAAGCAGTCTTCGGGCTGCTTTTTTCTTTCCATACTTCTTAAACTATGGTATAATCACCACCTTAATCAAACAAACAGGTGACAACATGATCGGTAGAAAAGTTTATTTCCGCTATGCTGATAAAGTGATGGCTGTTGAAGTCTATGCAGAAACCCCAGAAGCATTTAAAGACCGTACAGGCATTGATGTCATTGATCATACAGTAGCCGAAGTCGCCAGCTTGGTGGATTACACTGGTGTTGTTTCCGAAGCTCGTGTTGGTAAGTCTGTTGAAAAACTTCGTTATGCAGAAGGGATTGCAGAAGTCATTACACGTCCAAGATTGATGATGGCTCAACAAGATATTGATGATGCAATTTCTCGCTCGACTATTTCTTTGGAGTTGAAGCAAGTTTCAGACATTCCTGATATGCCTGAAAATTTCAAAAATTATTTAACTTCTTCATTCTATTTTAATACAAATGATAAAAAAAGTTTTGTGGGTTTTGTTGAAATCCCTAACAAAAATCATTTTATTTTGAATAATTTAGTTACATTACATTCTGCATCTTTTATTATGCCTGATCAAAGGGAGTTTGTTTCTGTGCATGTTTTTAAAAGTGGAACTTTTGAATTTGATACAGAAAAGGACATTATTGAAAAAGGTGAGTGGATTGTCTTAATTTATGGTGTTGATAACTATTCGTTAGGTAAACGCTTTCATACCGAACAGGAAGCAAATGATTTTGTGCGTCTTGGTTGGAAGATGGAATTCGAAAATGATTTGCTCTACTACAATTCATAAGTATTAAAATACGACAAAAGGACTATCGCTAGTCCTTTTTTTATTGACGAATTTTGCTAAAAGTGATATAATTCTCCCCATTAACTACCATATAAGGTAGATGGAGGCGTGAAATGCGTATGTTTCTTTTGAAAGTTCTCATTGTTGTCAGTGTTTTGTCCCTTATTGTGACGGGTAGTGTTTGGGCTGCAATTCTTTCAGTTGCTTTCGCATCTCTATTGGCATTGGAAAAAAATGAAGTAACTCACTTGTGCCACAAACAATGCACTTATAAATTCAGCCAAAATTACTAAGGATTAACATAATGACTATTCAATATGTGATGACCCACAATGAATGGATTGCTCACACAGTCAGTTTGATTCCAGATGCTTGTGCAAAACATGACACAAAGGACAGTATTGCTTTTGATTTAGCACTGGAATTTGGTATTTTGAGTGGTCTTGTGCCTAGTGGTTGGTATCCTGATGAAGCAGTTGGTCATCTGGTTGAGCGTGAAGAAGAAAAAGGAAATCTTGACGACAGTGACCTTGATGAATATGAAGCAAAGGTTGCTGTTTATCATGAAAAAATGAAAGCCAAATATGAAGCCGAAGCTGCGGCACAAAAAGGATCTGTATAATGTCCCATCAAGCTAACAAACACGTTGTCGATATTGTTAATACATTGACTGCCTATCTTTTTTCAGATCGTTTTGATCAAAGTTTGATTGAGAGTAAAGAACATCATATGCGTGCTCCGCGTGTTGAAATGACAATGGAGCTGATGAGGGCTATTATTGATAAGACTGCTACACCAGAGCAGTTTGAATTGATGGACCAGATCGCACGCCAAAGTTTGAATAAAATTAATAATGTTCATAACTCTCTTGTTTTTCATCTTGATGGTATTCGTTATCAGGTTAAACAAGAATATGATCAATATACAGTCTACTCTAAATACAAAGCTCCTAACTTCTCCGGCTTACCCGATGAATTTAAAGAATCTGTAGTCGATGATGTTGACGTTATTCATGAAAAATTTATTAAATTGACAAGCCTTTATCCTGCACAAGATTTCATGAAGTTTAAAAATAAAGACCGATACAGTAGCAATGAATTTTCAGAATATTGCATTGTGCGTTTGAGCAGTGCATACCCTGTTGCTTATGCGTCGAAAGATTTATTTGAACTATGTGATCATTTTCCAGAAGCGTTCACGGCTGAACAGCTCGCCTTCATTGAAATGAACCGAGTTGAAAGCTTTCAAACTATCGATAAATCTCAAAAATCGCTTGAAGTTATGTTTGCAGAATGGAAAAAACTGCTCAAGCGGAAAAAAGCTACACCTAATAAACAGTTTTCTTTCAATGACATGGACAACTATGCGTTCTTGAATGAGAATGAAACCCATCTGTTGATGTCTCAACGTAGTCAAAATACACTTTATGCATATGTTCTTGAAAAAGCTACGGGTCATTATAAAGTGTGGACAGCGGCCCATGAAGTGAATGCAGCTCCTGATGATTTCTATTATTCAGAAATGGTCGAAGACTGTGCTAATTACTTAGAAATGGTTCAATATTACATTGGGCGTGACTACGGCCCTAAAAGCTATCCAGTAATGATTTCCCATGATGGTTATATCAAATCGGCTCAATATCATTTGGAGAACTTCAATGATGATGATGGCTTGGTGTATGACTCGGTGCGTGGTTTTAATCTTCATTCACCTGATTGTGGTAACTTGTTAGGTGATTTTGACCTCTTATTGAGTGTTATTGACCATTATCGTTAATGCTTATTTTCTTACTGAAAAAAGCCCTTAATGACTTTTTTTGTTATTCAAAACGTGTTATTATAGTATCTCTTAATTTAGGATATAAATCATGTCTAGAACATATAATGGTGGTCAGTATACATTTTCATTTGAAGTCAGTGGAGCTGTTAATCCAGAGAATCTTTCAAGAGACTTCTTCAAAAAATTGAGAAATCCAGAATCATTGAAACCGCTTTTGACTGATGAGCAATATATTGTCTATGACACGCTTATCTTATTCAAAGAGTATGTTGAAGATGATTATGTCTATCGCACGCTGGATGGCATTGAACGACTTGATGACTTTGATGAGAGTGGGTTCTCCGTTGGTTTTGCATCTCCACGGTTTTTCACCACTGAACAAGTGAAAGATCTCTATCTCAATGTGGTCATTCCAATCTTCACTTCATGTGACATTGCCAGCAAACCTACTGGTGAATTTACTGAACATCACACCTATACAGAAACGACAGCGAAGTCTCATAAAATTGCTTTCTGTTAATATAAAAACAAGCCGAAAACATAGCTCTCATGCTTGATTTGGCTTGTTTAAAATGGTAGAATTACTCCATCTTTGGAGCTTCTTATATGGTTCGTATTTTGAAATCATTTCGATCTATTTACAGCAAAAAAACATTGATCTTGGGCACCTTTCAACTGCATAATAATCAAGTGATCTATACCGTCATTGAAAAAGATGTGGTTCATAAGCTGTTTGGTTTTCCTGTTTTAAAACATGCTGGTATGATTACCCCAGACGATTGGAAGCGTATTATCTCTTAACATTTTAGGTATCGACAGTGAATCATTTTCTCAAAAATTATGCAATGCTTATTGAATCCCATGCCGGGATTTTTTTTATTGTCTTTTTCATGTGCTTTTCAGTGTTCTGGAACCTGCAAGACAAAAGCTGTGTCAATTTCATCCTCACTTTCATTTTTCCGTTCGTCGGCCTTTCAGCTTTTATTAAAATTTTGATGTTTTTCTTTGAAAAAGACGAGTTTAATTAATTGATTTTTGGCGGTTTTTTTATGCTCTAAAAATAGATGAAAAATTTTAAAATATTTTGTAAGTATTTGATTTTAAAAGGTTTTAAACATCTAAAAATATGAGAAAAATTTGCTTTTTTATGATTTTCTTGGTATAATACTTACACATAAACAGGAGAGCAAATATGACTATTACTATGAACACCGTTGAATCCAGCTCAATCTTCAAAGTTGGCTATCGTCGTCGCGTCATGCAAGTGCAGTTTAATTCCGGTCGTGTTTATGAGTTTCGTAAGGTGCCTCGTGCCACTTATGATCAGTTGATGCGTTCTCATTCAAAAGGTGAGTTCTTCAACCGCGAAATCAAAGATTCTTTTGTTTCGACTGAAATCTAACGCTTTGTAGACAAAGGCACTTCGGTGCCTTTTGTTATTGTTACCTTTAAAATCTGTGCTATAATATCTCAAAATTCGTAGGAGAATACCATGTCGAATGCAAGCCCTTGTAATGAGTGTCCTTTCAAACAATCAATTCCCGGTGATTGTCACTCAGCGTGCGGCCATCCAGTAGCTGTTGAAAAACAGATGTTGCTGATGTCTCTCGTATTCACTGGTCGTCTTGGCGTGATTGAGCAAGCCTTGGGACTTCGAATTGAACCTCATGCAGTAAGCCAAGGTTGGGCGAACTTCCCTGTTAATTTTGACCCTATTTGGGTAACAGGGACTTGTTCGATGTTGGACAGTTATAAACAATCAGTAGCGAAGTTTACAGCACAACGAGAATCAGAACTTATTCATAAAGAATCCTGACTCTTTTTCAATGAGTTAATATTAAAGGCTTGAGCGATCAAGCCTTTTTTGTTATAATACTTCCTACTATTCACATATAACGGTTTATTCACGATGATTGATACTATTACTGACAAAGAACGCCTTCATATTGATAAGGTTGTAAACTTTGCCAAACACATTGATGATAACGGCTTTCAGCATAAAGTCGCTGCAGCTATTGTGTACAAAAATAAAATCATCAGTCTTGAACACAATCTCGATAAAAGCCATACCTTTCAAAAACGTTTTGCGAAAAACGAACATGCCATTTTTTTTCATGCTGAAACCAGTGCTATTCATACCGCTCTCAAAATCTTGGGTGAAGACAAGCTTAGTAAAGCCACTCTGGTGGTTGTTCGCCTTTCTGCTGTTAAGAGTAAGTATCGTCAACGCTTGTTGCACCACACACTAGCCACCAGTAAGCCTTGTGAGGGGTGTGCATCGTGCATTAACTACTATGGCATCAAGAAAGTTATTCACAGTGTGATTGATGGATTTGAAGTGTATGACACCTTGAAGATGATCAATTAAGTAGCTTGATGATTTTTCATTTTCATGTTATAATTGCCTTCAATTTACAATTATGGTGATTACAATGTCATACAACTTTGATGAAGCCTCCGGCACTTATGTGATTGCAGACAATCTGACTGAAAATGAACTTTATGACGCTCTGTTGGCCGTAGCAAAAGATAACGACCTTATTGAAGCCAATCATGCTTCGGATAGTTCTCATATCATGGCTATCTTGCGAAATAATTCAGTTGAAGTTGAGTTTGATACGGTATAAGCAATCCATTTAACAAAGGTATACACAATGACTTTCACGCCTAGAATTCCTACTGATACTGTTGCGATTGTTGGAGCATTTAACAAGAAATGGCTTATTCAGTTTCAGAATCGTCGTAAACATCATCGAGAGTTCTTGTGTGACGTATTCAACATGTTTACGCCTGTTTCGTTTGAAACCTTGGATGAAGCTTTCGAGATTGCTGACTATTATCAGTTAAAGGTGGTCGATGTTCGTATTCATCATGCATATCAGCAACATGACCAAGTGGATGCCAACATGCAAGAAAAAATTAAAAAAATGAGAGCCGAATTTGATGGCACTTATGTTAAAAAAATAGCTTGATTATTACCTTTAACTATTATATAAGGATTGGTTTATGAAGAAGATTGCATTAATTATATTCTCTTGGTTAATTGCCTTTTCGACCGCATTTGGTGATGAATTCAAAAGTATCAGAGACTTTTCCTATAAGGGGATTAGCTTTTCATCCACTGTGGATGATTTGAAGGCTCATGGCTTTAACTGTCAAGATAATACTTGCATTGTTGGTGATGATTTTTTCAAATATAAATCACCGGGATTATTTTCTGTTCAGCAATTGGCTCGTAATGGTAAAACAGTGACTTTTCATGAAAACCATGTCATTAAAATTACGATTGATCAACTATATCCTTATATGGGTGAAGGGTGTCAGAATATTATGACTGATCTTCAAACTAGATTTAATGCTAAGTACAAGGCAGACATTAAATTTCATACTTATGCCAGTCGGGCTGGGCCAGTCACTGATTATGATAACCTTATTGGATCGGTAAAGTTAGGTGAAGATCTTTTAAGAGTTCATTTTTCTTGTGATGAAGTCAAAAAACCAGACACAACAGAAAATTTAACCTTTATTCATGCTTTATTTCATTATGAAAACTTAGCATCAAGATTGCTTATTGATGATATTTAAAAAGCCTTTAGAACGATTTCAACCATTTAGTAAGGAGAAAGATCTTGAATACATTTGAAAGATTTAAACAGGATTGTAAGAAATTACTTACCGATGAGAAGTTTTATACAGAACCAAAAGATGATGGTAAACGCATTATCGTCAAAGCACATCTAAAACGAGCACGTAATGGATTGGCAGTCGGAACTATCATCTATATTGATCGAAATGACTGGCTTAATCCTAATGATGACCGAGTTTGGGGCTATACGAAGCTTGAACACTTTGGACAAGGAAATCATGCGTATAGTGGAATGGAAAAAGCTGATCTTGAATATTCACCCACCAATGAGCCGTCTTATTCTGTTGTTATTGAACATGTTAAGAAAAGCATGGCTGGATTTACTCCAGATCCCGATTATCCTGAAGATAATATTGCCAATGTTAAGGAATCAGTCGTTTCTTCTATTGTCATTGAAAGCTGTCTATCGGAGAATGAAGCCGTTTCAAGAGCATCAGTGGTTGCAACAGCCTTTAAAATTCCAAGAATTGAGTCTCCTAAGCATGTAGGTAATCTATATATTTGGAATACTCTTGATGATATTGGAACAGGTATTAAAATCTATGTTAGGCCGGATTAAAGTTTAAATTAATAGTATCATTGACTTTTTTTATAAAATTGAGTAACCTACCTTATTTTAAGGAGTGTAGCTATGACTGGTGATGAATTACGGACCCTTTTTCAAGAATATGGTGAAACAGATGAGTCTCACAAATTTGATAGAGTTGCGGTAAAATTTAGTAAACGTGATGATTTACATGCTTTTATTTTACTTGATAAAATAATGCCTGATGGTCATACAATGGTTTCTGCTGCTGCACATGATGAAATCTTTTTGGGCTTTGATATGGAAGAGCTGGCCGCTGTCATTACGCAAGAACAGGTCTTGGAGCTTGTACGCTGTGGTGTTTCTTATGACAGTCATCATGACTGTTTGTATATGTTCGTTTAACGATGATTTGCTTTTTGACGGCTCATTTGATATAATGGGCCTTCTTAATTCAACAAGGTAAATTTATCATGACGTTTAAATTGATCACTTCTAATGAGACTTCGCACCTTCATGGTCATTCTTATGAGACAACTGTTATGGTTGAGTGCTTGGATAAACTCTTTCCAGAGGAAAAAGGTAACTACCAATATCTGTCAAAAGCAAAAGTAGACAAGCTTAAAGAGCTTGTGGCTGCACAGTATATTGTGCTTTATTTTGTTGACTCTTACACTTATCCAGTTGAAAATTACCATGACAAAGATGGTGATTACATTAATTCAGATTCGGAAACTAACTCATACAAGTCTCCAACCGAAGAAATGATTGTAGCTTTGAATGAAATGGGGTATAATGACACCACTGAAATGATGAAGAATGCTGTTCGTGTTAATCACGACATTAACCTTTATTATGGTGAGCGTATCTCGCTTGAATCCTACTGCATTAAAATTTAAGGATATTATCATGGCTATTCATTTCGCAGCAGACATCAATGCAGAACAAGGCACTGACCTTGGGTGGAAATTTGAAAATGGTGTTTTGTATGAGTCCGTCAGCTACATGCTAAAAGAGATCTTTCCTGAATTTCTTTCCATGCTTAAAGTGGACGATGAACATCGTTATATTCCAGAAGTTCATATTCAAAAGAAAATCGAATTCCATGACAAGATTGATGCCGAATTCTTCTTGTTCTACTATCCTGAAAAAGAAACATCTGGTCAAGATCCTTATGTGGACGAAAATGGTGCCCAATGCCATGCTTCCAGTAAAGATGTTGATCTTGAAGTTCCAATGTATGAACTTCGTGAAGCGGTTCGAGCAGAATTTCCACAAGTCGTAGATGTAGAAAAGTTTGTCGATAATGTTTTGAAACTGCACAGTGATGATACTTACTATATGAACCATTATTATGGCGATAGTGTCACTTATGCTTACATTAAAATCAAAAAAGATGCTGACCTTAGTCGCTATCTCTAATTAAAAGGAAACTTTATGAGCCGCATGAATGTTCGATTTGACCGCGTATTTAACAAGAAAGGTAACTTTGATCTTAAAGAGTTTGATCTTCGTTATTTTGACCCTTATCGTCGTGACGATGATAATAAAAACCATGTTGAGTTATATGAACTCTTGTTTGATAGCAATGGTAATGTGCTAGATGAAGTTCGTCATGAACTTGAAGCTTATATCAAGCTGAAGGAATTTCCTGCCTTGTCAGATGCTGTAAAACTGTTTTATGCTGGTATCCACGGTAGTCGTACTGATGGTTCTTATCCCGCAGTTTACATGTTCAAATAATTCAAAAATAAATTTGAAATTGTTTAAATAATAGTTGTTTTAAGTTAAAAACGTTGATATAATAACCCCACACTAACTAAAAAAGGAAATACAATCATGGCAACAGTAAATTCAGCAAAAAAAGCACAAGAAATCGAACAAGCCTACGCACAGGTTGCTGAAACCAAGCGTCGTCAGGAAGAAAAAATGTGGTCGCAACACGAAAAAGCAAACAAGCGTTAATACCCCTCATTCAAAAAAGGATTTACAATGTCACAAGCAACTGCAGTCATTGAGTTTGACAACTTGAATAACCCACCAGAAGGGTTTCATGCTTCGGCAATGGGATGGTATTTTCATGGTGAACTTGAAGACATGGTAGGATTTGATATTCCATCCGCTTCCGTTGACCTACGTGAAGTTCCAGATGGTATCTATGCCGGTTCTTACAAAGGGCTGGACTGCACCTTTTTTAACTGGTCTGTTATTGAAGAGTATGGTTCTATCAAAAAACGTCGTCATCGTGGATTCATTGTCCTTAATACGGATAAGGAAGCTTACGAATTTGCCGAGTTGGCTTACCGAACTAAACGTCAAAATCTTTAAAAATGTAATCTGTAAAAAAGATCAAGTTTTCTTGATCTTTTTTTTTGCCTTTATTTTCTGTTCATGGTATACTTAATCATTACTTAATTTGGAGTCTTCTATGTATGATATCGTTGCGTCAAGCATCATTAATGACCTAATTCTTAATCGTGATCCTACCAGTCATCTTATTTTGGATGAACTTAAAAAGGCTCAAAGTCTTGTTGGTCAAACTGAACTGCTGATTCAAATTGATTCAGATGACGATTTTGCGGTTGATGGGAAATCAGTTTTTTCCAAATCTTTTGTAATTGGCAATCGTGATTTGGTAGAAGTCTATAAAGACGCTATTAAAAGTATCACTTTCGGTCATCACAATCAAAAAAACTACAAGCTTGAACGTTTCTTGGAAGATATTATGACAGAAGATTTTTTAGAGGAAGTTGCTAGCGGCCATGCATCCACAGGTGGTAATCAAACCATTGATGTATACGTTATTCCATCCCCTACTGTGTTGACTATCGGGTCAATTAAGATTGATTTGACAAAATAATACTTTCAATTATTGCTCAATTATGTTAAAATAGGCCCACTTGAGGGCTTATTTTTTATGAGAAAACCAATTACTGTCAACACCATTGCAGAACTGAAATCAGTTGCATTTGATTATAATGCTCCTGTTTTCGTTGGCCCTGACATTCTGATTAGTGATTTTATTTCGACGGATGATGAATGTGATAAACTCATTGAAAAATTAAAACCTTATCACAAAAGTGTGATTGCTTTCTGTTTTTCTCATGATGGTTTTCGTGTTCATTTTTTGATGATTGATAATTTCGTCGTCTTAAAAAAATATGCCATTGAAAATGTGACGATTATGAATTTGAAAAAATTTGTTGTCCACTCTATTCGTTTTGACACTGGCACTCATGATTGGAGCGAAAAGGAATTCTATTCCTATAAGCGTGGTAATAAACCTGTCAGTGTTAGTCGTAACTATGCTTCGTTTATTGCAAAATATGCTCATGTTTATGATAAAACCTACGTCAGTGAAATTAGAGTAACTGATAACTCTCAATACTTGATTGATATGACATTTAATCGTAACGGTCGTAAGATTACATTAATGGAGTTGGGAGCGGAGTATCCAGAGATTGTGTCTGCATTGCGTGGAAAGGTTCGCTCAGTTGAAAACTTGACCAATAAAAGTAAGCTGATTAAATCGTTTTTACCTATTATTGATATGATACTTATTTAAGGATTGATTATGCTCCATATAGAAACTATTGACCAGTTAAAAGCATGCTTGCTCTCGGATACATCTACTGGGTTATTTATTACTCCAGTCCAAACATTTGTAAAATCAGGTGAGCTTATTAAATATGAAAATCGAGCTGAATATTTATATCCGCTTGATGAAGTGACTTTCATTAAATTCCAAATTAGTCAAAATGTTATTGTTTTCAAAGGCTATTGCATTAAATTTGAAAAACATTACATTTATCATCGCTTAAATAACCTGCCAGCCACTTTGTTTTATTTAAGAAATGGAGAACTCAATACAACAAGTTGGTTTGTGGATGGAGCATTGGTTCGAGATCACCCAATGCAACCTGTCATGGTTGAGCATTGTGATGGTGATTATTGGAAGTTTCAGTATGCAAAAACAGATGACAGTTTCTTTGAGATATCTTATATCCTTTTTGACAAGAAAAAGACCGGGACATTACAAATAGTGGACATGTTAGTTCGATATCGTGGAGAAAACCTTAATCTCAAAAGTATCAAAAAACGTTATCCATTTATTGAAGATCTCACGTTTGAAGACTGTTATGACCTAAGTGTCAACATTTTTACAGATGATCAAATCACTTTAATGAGAATGATTGATATTTGAAATCGGCAATATAATGCGGATTATTTATTAATTTTGGCACCTAATCGGCAATGTAATGCAGATTAAGGTGCTTTTTAGTATCGAAAACTGCATTATATTGCAGTCTTAACACTCAATCATCTCAATCAACTTTAAATAATCCATAAAGGCTACTTTGTTTGGCCCAGTTAAATTGTCATAGAAAATTTTGTTTACAATTTTAAACCAATTTGTATTTTCAAAATCAATACTGGCATAATCCAAGAAACTTGTGTCCACATCTTCTTTGATCGAGTTCACATGATTAACAAAGCTTACCAGCAATAGTTCGCTTTGCGGTGTTCCAAAATCGTCAACATAATAATTACTACTACGACCTTCTAAAACTTTTTTTGTCTCAAAACTCTTTTTACATAGTTTATGTTCTTTATCAAAAAAGTAACACATAGAGTTTGAATAATAGGTTTTAGCTTTAATTTTATCAATCAGGTCTGGTGTTTTAAAACAGTTCTTTTTGACTAATACATAAATCGAACCACCAAATTCCATGTCTAGATAGAAGTTTAATGTCATAGATGGGTCATTAAAATGATCGATGTTTAAATGTTTGATAAGTCCTGTTTCAGAAGTTCCACCTTCATAATTAGAACTGTAATGTGTTTGTCTGCCATTTTCGTCATAATGAACATAAATTGGCATCTCAAATCGACAATCAAATAGTTCATACAAGTTGAAGGTAAATGTGATGGTAATACAATCTTTTGTTTTTTCATTAGCGTAAAATGAGGTTTCATTTTCTTCCAAGTGAAGATGCTCTTGAATCAATTCCATTGTTATATCTGGATTATTATTGATTGCATTTAATTTCTCACACATTAACGCATGCATAATTTGGAAGTGCCTAGGTTTCAGCATTTCCTTCGTAGATAATTCTTTATAATGTGGAAAAAATAACTTCATTTTAGTGTCCTTTTATTTCTTAAATTGTCATCATATCGATCACTTTCATATAATCTAAGAAAGCATTGCGTTTATCACCTGTTAAGGCATTTAAAAACATGTTATGGACTTTTTTAAACCATTCTGGTTTATTGAAGTCTATTCTCGCATAATTAACAAACGTTGTGTCAACAGTTTCTTTTTGATTGATTATATGATTTAAAAACATTAAAAACAAATGTTCTGTTTCCAATTTTTCAAAACCTTCAAATGAATAGCTTGTTTCAGATTCTGTATCCGCATCAATAGTTTTAAATTTTCTATATTTTATTTTATGATGTTTATCAAAAAAATATCTTAATGTTACTGTTTTTGAATGAGACATCGGTGTTTTTATGTAATCATGTTTTACAATTTCATAACCTTCTTCTAATTCTCTTTTATTTAAATGAAACTCAAGATAAGAATGTCCATCATTAAAATGATCAAGATTTAACATCTGCATTATTTCTGAACGTTTTATTGAGCCAACATAACGTGACTCCCATGTTGTATACTTGCCGCTTTCATCGAATGAAATAGTTATTGGTATTCTAAATTTAAAATCAAAAAAAACAACATCGAAATTAATGATTACAAAATCTTTTATTGGATAAAAATGAATTTTATGGCCTACTATTTCTAAGTTCTCGACAATCAAACTTTCGTTAAATTCTAAGTTATTATTAATTTCATTTAATTTTTCACATATTAATGTATGCACAATTTTAGAATACCTAGGGTTCAGCGACTCTTCACTGGTTAATTCTTTGTAGTCTGGAAAAATTAAATTCATTTTATTTAGTATCCTTTTAAATAGTTAACATATCAATCATTTTCATGTAATCTAAGAAAGCAACACGTTTATCACCTGTTAATAATCTAAAAAATGTTGAATGTGCTTTTTTTGCCCAATCAGCGTCATCAAAATTGAATGTATTATAATTAATCAAATCAATATCAGTATGTTCTTGTTCATTTGTGATATGTCGTAAAAATTTAAGGAATAAAATCTCTGATGCTACTTTCTCGAAGCCATCAATCGAATAACTTGATGTTCCAGCACCGTTAACGCTATAGTTCACTGTTTCAAAACTTTTGCAGTGAACAGTGTGATTTCTATTGAAGTAATATTTCAATTTTAATCTTTTCTTCGGATAGTCTGGTAACTTAACATCGTTTAATTTGATAATTGTATACACTTCATTGAGGTCATCATCTTTTAATGAAAATTCAAGATGTGAATGGGTATCATTGAAATGATTTATATTCAATATATTCATTATCTCTGGATATCTTGAATCCCCTTCATAATAGGAGAGCCATTGAGTATATTGACCTATATTGTTAAAATAGGCATTCACTGCCAAACAAAAGGTAAAATCGAAAAATTTAACATATAAATTGAAGGTTACATATTCTTTTGATTTATAGAAATTTGTTACTGTGTTAATAATTTTAACATTGTCCTTGATGGTTTCTTTGTTTAATTCATGATTATTATTCATGATAGTAAACTTATCACATAACATTGATTGTAAAATGTCTTTTTGTATGTCCGTTAAATTAGGAGATTTCTCTAATTCATAGTAGTTTGGAAATTTTAATGACATCATCAGTCCTCAGTTTTCGCATCTTTAAATTATACATCATTTTCCTATTATAGTCTAGCTTTTCGTTTGGAAAAAGCTAAAAAAAACAGTTGCTTTCATCTGTTTATTTATGTTAAAATGATCGTCTCAAAGAGGTAATTTTATGGAACTGGATATAAAAGTTATAAAAGAATTAGGATCACATGTTGGGACAAAAGTTTGGATTTGTGATTATCGTCAACCTGATTTGGATAAGAAAGCTATCCGTCATGTCCCTCCAACAGAAGTATTCATTGTTTCAAATGAAGAAAATAAAACCAACAAGAAAATTTATTATTCTGACACCCATTTTAGACCAGTTGGTAAAAATGGCGAAGCCAGCAGTAAAATGATTGCTATTTTTGACAACACTGGCTACCGTGCTTATCCGGGTGTTCCGCTTCATGTTTTTGATAACAAAGAAGAGTGTGTTGACTTTTACAATGACCAAGCTGATAAAATTATTTCAGCAATTGATGACAAGATCAGTTGGGTTGTGGTAGGATTGAACAATTACAAAAACGAAATTCTCGACAATAAACTTAAATCAAGGAAATAATCAATGACTACTCCAGTAGAAATAGGTGTTAAAGATCGGTATGGTGTTGAAATCGTTCAGGGTGATTATGTAAAGTTTGATTTTTCTGACTTGATGGACACTCCATTCAGTAACAGTCACTTTGGACAACTGATTCGCAAGCATAGCCTTGAAAAGTGTGTCATTCACTTTATGGCTGCAAAGACCTTTCAACCTGACTACGGTTGGCACAATACCTTATGCTATGTCATCTACTTTTTGAAAAATGATGATGTATTTCTTCGTCGTGAAGATCGTGAAGCAGATGAACCCCCTTATGTTCGGACGGGTGATGAACCGCCTTACTTTACTTACGATTTTGATGCTCGTTTCTTGGTCTACATTAAACAGAAAGACCGTTTCAGTATTTCTGGTCATTCAGATAATACACTTTTGACACTGGATGAGATCAAATCCGCTTAACTATTTATAACGATGGCTTAGGTCATCTTTTCATTTGGAGTTTTAACCATGCTTAATTTTCTTTTTAAAAAAGTGATTGTTGTTGAATATGATGACCGTATTAGTATCTATGATACCTTTAAAAAAGTAAAACGTAATGATGCTCTATTGGAATATGTCAACAGCAATTTGACACTTAAAAGTGGTTCTAAGTCGATGCCAGCAGAATTGCACACAGGTGCTGAATTTTATTATCCAGTGACATTGTACGCCGCCCACCGTTTTAATTTCTTGCACCTTAGTGATGCAGCTTCGTGTGCTTATCATCAATTTAAATCTGTTTTGATACGTTCTTCATGTGACTGGGATGGATTTTCAGCATACTCTTTTAAAAAATAAACATATTTCTTTGGAGATTTTATGAATAAAGATAACTTTCATACTGATAACTGTAAAGCAGATAAAAGGAAATCTATTGTTATACTTTCAATTATTTCTTCAATCTACATACTTATTTTATTTGTTGTTTTTGGATGTATGTATATTTATCAATCTCTTTATTTTAAAAGTCAACAATCTTCATTAGAAGTTTCAAAATTCACAATTTTTCATGATCAATTTGATAAGTCTACGCAAACATGGCTGATAGGTGTAATTTCAGACGATTCCGATATTGCTGGGTCTTTCTCCTGTGCAAAAAAACCACTCAACCACAATCCAGAGCTGTATTACGTTATTGATTACTTAACCACATTTTCCGGCAAAAACAAAAAATCATATGATTTTGAAAATCTTATGAATTGCTATAAGATTGTTAAACTTCCAGAACTTGGTTCTGGCCGTCAGGTGAAGCTTTAGTGGTTGATTTTTTCTCAATTCATGATATAATGTCATTCTAAATTATTAGAGGTCTTTATCATGGGTGTTACCTTTCAGGCTCAAATCAATCACAACGACTACCCAGAAGTTAAAGTCTTCATGGCTGATCGTTATCCTGATCTTGATGAAGAATACTTCAAGCTTGAAGGCTACTGCCCATTTGATGAAGAAACTCAACGCCATTACCAAATGGAGCGTGTCATTGACTTTAAACAAAGTCGTGATTTTAGTTATGCTAATTTCTATTTGATTTTGGATTTGGTTGATCGCAATATCCGTATTGCTACCCAAGCCGATGGTGGATACTATGCTATTGATCATGCTGATATTCAGATTTTCCGCAAAAAAGTCTTTATGGCTTTGAATAAAGTCAATGAGATCAATGCTGTTGAACCCACGCAAAACGGTAACTTCTATGATGGTGGTGCATCAACTGATTACATTCGTGATGCCATGACCGACATGCTTGAAATTATTGATCAGGCATACAAGAAAAACTTAAACGTATTTTGGGCCTAATGATGATAAAATCAAACCAGATATTTAAAGCCGGATTATGCACCATCTTTGGTGCTGTAGCTTTTTCATTATTTTTTTGGAATGGTTATATGAACGATACTGGTCGCTACATGATTTGGAAAGCCTTCGAAGGCGACTCCCAGCTTCTTATGTTTGCTGTCTTTATGATGCCTTTACTGATGGGATTGCCGACTGGTTTTGGTCTTATCTTTTATTCTTTTCGTAGAGAACGCATTGAACTAGAAGATGAAATTAACGAACGGATTGCTATCAGGGATCAAAAATTAGAAAATCCTGCATTAACAGCTACTGAACGTTTAGATATTATTCTAGACACTCACAAACACTAACTACGGAGGTTTCATATGACAATTGCTCAGAAAGACAATGAAAGTTTTGTTAACGCTATACGTTCAATGACTGAAAAGTTTATTGTTCTCTATGAAAGTAAATCTGTATCCCAAGATTTTTCTTGGTTTAAGTTTCGTGATGATACACTTTTAACCGCAATCCAACATTCTTTTGGTGAGCTTACTAAAGAAGAACGTGAGCAATATGATCATGTGTTTAATAATGTCATGAATCTGCATGGTTATGTTCAAAAAAAGGTCAGTATGTTTGATGATGAAGTCGAAGTGTGGCACACAACCCCCAGTTTGAATATTCAGCTTCATGAATACCTTGGCATTGCTTGGGGTGATTATCACCATTTTATGTTTGGGCGTAATGTTTATTCAAAACAATAAAATTAGTTAATATAATGAGGTGCTGCTTGTTAAGTCCAACAGAAAGAAATACATTCATTACAACAGCCATTCAATTCGCTTCGAAACATAAGATACCAACGAATAATTATCTTGATAAGTTTCGACTTTCATTTCATGATCATAAAAATGAAGAATTCGTGCCTAATCATTATTTTGATTATTCAAGATATGCTTCAATTATCTTGAAAGATTTCGATCTACAACACTCTAATTTAAAACTAACAAGCCTATTAAAACCTTATATTAAACACTTGAATATTAACATTGATTTTGATCGACTGCGATTGCATCAATATTATAAAATTGGCTTAAAACCAGATTACTCATCAATTGAAGATGTGTTATATTTGAGCATTCAACTTGTTAGTATTAATCCTACCAAAGAAGTTCAAGATAGAATAACGATTCGATATTATTTTACACCTATCAAAACTTATTTTAAACAATCTATTTTTCCTCGCAGTTTTAATGCTGATGGTTTTGTATTGCATGTTTATTACAAAGATATTGAATCGTCAGTCATTGCTTTGTTGGAAAGCAATAGAAGAGTCATTGAAAACATCCTTGGATACAGCATTGATCACGTCAATCAAGACACTGTTGACCTTCTAGATATGTCAATGATTTGATTTTATCATCTTTTCGTTGACTCTAACGTCTAAATATGCCATAATATAGCATCATTAACTGACAGTAGACACATATATTTATTGGTATTTTTTCATGAAAGCAAATGATAATGACATTGATTATTTCAAATCACTTTTAGCTGTGTTTTCTGCTGAACATAAACTCCACGTTGATAAATATTGTTCAAGAAGACTCTTGAGTTTTTACACTCATGATTTCAAGCCGCTTATGTTGCATAAAATGGATATTGATATCGTCGCCCCACTGGTGTTAAAGCCCTTCAAAGCTTTTAATGTCGAACGACTGGTTAAAAAAGCAAAAATTATCTTTGATGAATTTGTTGATGAACGTCTTGAAGGCTTTATGCTGCCTGATTTTTATGATACCTTTGAAACGCATACTATTCAATCTGTTGTATTGAAGAAGGATTATACCAGTCTTCTGGATGTGGCTTATTATCAGGTTGAATTGATTAGTGATACAAAACCTACTCGTATTTTTATCAACCTTCATACTGAGCCTGTTACGCCTTCTTATCGAAGAGACAGTAACAAGCGAGGTTCTATTAAATATATCATTGCTGATGTTTACTACAAAGATATGGAGTCTATTAAGGAACCTATGTTAGCCTATTATTTAACAGAAGTCAGTGCATTCCTTCAAATTCCAGTTACTGACATGGATGAAAACGTCTTGACCTTGATTAAAATGGCTAAAATCTAAAAACATATCCTTTTTTCTTGACGAATTTATATTTTTTTAGTATAATCACGAGATTGAGAATAAAAGAGGATTTCATAAAATGTCTACGTTTAAAGCAACCGTTCTTTCAGTCATTGTTGAGCCACACCCTAACGCTGATGCGATTGAACTGGCTCGCGTTGGTGATTTCTTTTCGATTATCCAAAAAGGATATTTGAAAACTGGCGATTTGGCTGTCTATATCCCAGAAGGTGCCCTTGTCCCTGAATTCATTCAGGAAGAAGTGGGGTGCCTCGGTAAATTGGCAGGTTCCAAGAAAAATCGTTTGAAACCGTCTATGCTTCGTGGCGTGCTTAGCCAAGGTCTTTGCTTTAAGGCCCGTGAAGGTTGGGAAATTGGTGATGATAAAGCCGAAGAATTGGGTATCGTGAAATATGAGGCTCCTATTCCAGCTTCTATGAATGGTGAAATTTCTAACGTAGGCATTGAAAACACTTTCCACTTTGACATTGAAAACGTCAAACGCTACCCTGATGTGTTGGTTGAGGGTGAAGAAGTGTCGATGACTGAAAAACTGCACGGTACTTTTACTATTGCAGGTAGTGTGTATGGTAAAGCTCCAATTCCACACACTGTTAATGGTCGTTCTTTTGTGAGTAGCAAAGGATTCTTTAACAAAGGTTTGGTGCTTCGTGATAACGAACAAAATGCTCATAACATTTACATTCGTGTAGCGAAGAAGTTTAATCTTTATGACATTACGGCTATCCTTTCAGACCGTTACAAAACTAACGCTTACATTTCGGGTGAAACGTTTGGTGCTGTTCAAGATTTGACTTACGGTCTTGAAGCGGGTGTGTTCGATTTCCGTGTGTTCAATGTGTTCCTTGGTAATCGTAGCGAAGCAAGTGGTGTGTTCCCAGTGAACGATGATGTATTAGAAGAAATTCTTGCTGAGTTCGACTTGAAGCGTGTTCCAGTGCTTTACAAAGGGCCATACAGTAAAGAAGTGATGTTGAAATATACGGATGGATTTGAAACCTATTCAGGCAAAGAAACACACATCCGTGAAGGTTTGGTTATTGAACCACTTGTTCAGCGTCGTGACCCAACCATTGGGCGTGTTGTCTTGAAAAGTGTTTCAACTGCTTACTTGTCGCGTAAAGGTGGCACTGAGCTTAACTAATCGCAATACTTATAGGAGCCAAAAGGTTCCTTTTTTTTGAGGTCTTAATGATGATTACAATGACGTGCGAACAAATTAAAGCAGCCGTTGGATTGGTAGCTTTAAAACACAATCTGGATATTCATTGGAGTTCCGAAGATTCATTTACATGGATTACCATGTGGCGAGATGGCTTTAAATTCAAAGCGTCCGAAGCTGAGCAGATTTCTCAAGAGATTGCAGACGCTAGTGGTTGTGATTTCTACTTGAACAAAATCATTGCTGATGGTTTTGAAGGTGCCCTAGATGCTTATTTCCGTAAAGTGCTGCCGGATGAAGTGCCAAAACATTATATCGACTATGGTAATACACACATTGATGATTATGGTGAACGATTTATTGCTAAATAATCCATTTAAAGGAGCCGAAAGGTTCCTTTTTTGTTGCTATCATGGTATAATCAGTCATCAAATTATCTAGAGCCTTCTTAATCATGAACGAAAAAATTAGCCGTTTACTCAACGCTTTTTATCACATCAGCTTTGATGGAACCGATTACTTCTCTGTTTCACCTACCGTACCACACGATGGTATTTCAGAGTTGGCGATTTGTATTGCTCATGATTGTGATATTCATGTCATGCCTTGCATTAATCCAGACGTTACTTCTTTGCGTGATGCAGATGGAACCATGAATGATATTTATCAAGACATGTTCTTTTCCTTTGAACAATACCCGACTCTGACAGGCTTCTTGAAGATTGCCGCTCGTGGGATTGGTATGGATAACATGCTTGGACGTATTACCAGTGGAGTGGATCTTAAAAATCCTGTTGAATTAATTAATGCCATTGTGGCAGAGCAAGACTACCCAGAAATTATTGAAGGCTTTGTCTACTCTCGCCTACAAGATGATAATGATGGTGAAGATACCTCAACGCTGGATATCAGCTTTGACAGTGTAGGGGCGTATGTGAAGGTTCGTTCACTGGATAGCCTTCGTTATCGGACAAGCTATGGCGGTGGTAAAAGTGACCGTCTTCGTAATTCTTTGCTGTTGATTTGTTATATCATTCATCATAACCTTGTCTAATCCATCGTAAACTGCTATAATAAGCCATACTTTTTCATCGGAGATACATTATGACTACTTTGCACAAAGGCTTTAACAAAATCATGGAAAGCGAATCCATCTTGAGTGGTAACGTTCACTCGACGGTTCAGCGTTCGATGTATGTTCGTGGTATTCATAATGTTGAATGTAATGGTTATGATTTTAAAACAGGTGAACTTCATCAACGTGACATGAATATTTTTACTGATTGGATGCAGCGTAATGTATCGGCTGATTACCTTGTTCGTGATGATTTCTACAAACGAGTGTCTGACCTCGCTTTTAAAGGTGATGTCTGCTTGTATATCTTCCACAGTTCGCCTAAATCGGCTGCGATTGCTATTGCAGTTTCGGATAAAACAGGACTGCAGTATTTCTACGAATTGAAAGGCGATGTTAAAAATCGCAGTATCGTCAATTACATCAAAAGTGAATTGAACACCAAGGGATGGTTTTAACTGCCATTTATCTAACTCCTAGTTGAAACTTTGACTTTCACTCAGATTATAGTATACTGATTTGAAGTTAGAAGAAAACAACTAGGAGTATTTATGTTTAAAAAAACCCTATTCGCGTGTCTTTTGATCAGTAGTTCCTTAGCTGTTCATGCCGAAGATTTTTCACCTTTTGGAATCAAAATCGGAGAGACGAGTTCTTTCTATCCAAAAAATCTCCAACCCACAGTTCTTGAACCAGTAAAAGTTCAGCCGCCTGCACCTGTTGATGACTTTTTCAATGAATACAACGTTTATTTTAATGACGATCAATTGGTTCGTAAAGTCGAAGCATCTGGTGATTTAACATCTGGTAAATACAGTTGTGTGGATATTGCTAATTCACTTAACGACACATTCATCAAAACCTATAAAAACGCTCAACCGGGTGTTCAAAATGGTGCAATGTATGCTTATACCGTTGAAAGTGGAACAGACACCTATTCTGCTTATATCTCATGTGATGACACGTCTATTCATTATGTGATGTTCAATCCCGGTCTTGAAAAAATACGCGATAACATTGAAAACCCACCAAAAACAGATGTAAAATTGTAACCTTTTTTGTTTTGAATAATTAGCCAGCACTTGTGTTGGCTTTTTTGTTTTTTCTGTTATATTAAATGTTTTAAGGAGAACAAAAAAAATGGCAAACATCCCAAAATTAAGTATTCGTCTAACTGACAGTTTTAATTCAGCACTCGATGAAATCAAAACCGCTATTAATGATTTTAAAGCAATGGATGAGTTACATGATCCCTACATGGTCGAAATGGTTATTAGAGACGCTTGTGCTAATAGCGATGAAAATATTCCAGATGATTATGATTTTGAATTGGATCAAGAATCCTTGTATATCAATATCTCGCACCTTCCTAAGTTAAAACAATGCACCCCCGCTGAACTTAGTTTGTTGGAATATTCGTTTAAAGATTCTGAATTGAAGTTGTGGTTTTATATCACTCATGATGATAAATATTTTGTCTTTATACAAGCTCCATTATCTCATATCCTTGAGAATGCTAGGAAATACTGATGACTGATATTGTTCCTTTACTACCACAACTTGTCCATACACCTGATATTGTTAAAGCCATTGATACCATCACTGGCTTGATTTCTCAGGTTAAATCAGCCGATGATCTTTTTTCAAAAAAAGACATCATCGACAGAGCACCAGAACTTGATTATCGTATGCATTATGAGAAAAAACTGCCTAATGATATGTTATTTATTCCTATTCCTTTTGAAATACTCAACATCTCAAACGCTGAAATTGAAGTCGTTAAACGCTACTTTGAGATTAGATCTGGTATCGTTTTTTCAATCAAGCATATTAAAGTGAAGCATGTTTATAATCATTGTATTGGATTCTCAATGGATGTTTTGTATCCGTCATCAGAAAAAGCAGAGAAAATTGAACCGATTAAAGCAGTAGCTAAGATTCCAGTAAAAAAAGGTAAATAAAAACCCCGCTCTTTCGAGCAGGGCTTTCGGAATGAGGTAAGATTGGCGATGAATTGCCGATAAAGATATCTTATGATCCCCGCAATAAGACGGCCCTTGGTGGCTATAATATTGCTGGTTACTTTTTACAACTCCCTTCCAGAATAACCACGACCAGTTAGGATGTTAGATTTTATATTAATACTGTCGATGAGGAAAAAACCTTCGAGACGCAAAAAACCTTTCGCACAGTGAATTTTTTTTAACAACTATTAAGTATACGGCCTGAAAAAAATTCAATAAAAAAATCCGATATACTCAACCAAGATCTAAATCATATCACAAATAATACCCTTGTCAATTCAACTATAACCAAGAATAACGTTGGTAGGTGCATAACTGGTTTTGTTCAAAGACGGTAGATATTTTACAATGTCTTCTGGCACGACTACATCAATCAAATAGCAGGATTCATTCTCGCTCATTATGAAACTTTGAAGCAAGTTGATAAACTCATTGCTGTCAAACAAGGCGTTAGGTACAAAAATATTTCTATCTTCCAGTTTCAAGAATGCTTCTTTATTGATTTCATCACCAACAATCAAGGTCAAATAGGTTTCATGTTGACGTGGCTCATGAAGACATACACCAATACTTTTGCAAGCTGCCCAGTAAGCATCCTGAATGACACTGACTTCTTCAACATGGTAAGGGAGCTTGAAGACAATGGTCTTTGCATTCACTCCTTTATCTACAGTGATACTGTATACATCATCATACTCTTCGCTGATGAGTTCTTTGATTTCGCAGTAATGGATTGCGTTGTTAATCACATCATCTTGCGATGAGCCATGCAGCACACGGTAATCTGATTCATGCCAAAAACGAATCCAAAACGCATCATCAGTGGATTGTTTGATCTTATTTTCATCAAAATCAATCTCGGGTTCGTTTGCAAGCACCCAAGCCAGTCGTTGTTCAGCGGTATAGTTTTTCATGTGGATAAACCTTGTTGGAAGTAGACGGCAATTATACCAACATTTGAGTGAGTAATCAATCTTGATTTGTTGTTTTAAATAGGTGTATTTACTTTTATTTTGTTTGTGGCTATGGTATAATTAGACATCCTTTTAGAGAGCTTAACTATGTTCGACATTAAGTATACTGAATTCCATGACATGCGTAAGATGGCTAATCTCATCAAGCGTCATAAGTTGTTTGAAAAAGAGCACCGTTCAAGCCGCTTTGAAAACAATGCCAATGATATTTTGGCAGGTGATGAAATTCGTCCTATGGGTGATGTTAATTTCATCAAAATCAGCCATTTCTCCACAGTGGTTTGTCGTGTTGATAAAAAGCCTGTTGGTTTACTTATTTTAGAACACTATATTGTTGCTGATACTATTGATTCATCTTTCATGTTGAGTCATAAAAAACGTCGTTATACCATGATTGGCTTGGTTGGCACCTATGTGAAACCAGCGTTTCGTAAAAGGGGTATTGGTCATGCCATGATGAATCTTTTAAATGAACACCTTCAAGATTTTCATGTCAGTGATGACACTCATGTCCCTATGTTGGCAGCAACAGGAAAATCATTTGATTTGGTTCACTCTAAAATGCCTTCGTTTTGTCCCGTTGTCGCACCTTACAATGCAAATAAATGGAAAGATACGGCTAAGAGTTGGTATACTTATAGTCGTCGCACAAACGAAGTAGATATGGTAGAATTTGTTTAATTATGCTATAATACATCCACACATATTTGAGGATTAAGACAATGTTCAGTAAAATTCTTTTTGGTCTTGGTGCTGCTTGGGCTTGGTTCTGGTATAACACCGTAACTCGTTTTCTGGTTGTCTTGATTCCCACTTACATGATTGCTGTAATCCCCTTTTTCGTTCATGTTGTTAAGGTGCCTCCTTCTGATATGGCGAACTCATTGTCTGCCGTCTATTTGCTTGTTTTCGGTTGGGCTGTTTACGATAATGATTTTTCTAAACGGCAAAAATACGGCATTCCAGAGAGGGTTTTCTTTAATAAGAAAGCGAAATCTGTAAAATAAGTTTTATTCATTTAAATTTTGGAGTTTTAATATGATTTCAGAACCACTTAACTATTATGATGAACAAGTCATTGCGTTGGATTTGACACGGCTCTATAAGCGAGAACAAGAATTGCTGGCAGAAATGATCCAGAAACAATCTGCTGCAACTTCGATGGTCGAACAAAAACAAATTATACAAGCCTATCGAGAACAAGACGATGTGATTAAGTTTTCGGATCGAAAAGAAGAAATCATGCGGCGTCAACATGTGGCTAACGCTCGAAAAGAGGCCGCTAAAAACAAAAGTTAATGATTGCCTTTTTACATCATTTTTGTTATAATTGTCACATCTTAACCAAAACGAGAATTCCATCATGAAAATTGCACACGTTGTTATTAAAGAAGCTGTCACGCATTTTCTGGCTAATCAGCCCATCAATAATCTGATTAGTAAATTGTTTCGTGGTGGCCGACAAGTTCAAGATGATTTCGAAATTTTTAAACAAATTGGCTTCATGAAATTTGAAAATGGTGTGGGTACCATTCGTATGCATTGGAGCGATGTCATGCCACGTATTCTTGACCAGATTGAAAAACGTGAAGAGTTGGACACTACCTTTATCATTGAAGTTAAAGGACTTGAAGCGGAAATCGTGGTAAGTTATGATACGCCTTCGATGTGGTTTAACATTACCTCGACAACATTTGATAATCTTTTTGCACTGGCCGTGGAACGGTCAAAGGAGTAACTATGGAATTTAGAGAATTTTTAGAAAAAGCCTCAGAAGAAGTATCATTGTTGTCGAACAGCCAAGTTTTGTATGGCTATGTTTCTTCAGACAATCTATCTTCTATGAGTGATGATGACCTTGAATCGCTGATTTTTGAGCGTTCATGGGTTTCGGGTGGTTCAACTGGTAAAAGCTGCTGGGGTGGTGAAGCTTATAGCCGATCAGCAGATGCCCCAGAAGACATTACACCTGATGTAGCCAAAGTTTTAATGGCTGTTGGTAAAGAAAACATCAGTTTTGTTGTTTACATGGCAAAGATTCAACCTTTGGTTCAATCAACTGATTTGTCGGATAATAGTGACTATTATGGTAACTACACCACTTATTCGCGTGTTTACATGAATTTGAAAGAGTTGTATGATGTGTTGTATGGCGAGCGTGATGATTAATAGCTGACAATCTTAATTATATCCTATGAATCTAGTGAAGATTATATAAGGAGAAAATTATGATTGAGTTTAAAGAGTTTGTAAAAAAAGCTATTGTGTTTGCGAATGTGTCTGTTGATGTATTGCATTCACGCGATTATTCGTTAACCGAATCATGCGTTGAAGCGTTAGATGACAAAGTGCTGGAAACTGCAGTGATTGAAAAAGTATGGGTTTCTGGTGGTGTCTCAGGTAACGATTGCTATGAGTATTTGAATAGGGATGTAGAGAGTGAAGGTGAACAAGACATCGTTCCAGAGGTTTTGGGCTTGTTGAGAAGTTTAGGTCGTGATGACGTTGACAGTTCAGCCATTAGTGCTTTGGTAGAGGCTTACAGCTTCGATGAAGAACCAGATTACTATTTCAACTACTACGAGTATTCAAAAGTGTATGTCAGCTTGAAAGCGTTGTATGATAAGTTTTTAGCGAAAGCTGTCTAATTTATCAATTCAATGTGTTAAAGAAAAACCTCATTTCGGTGAGGTTTTTTGTTGTCTACTGATTTCAATTCTGTTATACTGTTATTATTGACTTAATTTGCTTAGAGAGCAAAGGAGAAAAACACATGAGTCGTGGTGAATCCACTGAAATGATTTCAACAACATTCTATATCGGATGGTTTTATATGAGGGCTGTTCGTGACTATTTGAATGATATCATTGAAAACAAAAAATGGCCGGTTCGCTATGAAGAATCTATTAGTTTCTTTGAAAATAAGTTTGTGCTCTATGGCCCACAACGGGATATCATGTATATTCATTACAAAGTCGAAAATTATTTGAAAAATCTTCAAATTTAAATAAAAAAAGGAGTGTTAATCACTCCTTTCTCTCTTCCATGTTATTATTTTCTTGAATCTCTCTTTGGTCAAATTCATTTTTCTTTTCAATAAGCATCCCTATCAATGATGATTTTGTTGTTTCTAATTCTTTCATAGCTGCATCAATCCCTTTCGTTTTATAGGTGTTAAGTAGATTTATATCTTCATCTCTTAATTTAGAAAATTTCTTAAAAATATGCAATCTTGTAAAATCAGCCTTATCACCAAGCTTTTCTTTTAAATACGTTTCATCTTTTATTCCAGAATTCTTAGAGAACTTATCCATTATTTCAAAAATTTCTTCATTTGTTGTTTTGTTAATGGTCGGATAATGTAGTATAGCCAAAAAGTCAGTATACTTTTTTGAAGATCTTTCTAAATTTGCAACGCCATCTGGTATTCTTTCAACGCTTAATAGATTAACTTTATTTTTATAGAGTTGTGTTCCATTTTTAGTAAATTGAAGATTTACATCATTTACTCTATTTATTATTGAAGCTATTAACAAATTGACTTGTAGGCATAATATTAATGTTATTGAAATGCAAGCTAATGAACTAATGATTATTAGCTTTATGTTCTTTATTTGCTTTATGTTTATCAATATTGCACTAATTATGGGTATCAGTATAAAATATATATTTACACTTAGCATTTCTTCAATACCATTATTATTGATTGTCGAACTTAATGTATAGACACCAATACTTAATAATAGACACAGTGATAGTTGAATTTTTAAAGCACCTGTTATATTTCTAACTATTTCTCCTTTACCACGATAAAGTGCAATAAATAGCAAATTAATACCAATTAAAATTGTATACATGATCCCATAATAGGTGTCTAAGTTAATTTTCCAGTATTCTTTTGGAGTGCCTTCAGCATAAATTAATGTGCCAGATATATGATTATAGATACCAGAAGGGTCAAGTAATCCAAAATAGGCAATGATAATGAAAATTATATTTATACACAAAAAAAATAAAGCAACTTTATTATTTATTAATTTCATTTTGTTGTCCTAGTTTAAATTCTATGAAAGGTTGATCGCCTTTTATATACAATGGGTGCTTTGGCATACCAGCCTTGGTAGTTCCTAAACAATACATTTCAACGCCTAATTTATTGAGCATATCGTAAACTTCGACTACTCTCTCCATTTTAGCATTTCCACCCCACGCACAGATAATTCTTTTATGTTTGCTGAACAAATTCATAAGGTAGGCATCATTATCTATCCCTACTGGGTCATCTGTTAACCATAAGCTTTTTGGAGTAGGTGAACGAAAGGCATATAAGTTAACCACTTTCAATGAATCATGACCATTGTCTTTAGCAAATTGTATACATCTTCTAATAGTAGGATCATCAATCATTGAATCAGCGGTACTGGGATTTAGCATACAAAATATGGCTGGGTTGTTTGGGGCTTCTACGAAGCTACGACCTAATTCATAGCGAAATTTTAAACATTGACTAATGACGGCTGTTTTCATATTTTCTTTCATATTTATTTTCTCCTTATGCTAAGATATATGACAAACTAAATACTGTCAAACAAAAGCATATTATAAAGCAAATACACGATGTAATATTATAAAAACACATAGTTTTTTAATATAAAAATATAACTAATTAAAATCAAAGTATTATATATAAAGTATGATTGAAATTTTAACGAAAAAGATGTAAAGTTTAAGTCCTTAACAAAGGATTAAATCATGAAATTCTTTCTGTTGGTCAGTGTTGGAATACTCAGTGTTTTGTTAGCTACTGCCAATGAGCCATTCAACAGAAAATTACCTTATACTTTGTCTATTACTGACAGTCAAAAACAATTGAATGTCTCTGTTCCCACATCGGTTGGCACCATTTCATACTTTTCCACCAATGAAAGCAACGAAATATTGTTAACTCAATGCTTGGCTGGTATTGACGTTATGAATCAAGAACATATCAAACGATTAACCTATAAAAATAAACAGATCGATGCAGATATTACAGTTTTTGTCATGTCAAAGAATGATGATCGATTTAAAGCAATGGTGGTTTATTCAAAATTAGATGACAAACCAATTCAAAATAAATCAAAGGAGAATGTCTGTAATTCTTTAAATGGTATTTATTCAACAAAAAAATGGATTGTAGATCTTTCTTTCAACAAAATCACATCAATTACATTGAATGAGAACAATCAGCTATATTTGAAGATAGCAAAATATACTAACTAACTATAATTGTAAACAGTATTTAACTTAGTATACTACTTATACAATTAGGAGGATTTATTATGTTTAAAACTTTTCTTGCTGCTACTCTTTTAATCTCATCAGGTTTTGTATATGCAGAAACTATTGCACATGAACCATATCTTATTCAATTCAAAGACAAACAAAATAAAATCAATGACGTTATAAGACTTGATGTTGATGGATTCCCATCTTCTGGCGGTGGGATAATGAAAGAAAAGCATAAAACAACCGACTGTATTCTTGAACCCTATGATTTTGAAATGTATTCCGCCAGTGATTCATTTTCTGGGATAACTGTTCAAACTTTATCCCAAACTAGAGAGATTTTTCACATTGTTTTTACATTAACGTATACCGAAGATTTTTCTACTGAAAACGCTATTAAATTGAATGATACTTGTACAATTGCTAATAACGTATCAAGTACGATTGATGTCCAATGGGCAGGTGATATTCAGTTTGGAGAGAAGAAAACTATTAAACTGCCTAACAATAATGAACTGTATATGGAAGTGTTGAAAGATTATCCAGAAATAGATTAATATTTAATGGTTTAAATATATTTTAATATGATTGTATTAATAATTTAATAGCTTATAATAAACATTTAATTAGGAGTTTTATTATGCTAAAAACCATATTTATAACAAGTTCTTTACTTATATCATCTATGTCTGCATATGCGGATGTTTCGGCTTACAAAATTGACATCAAAGAGAAACTTGATGACAGTTCATTTTCAATTACAACACCAATGGGCAGCATTGTTCCGTTCCAAAAAGGTGGTAATCCATTAAAAAATGAAAAGTGTTCTATTGTCTTGAATGATGGCACCACAAAAACAGAATTTGAAACTAACCAAATAAAGTCAGATAAAAATAATACATTAACTGCATCTGTATATCCTGTTTCTATTGATGGCGATAAAGTTAAATTTGTATTGGTGTATAGTAAGCAAGATATGATGACTTCACAAGAAGATCAAGACTTCATGCAGATCGGTGAAAACTGTAAATTCCATAACTCAGTTGTTCATGCAGTATCTACTGATGTCCATTGGGCAGGTGAAGTAACGTTAGGTAAACATACCACTATTCCAGTATCTTCAAATAATTCTATTGATGTACTTATTACAGAAATTAAACCAACTAAATAATAACTCAATCCTTTTTGGAGATTTACAATGTTAAAAAAAATGCTGATTGCAAGCTCATTGACACTTATTTCATTATCAGCTCTTGCTGATGTCGTTTCACCACCAATGTATAATATTGAACTTAGAGAAACTGATGGTGTTGTTGATACCGCTGTCGCTTCATTTATCACATTTATTGGCAAGGCAATGCCAATTGAAGTCACACAAGAAAACAAAGACAATTCTACCAATTGTTCACTGACTGTTAAAGATGATATAGGTTTAACTGTATTGAATATTGAACAGAAAAATAAACTAGGTATTACTGCTACTGTTTACCCGATGTCTATTGATGGTGACAATATCAAATTAATGTTAACGTATAGCAAACAAGCTGATATTTCGTCTGATAAAGGAACACTCGTTAATGATAACTGTTATTTTTCTAATGCTGTTTCAACCACCACCAATGTTCAATGGTTAGGGAATGTTGAGATTAATGAAAAAACAAAAATCCCAGTAGCTGGTAAAACAAACTTAATTGTTCTTATCAAAAAAGTTAATACTAATGATAAAGACTAATATCAATCAATCTGTTAAAAATACCTGTCAACAACTAGGCTTTCCACAAGAATTTGTGGACAGCTTAGATATTGAAGCTGTCTTGGCGGCAGAAAAACAACAAAAGACTATTTTAGCCATCAATTCAAATTATTCTGGTTCAATTGACATTCACTCTAAATTGACTGATTCTGTTAACAAGCACAGTATTTGTGTAACATTTGATAATCCAGTTGATTTTTTAGAAAAACGATCATTATTTAATCAAATACACGAAGATTCATTTTGTTTCTTCAATCTTATTTTTGATAACAACTTCAAGTTTGTGTCTTTTTCATTACCTTATTGTTTCCATGCTGATCATGTGTATAACGAAATTGAGCATGATTTTGTCATATTTTTCAAATTTGATATTGATAATCAATTGATAGGCGTTGAGACTCGAGAGTTTAGAGAGAGTGAAGAAATTCCTATGATATCGAAATCAAGTCATCTGTTAATGCCTATTGCTGATGAACTTTTGTTGGTGGAATTCCTACGTTACAAATACAGTCCAGAAATGATAGAACTCATTCCTGAATTTACCATACCAGCGGCTTATGATTTTACATCTGCAGATCTTGACCGCCGTATTCAATTAGCTAGAATGATCAAGTTTTAATAGTCAAACACTTTATCTTGCAATCTGTCAAGAATTGTTATGTCACCCTTGTAATGTTTATCAATTACTTGTTTGAAGGCTTCTGTATCCCTGAAAAACAGATGATTTGATGGTTTACACACTTTGACATTCATAGCATCTTCATAACTGTTAGAATGGCTAAATAGCTTATCATATTCTTTACCACGTTTTGACCATTCTCGTTTAGTCATACCTTCTGGTAAATCTGAGTTATCATAATAGTCGTAACTGATTAAAGGGACATTGGCTTTTACATTCTCTATGATTTCTTTGTAAGCAGAATTGTTGTAGATACGATAGAAGGTTTTCTTGCCTTGTGTTTTAAAATAGATATTGGTCGTTTTGTTTAAAGCACAACTAGATTGAACTTTTGAGGCCAGCTCAATGATGGCATAATAGAATTCATGCAATTCAACTTGCCTACCTTTATATTTTTGATTGATAATACTGAACAGTAATTGATTTTGATAGGTAGCATACTGCTTTTCAAACACCTCTTGAAGTGATGTTTCGTTTTCAAACAGTATAAAGTCATCAATGATCGATTTATAAATAGCCTCTCTGGCGATTTTGTTGGCAATTTCTTCAATTAATTTATTATGGCTATCAATTTCTGCCATTTTATTGGTATTTAGTACAAAAAAATTATCAATCACTGTTGACATAAATTAACCCTCAAATAATCGATTATTTTACTTTATGGATGATAAAAAGTCAATGTTTTATGTTATTTTCATTTTATTTCTTTGTTTTTAACTTTTTCATGATTAAAACGTTGCTTTATAGGCTCTATTTTGGTACAATATCGGAAATGAAAACAACGGAGATACACCACATGTCAATTTTTCCAACTATTCGCCATATTGACGACATCTTGCCAGCTTTGGTTGGTAAAGATTACATCGGTATCAACAAGCAATCTAACGGTTCGACTGTTATTTGCTATAACATCAGCAATGCTGAAGGTTTTGCTACGTCTTTTGAAAAAGAGTGTCGTGGTATTACTTTCAACCGCGATGGTAAAATTGTCTCCCGTCCTTTGCATAAGTTCTTTAACTTGGCAGAGCGTGAAGAAGTCTTGCCACAAAACTTGAATTGGGATGATGTTGTTGCTGTCTTCGATAAAATGGATGGTTCTATGATTACGGGTGGTGTATTCCACGGTGAAGTCTTCGTAAAATCTAAAAAATCCTTTGAATCGGATGTGGCTGTCTCTGCTTTGGCTTATGTGAAAGCAAACCAGAAATATTACGATTTCATCAAGCATTGTGCTAATGTAGATTTGACACCAGTTTTTGAATATACGTCGCCAAATAACCGGATCGTATTGCGTTACGATGAAGAAAAAATGACTGTGTTGCATGTTCGTCATAACATCACTGGTTTATACCATACTCCAGATGAAGTGGCAGCATTGGCGAAGTCTTTTGACATTCCAGTGAACGCACCATTGTTTGGTAAAGGCTTTGATTTGAAAGCATTGTTGGAATCTTTGAATACTGTTGAAGGAATCGAAGGTTATGTCATTCAGTTTAAAAACGGCGATATGGTGAAAGTCAAAACTCGCTGGTATGTAAACTTGCACCATGCTGTTACTTTCGTGCGTATCCGTGATATTGCTCGTTTGGTATTGTCGGAAAAAATTGACGACTACATTGCATTTGTTGCTTTGAATGCACCAGAAGCCGATTTGACTCAAATCCATCATATCAACGACACTATTAAAGGTGAAATTGAAGGAATCAAGAAAGAAGTTGATACAATTTTGGCTCAGCATCAAGGTGCAGATTTCAAAACGTTGGCAACTACTTACTTGGGGCATCCATACTTCTCTTTCATCATGACCACTGCTCGTGGTAAAGAAGTGGATTATTTGGACTACTACGAACGTAACCGTTTGAAAGAAGTTTGGTCTTTGGAGCAAGTGGATTTGGGTGACTTCACTGGCACCGACGAATCAGACGAAGAAGTTCAAGTAGACGAAGAGTGATACACTGTAACATCATAAAAAGGCGGCTATGTCGCCTTTTTTGTTTAACCAGTTTTAACATTTAAGAATATTTTCATTGACTTAATATATATAAAATAGTATAATTAATCAAATCCTACGGAGTTATGTGATGAATATTATTCCCCCAGAACACAAAGAAAAAACCGTTAATTCTATTCTTTTTTCATGTACTTTAAACATAGCTCTCATCATTGGTGGAGTTTACTTAGCTTACCTATCGTTAGTATTTACTTATCAACACTGGTCGATGATTTCTGGTTCTGTTGAATCGTTTTTCTTGATGTTTAAACCTGCTAAAGATTTTTTGGTTAGTCATCTTGGAAAACTCTTTATCGTCTGGTCGGTGATGACAGCTTGGTTTTTTTGCTTAACTTCTAAACTGGACAAAGAATATCTTGATTTCAACTCCGTAGCAATGAATATTACTGATATTTTCATGTTCTTGGTTCCTTTTTTGGGCTTTATTGTTTTTGGAACGGTGCCCTTTAAACTCGACAGTTCATTGATTTTAATTAGTGTTATATCAAGTGTTATTTCTTTTGTTTGTTGTCTATTTTGGATTTGTATTGTCGGAATGCATCTTGATAATACTTTTTCAAAAAAAGAATATGGTACAGTAATGGAAGCTAGACCAGAACAGTTGAAATTAGACTTACTTTAAACATACATTCATCAAAAGTAAGAAAAGACGCATTGATAGCGTCTTTTTTTGTTTTTGTTAATTGACTTATTGATAATAAATAATATTATATACTCAATTTATTGGAGTTATTATATTATGGAAAAAGTTAAAAAAAGTTTAGGTTCCATTATGCTTTCTTGTACATGCAATGTAGTGCTTGCTTGTATAGGATTTTATTTGCTATATCTGTTATTCGGCTATCTCAATGATAACTGGGAAACGATTAGCACCAGTATCATGTCTTTTATGACTACATTTATACCTCTTAAAAATTTCTTATTTGCACATCTTGGAAAAATATTTATTGCGTGGTCTATATTAGCTCTTTGGGTTTTATGTGTAGGTATGAAAATGGAAGAAAATGAAATCGAAGAATCAAGTATACTTAATTTTATACTTTTCTTAATGCTTCCTGTTGGATCAATTATTTTCTTTATGATTCCTTTTCAACTCGGTTGGAAATGGTTCCCAGTCAATGTTTTGTCTATTTCAGCCAGCTTCGTTCTGCTTGTTTTCTTTATTGCTGTAATTTGTATTTTCTTTGATTTAGATACTGTTGATAACAAAGAAAATTCAGAAGGTACAGACATTGATGCTCCTGAGCAATTAGAGTTGTTTGATAAAAAATAAAATAATAGGCCGACAAAGAGACGCTTTCATAGCGTCTTTTTTTTGCTTTATTGTTTTCATTATGGTATTATAACCAAATCAAAAAAAAATGAGGTTATCATCAGTGATTAATGTAATTACCAACAAAAAAATGATTGAAAATATTAAATCTGGCTTAAATTCTGAGTTGGTTGATCATCCTGCTATTCGTATTGATCATTGGGTATATAATGCCGATATCTTCCGAGAACTGTCATATGACGAGAATGGATTTAAACGCCCTGCTGATATTATTAACTACCTTTACTGTTCTTCTTACAACGATTTCTTGAAGGCTTATAAAGTCACCAAAAGCAGCTTTGTTTTTGAAACTTTCAGACGTTATAAACATTATGCACTTGAATACACTTCACCGACTGAAACCTATTATTTCACAGTTAGCTATAACTCTGAACGTGGTATGGATATTAATTTCTATCCTCATATGATTTCATCTGGCTTTGATTCATCCGCCCGTGATGATTTTAATAGTGAAATGTATTTGGCTTATTCAAAGATTATGTATGACTTCTTGACGGAATTCTATGCGGATATTTTAAACCATCTTTTTGATACTTACGATTTGAAATCCATTATTGACTATTTCAGCAAATCATACCGCCATTCAGTAGGTGCTGTTGAAATTTTAACAGATTATGAACAGTCTAGGGACATTACCTTGATTATGCCAAAACTACAATGATTGTGTAGACAAAGCGTTGGATTAATTATGATTAAAAATATAGACTTGTCTTTGGATTTAAAGGAATTTTTAATATATGTTGAGTCATTGAATATTGGTATGGAGCCTATTCATTACTATTATTTAATTGACGTTGATTACAAAAAAAGACTATGTTCAGTCACTGAAAATGGTGAAACAAAATTTTTGATAGGTATTGATAAAATACAGTATCTACGAGAAATTTTAAAACCACTAATGAATGATAAAAACGTCAATCAACTTATTTATATACTTTCAATAGCTCAATTTTACAGCTATTTATTTTATGATGATTATTTCAATGGTTTAGTTGATTTCTCTTATGTGGATAAATATGCATCTGATTATTTACAGTTTTCAGTCGGTGTTTTAAATTTTAATATTTTTGACAATAATATACAAGTTTATAATTGTGGTGACGATTATATATTTGAGTCATTTACTATTGAAGATACATATAATTTTTTCTTAAATTATATTCAACAAAAAATAATTGACAATTTACACGCTGATAGGGAACAGATAAGTAACAAAAATATTTTGCTTCTTGAAATGCTGAAAATTTAAATCCCTAGCGTTCCTTCCATTTCTTCATTGCCTTGTTTTTACTCTTATGCTATAATAAGGCATCATTTTTTAGAGCATTCACTTATGCAACCAAAGCCAGAATGGACAACCTCACAAATCAATGCGAACATAGCCCTTCGCAACCGTCTTTATGTTTCCGGTTTTCTATTATCCGGTGTCCTGAAAGATATTCGTGCTGGTCATGCTAATGGTGTTGTGAACCTTCATTACGAAGATGACATTCCAGTGGGTGTTATTGTTCATGTGACCGATGGCACACTAACTGATGATTTGTCTTGTTATTACGACTTGATGGTTTTTGTCCGTAAGGCACATCGGAAGAAGGGTATTGGTAAAAAATTAGTGAATGAATTGAACGTGTCTACTCGTTTAAAAGTGGGCCGTGGATCTCGATATAGTCAAAATTTTTGGAGTTCATTGGGGTTTAACACTTATGGCTAATCATCATACGAAAAAGAAAATTGTAACGCTGGTTGTTGACAGCTTTCATACTGTTTTTAAAAACAATCACCTAAATGGACTGGGTTTTCATGAAGATTTTGAGCCGATGAAAGAGGTTTGTGCATTTTTCAATGGCACCCCTGTTGGAGCATACGGTTGCTTTAAATTTGAGTTGGATGGACACACCGTTTTTGTTTATAACACATATGGTGATGAAGACAACGAAAGACATGACGCCGAAGACATGGTGAACATTGCCAGTATGGGTTTTTGTTTTTACTTTGATAAATACTTTTATTGTTTTGATATGGACTCTGGTGGTTACATTATACTTTTCAACAAAACAGTAAAGCCTGCTAAAATCGATCCTGATTTTTTTAGTGGTAAGCGACCTTTCTATCATTATAATGATCAAGGATTCTTGTCGATGCAAGGTTTTTATGAAAGCCTTAAATTTCCAGAACATCTAGAAGCTCATAAATGGACAAGTGGTCCAAGAACTCGATTTGAGCTTGAAGAATATACCTTATTATGATACTATTGTTTAAAATGTGAAACACCCACTCATGCATACAAATAGGTGAATTTATGACTACTCATTATCTTTCCATCTACAATCGTGAAACCACTACGTTGAACTATTCCGGGTTCAAAGACCCTACTGCAAGCTTGCTTAAAGTACAAGGCGAACTTTCCCCTGCGGTCATTGCAGCAGCTAAATTTATTGTAACTGATGGTGTTCTTGTTAAAATTAACGAAGGTGGCCGTTACCCTAAATGTGGTGTTGGTGAAACACTGACTGATGAACAGATTCATCACCTGCAATCCAACTATGAAAAAACCACCACTCAATATTTGAACACATCCGATAAGATTGAGGCTATCTTGGCATGAATACAAAACTCATGAAAGAAGAAGTTCAACTCTATAAGCCGAAGTATCGAAATAGAACTCATGCTCGCATGGACTTTTCTGATTGGCAAAAAGAACTCAATCGTAAAATCCGTCAACAAATGCCACCAGAACTTTGCTTTCGTGTGGCTGTTCGTGAACACTTCTTGGATCGCCTAATTGACCGAGAAGCTGATCCTCGACACATCAAGAAGTTGATTGAAGATACGATTCAGAAGAAAATGTGCGAAATTCTCTTTTTTGGTGCATTAAATAAAGATTTTCCACGCATGGTTTTTACGGATACCATTCACCATGTTATGTCAACTTGGTCAAATCATGACCGTTGCATTGTATTACGTTCTTATTTCTTGAACAGTGATCGTCTGGTGGGTCAGAATCCTGAGTTTACATTAAATCCCCATCAATAAATATTTTCGTTGCATAATTGTTTTTTTGCTGTTATAATCTCGAAATCATATTATTGGAGATCAACCATGTTTAAAGAAATGTCTCAACAAACTCAAGAACTTATTGTGGAATCACTGAACAGTGTTGTTACTAAACTTACTTGTTTTAATGGTGAAATTGCTATTCTCATGCAAGACGCGGCTGAACCCTATCAGAGTATCAATGATGCGGTGACTGACAAACTTGAAAACGTTGCTGAACTGTTTACCGAAGACGGTCATGTGATTGATGAAGTAGATGCTTATGCAAAAATGGTTGTTCTTAAAGCCCTTAATGATCGTATTAAGGAACTTGAAACTTCGCTGACCTATTTTATTCAATTTGGCGAGGCATTGCCTATTGAAGATGTGGTTTTTGCTTATGAATCCAAAATCAAAGCCCTGTATGGTGCTCAAATGGAATTCTTGACCGCTGTTTAAGCTGTATTAGTGATTTAATAAAGCCATCCTTGTGATGGTTTTTTTATTGAAATTTTTTGTTGTTTGTATTATAATATACATCTCAATTCTAACATGAGTAAATAAAATGTCTAATTTTAATGTAGGTGATGTTGTCGTTGACTTAACCAATATGGACAAATGGCGAGATCCGAAAGAATTTAAGTCGGAATTCTTTCTCTATGAATTCAATAAAAAAGTTTTGATGACGGACGAAACAAGCTTCATTATCAAATCAAATCATGAACGTTATAATAATCCTGTTTTCTTGCCTGATCATGAGCTATTTTCTCAATCTACCGGATTGAATGAAGATAAGTCCCGAGTTCTTTTCAACTTGACTCCACACATGGCTGGTCTTGGTGCAGTCCTTCGAAAACAAAAGACACCAGAAGAATACGCTCGCTTAAAATCACCTCTTGCAATGGATGATGATGAAGACTTTAATCATTTTGTTAGGTCTTTAAAAGATGCCTTCTTGACTTATTTTGATAACATCCATGAAGAAATCAAGCCACAAATTGCTTGATGTTTTTGGTGTTTTTTGATAAAATAGTTTCATAAATTAATCACATATTAGGTGGCAGTCATGTCTGAACGTGTAATCACTATTAAAAAAGTAGGTACTGTCAATAATGTTATGTATCGAGATGTTCTTGTTGGATCATTTGAAGATGGAGATACAGAAACTCTTGCCATGATTATTGATCGAGCTATTGACGTTTCTATCGAACGAAGGGCACCCAGTTTAAAAGACGCTTTTGAGCGAACTATTGATCTGGCGTATGATATGGGGCGAAAAGGTCAAAATATCAATACGGCTAAACAACTTATTTTGTTGGCTTGCTAAACAAAACTTCAGCTTTCTACTATTTTCGAGGCTTGTGATGAACGATATCACCATTACACATTTGCCTATGCAACAAGTCAGCAGTGTCGCCTACAAAGGAAAATTCATTGGTCTGGCCGAGGATGGTGATTCCGCCAAAATGCAGCGGTTGGTTAATGAAGCGATGGAGCTTCATGATAAAGCTGAAAAAGAAAACTGGATTAAAGCAATGGTCAAAGTCTCTCGACTTGTATATAATCTTGACAATGATGAGGTTTCGGAATCTCGTATGATCGAAATTATTAAGGAGCAGTTCAAATGAAATATCTTTCTTTGTCCAAAGACATTGGAGCGGTAGCGGTTGCTCTTGGTGTTTCAAGTTATAAAATCAAAGATACCATTTTTGATGTATTCCAATCTATGGAGATTAAATACTCAAATTTTTCTGATTGGTATGACAAGATTTTTGTCGAAGTATTGATGGATAATGTGCGTCGGGATATTGTTTTGGCTGTTGATGGCACTACCATTGCGGCTATCTTGATTTTGAAAGATATGGATGGTGAGAAGAAAGTATGCAATATTGTGGTACTTCCAGCTTACCGTAAACAAGGTATTGCCAACGAATTGTTTGAAATTGCATTTGAATATCTTGGCACTCGTAAACCTATGCTTTCAATGTCACAAGACTTGGTACCTAGCTTTTCTGGCATTATTCGTAAATTTAAATTTAAGCTTACTAATATTGATCAAGCTTACAATACAGATAAAGCAGAATTTTATTATAATTGAAAAAAAGTATTGACTTATAGACTTAATTCTCTTATAATTGTCAGCATTGCGGAAGTGATGAAATGGTAGACGTTCTGGTCTTAGAAGCCAGTGCCGAGAGGCGTGTGGGTTCGAGTCCCACCTTCCGCACCATTTTAATACAGGCTCACATTTGTGGGTCTTTTTTTTAACTTTTTGTCAGTGTGATCGATGATGGGAGTGTTATGTGAAAGAAAATCTTGATGTCTCCAAATCAAAAAGAAATTTATTCATTGTTGTGGGTCTTGTTTCTTTTTTGGCTCTCTTTCTTGGCATGGAGTTATCCCGATTTTTTCATAACTATTTTGATCGTCAGTCTTCTATTCACAACACAACCTCTGATAAAACCCAAGGCATGGTTAAATCATTCTTTGCTCAACAAGGAAGCAGACAATGACTCTTCCTGTCTATACTGACTTTATCGTTAAATACACACAAGAACAACCCCTTGAACGTAGTTGGATGCCTCGTTTACACAATAACAGTCATTATTATTGTGATAAAGAATCTCGATTTGTCGATGTCTCTGAAATGTTGGAAAGTTTGTATTCAGAAAAATTAATTAGCTATCCACGAACAGATGCAAATGTTATCTCTGTTGATTTGTTTGATGAACGCTTTGATATTCTGGATGCCATTACTGAATCCAATTACCATAACAAGGACATTGTTAATCTCTTGATACAAATGGACATCAATTACATGAAACCTAACTGTTGGGTAGAGCAATTGAAATTCTCTCATAATGCGATCCACCCAGAAGCCACTGTTAAAGATATGCGTTGTTATTTTTTACCAAGGACTCGGCCTTACGATGTGGTTAGGGAAGTTATCTATACCGATATTTGTAAATCCTACATTAAACTGTTCATTCCAGATTGAGGCTTTTCTTTGTTTGTGGTATAATTGTCGAAATCTTAGAGGAATTACCATGACCAGTCTTGATCTTATTTTGAAAAATATGATTCTGTCTGCACCGCATATTTACCCAACGACTTGGCAATGTTATACATCTATTTTCCTTGATATGAACTCAGGTTTCACTTTTTCTAATTCAGAAGTTGGCTGTCCTTTTGAAGTCAATGAACTTCCTGTTATCAATGAACAACATCTTGATGCCTACAAAGCTTTAGCTGTCAATCCAAAAGGACAGCTTGACTACGAAATGAAAGTATTTATGACCAATTTTATCAAAGAAAATATTGATATGATTGTTAAGACGAAATGCGTCTATGTAGAATACCTTAAGCCTTCTCGTGACGATTTAGCTCTGTTGAATGATCGGTCGCCTCTTTGGTTGATTGATGACACCTATCCTGCTGATGTAATTAACGCTGCTCTTTGTGTGTTGAAAGAAATGAAACATGTATTATGGAATTTTCATGGCATTCATCATTCACCTTCTCGACCGATTGATAGTGCAGCTTGGAAAGAAATATGTTATCATACAGCTTATGTTAAAGTGTCTGACCGACTTGAATATCTTCAACCACAAAGGACTCTACCTTAATGAAAGCGATTACAGTGATTGAAGCAATTATTGCCCAATATAACCTTTCTTTCTCTACTCGTTGGCGAGTATTGGAGCACCTTTTTCTGGTGAATGGTAATGGTTGCTATTGGTTGAAAGATGGCTCTCTTGATTCGGACATCTCTAATTACAAAGAAGGCGTCATGGGTGAAAACAAAATGATTCAGTCGTTGAATGAATCCTTGGAACTGGTCAAAGACTATAACATCCCAGCCTTTACTGATGCTTATCATCTGCAAATTAAGTTTGAACAAGGCTTTGATCAATTTAAAGAGAAAAACTTCAAAGCAATTGCAGCAAACCAATTCTTTTTCTTTGACAGTCAAATCCCAAGGTTTAAAGATCTGTCACGGGCCACCTTCAATCATCTGTTCTATGAAGTGCCTGATAATGTCCAACCTGACTGGAAAGCATTGATTGTTGAAACTGCTTGTATTGTCCAGAAGGGTATTAAAGACACCTACTTTGTTTCAGGTGCTCTTACGTCTCCAGATTCATGGTCTAATCAAGAAGCTTTTAGTGTTTATATGGCGGCAGAAAACCAGCTAAAATCTTTAAAATGACTTGACGAACTCTTGATTTTTCATCCTACTATGTTATAATGGCCTTCTTAATTAGGGAGGTCATTGTCATGTCGAACAATCATGAAATCGAAAATCTTGAAGATAAAATTTTCACGACCTTACGCCGTAATGGGAATTATGCCATTCCTAAAAATGCGGTGAATATTTACGCACCTATCCTTTCATTGCTTACCAAGATGAGCGAAAATGGTTTCGTTGTTCAGACAGAATCTCCTAATAAATTCATTTTTACAGCTACTGATAAATTGTCGCCTACCATTGTGGTTCGTGGTGTGACTGCAGACAAAGTTCGCACTGGTTATCACCTTTGCCGTAAGAAGACCGATGATGTTGTGTCCAAAGTGAATGCTCGTAACCTTGAAGTCTATGCTAAAGATGTAGACTTTCTGGGTGTCGTTTGTTCGGTGGAAACAAAAGAAGTGGCTGCTAATCTATGGGAACGTCTCACCTTTAAGAAAAATGGTGTTAAAACAGTAATTAAGTTCAAATATAAGACACTGGTTGTAGCACCTGATACCGAATTGATGAAAGTTCGGTAGATATCCTACTCATCAACCAACCGTCTATAACATCACTAACAAGCACTTCGGTGCTTGTTTTTTTTGAAAGTAGCTTTATACTATTTTTAATTTGTGGAGGTTGCCATTGCTTAAATTTGCTGTATTGTTGAGTTGTTTCACCTTTCTATCTGGTTGTGGTGGTGATACCATCATTAGTGAGAATCCGCGTGAATTTATTGTCTTAGAATATGATAAGCCTTATGGCTTCAGCGTTACACTTGAAGACGTGATTACTCATGAAATATACAAAGATGTTCCTGTTTCGACATCTTGTGACGACTATCCAAAGTTGAAAATTGACTCCATCTGGTCATTCCCTGTCACCACCTATGTGGACAACTCAGGAAAATCCTATTCGGTGGTTGATGCTAGTGATTTGTGCGATAAACTAGAAAAAATGCTGTAAAACCTTCTCAATTTCTGTTATACTTAGGCATTCTTCATGATAAAGGATGTCTATTATGACTTCGCTTGATACAGCATCATTGTTTTCTGTCGCAAGGCTTAAAACTCGGTTAAATCGAGAAAACCTTTCAGAATTCATTCCATCTTCGTTCGTTTTTCAATCAGTCTCCATCATTGTCATGGTTCTTGCTTTTATCTATGGTATGAGCATTGATAGTCGTAAAATCATAGTATTCAGTGCATTCAATGGGATTGCTTCCATTCTATTGTTCGGTTTGGTGTTATGGATGACTAAAATTAAAACGTTGCCTGATCGCTATTACAGTTGGTCTACTGCCATCAATTATGTGGGAGCAGTGTTTTCCATTCCTTATCTGATTTTTATTGACTATGAAGCTGTATTGGCATTTTCGACGATCTTCTTTTTCATCAACATTTTCAACCTTTGTGTTCTTCTTCATATTTTGAATTTTCGGTCTAATCATCACCACAGTTGGAATGCTCTTCGTCAAGTTACCGAATCGAAGAAAGGCTTCAAATTCAAGCTGACAATGGGGCTACGCCTTCATATGATTATGCCTATTGGTTTGATCAGTATTCATTTTGAAAGTATCACTATCAATCATGTCGAACATGATTTGTACTATCTAACTAAACATTTCAAAGAATATGGACTAGACTTGTCTTCGGTTACTGATGATGATTTAAAACTTTGGGAAATGATTAACTATTGATTAAAATCAGGTGGTTTATGACTAATATTTTATTTTTTACACAACGTATGCTGGTCGCTTACACCTTTGGTTTTATGGGCATTCTGTGCTCTATTCTTATCGCGGCTTTACAGATAACAAAGATATCTGCTAGCGGTGATGTGCTATGGCTTTTATTGGCGTGTGGTTTTGCAGTGGCTGTATTTGTGGTTTATCTGGATAGCCGTCCAGTTCTTGACAATATTAATTACTATTCAAAATATGCCATGTTTAATTATGTGTTTAGTTTATATGTTGTGGCTCATTCAGTTATCATGATTGGATCAAGTCAATTGTTTATACTGTTACCTGCCATGTTGCTAAGTGTTTTCAATATTTTCTTGTTTTCTAAAATCCATCATGGTCTTTCTGAACACTTGATTATTCCAAGACTTCAACAATTATATAAGTTATTGCCAGAAATGCATAATGTTAATATTGATTTTGACTATACTTTTTTACGAAAAACAGATCTTTTGATTTTTGAAAGAAGATTCTTTAAAATCATGACAACAATGGGTGAATTGCTTTTTGACGGCCATTATCTTTACTTGAACGGCTATAAGTATGAAGTCGATGCTTTTGTGGATGGATTTAAAGCTTGCTCTATCGACATTAACAGTTCAACACCAGAAGATGCTATGGTTATGCAAATGTATTGTGTATAATTGTAGCTTAATAAGTCATTTTTAGCTGTCTTATTTCTTTTCAATAGTGTATAATCAACATATATTTGAATCAACGCCATGAGGTGTTTTATGAAAGCATTACAGTATTTGAAACAAATCACACCCTTGTTTATTATGCGGCAATACAACTTGTCCGCATTTTTGGTTTTGTTATGTTCATGTTTTGGCATGTATCTCACCATGTCACATATGGAACTTGGTGGTAATAAGTTCTTTATCATTGTTGGAGGTGTAACCTTAGTGACACTGGGGTTCGCTTTTGTCCTTCATGCGATGAATTACTTTGCTATGCCGCCTGACCGCTTCTATTCAGATTGGTCTTGGATGAATTATATTTTGGCTGGTGTTGTGTTGTTGTCAACTCTCACCATTCCAGAAGAAAGCCTTGTTAACTATTTGATTATTTTTTCTATTGCTATTCTCAACTTGTGTCTGTTTATGTCAAGCATGCAATTTAGAAGCACATATTCAACTGAAATCACTAAACTGCGAAAATTGTTTCCTGATGAAAAACAGTTCATGTTTGATTTTGACTTTGATTTTTCACGAGATTTTAAGGGCGTTGTCAATAAGAAAAAAGTAAACTTTGGTATTTGTCTCTTAACAAATTCAGGTAAAATTGTTTTGGCGGGTGATAATTTTTATTTTGATGACAAACCTTATTCCGCTGATAAACTGGCAAAGGATCTTAAAGAATGTGAATTGAGTTTTAACAAGGCCAGTAAAGATGATTTGAAAGTTGTTGAAATGGCAACCTATTAATTCGCTAGTTTTATTGCTCTATTTACTGTATAATTTAGAAAATTTGGAGAGAGTTAGATGTCAGATAAACCTGCTAAAATTGTTCCTTATGTTCCTCATTATGCTCGTGGTGGCAATGAAGTGTTGATGGAGCAAGAACGCACCTTTTATGACCGTAGTGGTAATCATGCTTTGGTCACCAGTGTGGTTTATCGAGACAAGAAAGGTGGCATTCATCAAGAAGATATTCGTGTTAAATGGATTAATATTAAACCAGCCGTTAAGATCGAAAAACCCAAGGTAACGGTTGAACGTGTATTCATTAGCTTAATGGTATGCAGTAATGGCTTGTTCTTTTACACAACACTGCAGATGTCTGATGGTCGCCGTGAAACGCCATCACATAGTAAAGAGCTTTATCGTGCTCTTTACGACATTGCCACATGGGCCAATACCTTTGACATTGAACCAGATGTTTACTTGTCAAATGAGTATGTTTCCGAAACTGATGTGCAGGCGGCTTACAAAGAAATTAAACGCATGGTTGAGCGATTGAAAATGTCTCGCAACCAAAAAAGCTACTTTTAATTGAGGTTTTAATTATGTCAAAAATCAACGGTTTTATGGAATGGTTTAAAATGTCGTATCCTACTCGCAATGTAGAATCTCTTCGTCGTCGGGCATCTAGCTTAACTATTCGGTTGAGTGATTACGCTCAAAATAATTATGGCACTCACTCTGCTGACCGCATGGAGAGTGTTGTAAAAACCAGTTGGAATGTCCTAACAGGGATGAACCTTATTCCTGAGAAGGATAAGGTTTTTCATTTGAAAGGTCTTATCAAAATTTTGAAAATGAATACTAAGATGAATGGCTGCTGATTATGTTTAAATCCTTGTTGAAGTATTTTAAAGCATCCAATAACGTCGAAGACCTTCTTTCAGAAGCGACACGTCTTATTGGAGCCATTGAGTCGCGTTTGTATTCTCAGGAAACCCGCGAAGGTTACCTCAATTCCATGAAAACATTGAAAACATCAAGGGAAATGCTGCAAATTCTTAACGAATCGAGTGAAGAACAGCAAGTTATTTTCTTGAAAAAAATGATCAAACGGTTGAAACCGATTAGTAAAATGAAACGGTTTTGACGGATTTTAAAAGTTGTTGCATTTTTTCATTTTTTCTGTTATAATCCGTCATCACGTTACACCGTTGTACTGCCTGAAGGAACCTTCTATGAAATCACCAGAACTAACAAAATTAAAGATTCTCATTGATGTATTGAAAGATAAACATAATGATTACTACGAAAAGTACAGTGGTCATGATTTTCTAGCACATGCCGATGAAGATGATAATTCTGATACTATTTCTTATTTGATGGAGCATGTCCGAAAACTTAAAGTGACTGACAAGAAATATCCAGCTTATTTACAATATTGTTATGCGATCTTTAAAGAATTACAAGCTTCTGTTAGATCAGATCTTGAAATTGCTAAACTTACTTATTCTGATCTCATTTATCAAAGCCTCACTGACAATTCATCAGACCGTTTATTTCTTGTTGAGTCTTCGATCCATCAACCTGAAAAACTGGATGAATTGTATTCAGTTATTAAGAATGATACAAATGAAAAGTTGTCCGATGTTGTTCTTGGTGTTATTGACAATTATAAGATCTTTGAAGAAGATCGAAAACGTAGATTGTCCAATATCAATTCATACTTTAACTATTTTTCTAAGTGTTTTGATGATTTGAAAAAATGAGCTTGATCGCCCGTATCCCTGTATGGTTAAGACGATTAGGTAATAGTCCGGTGGCTACCTCGCCAGTAATGGCTTAATAGACGACTGATTGGTGTCGGCAAATCCGGTAAGATGGTGTAAGACTGTCAAAGAAAGAAGACCTTTGGGTCTTTTTTTTTATTTTTTTTGCGTTACAATTAAGCAATAACCCCTATATAGATATGAATAATTACTTAAAAACATCACTGGCTTTTTCTGTTTTCTTAGCTTCGTTGATCACTCATGCTGACTACCAAGTCAATTACTTTCTTGATAAGAAAGACATCAACTTTACCAATACTCCAGTTGTTGGAGAGTGGTTATCAACCACACCATCTTACAGCGAGTGGACATACGTTGGTGACTATTTTGACTGTCAGTCAGCCTTGCCAACTATTGAAACGCAAGACGAAGGTGTTCAGTTTACACAAACTCTATCAGATTGCTCCAGAAACAGAACACGATCTGTTCAACAACGAGAGCAAAACGATCAAACACATGCCTACCGAAATGTTGGTACTCCTGTTGATGAAAATGAAGATGAAAAAAACTTAACATACACTCAACAATTAATAGGAACCAGTCCAGCTTTCACACTTAATTTTGGAGCTGGTCGATATACTGCAACTGGTAGTACATTGGTTGGTTCTTATGCTCGAACAAATTCTGGAATATCTATTGGTTCAACTATCTTGAATGAAAATGGTGCCAGAGTGCTTTTATATTTTACCTCTCCTGCTCAATATCCTGCACTTCAAAGCTGTATACTCAGGTATGGCATCACTTCAACAACAGGTTGGACACCGGGCGGTATCACACCCCCAACAGCCTATGACGATGTTCAAAAATATAACTATATTGATCTCTATAATGGAAGCACATTATACAAACGTTATAGCCTTTCAGGTTCCAATATAAACTCAGCCGAGACTGGTTATTACCGTGATATTTCAGCCACTTGCTCTGATATGTCGGCATTCTACGACAATACTTCATTTTTCAGTAAAGCTGTATTCCGTAAACACTGATTAAATTTTGAACAAAAAAAAGACCTTCGAAAAGGTCTTTTTAATTAACAATGATTTTATTGATTTTGAAACTTGTCCCATTCTTCTTTGATAGTTTCCGAATCAACAAAGACGGCAAGGTTTTCATAGACCACATCGTTAATCTTGATATTGCGATCTCGACCCACTGACATACCTAGAATAGCTGACTTGTCTGCAGAGTAGACTGGCCCACCTGACATACCACCAATCGTTCGAGAATCACTAATCGCATAACGGCCATCTTTAAATTCAACTTCGTCTTGAATGAACTTACCACGCAGTTCAACTGTCAGACCGTTGTCTTTTGGCCCCACATGAATGACTTCTTCATCGGCTTTTGGATTTCGCCATTCAATCGCTGGATTGAACTTATCGTTGGGCTTGTTCTTGAAGAATACCAGATCAACAGTATCACTGACATACTCAGGATCTGCTGGGTATTTGTTATGCTTGGCGGTTACAGCATATTCACTATTCCATTGAATATAGCTTGCACTAATCACTTTACCGTCTTGTAGATCAGTGATTTTTTTGTAATTGCTGTTAGGGGCAGAACTGCAGGCAGTTACCAGTGCAACACACGCCATCACCAGAATCATTTTCAGCATTTTCAGCATTTTCATGAACAATCGTCTCCGTTTAAATTTCCATTATTATATTATAAATTGAACAAAAACACAATGTTAATGTGATTACATTCCTTAATATTGATGTTTTCATAAATGATTATTATTATCAACAAGTTATGTCTTCATAACATTAAAAATAAATTGACTTCTTAGTTTCTATTTGTTATTATTGAGCCACTAGATAGAGATGACGATGGAATCGCCTCACAGAAAGGTTAGATCATCTTTAGGTTCAGCGGCGATTGGTTGGGTTCGAGTCCCAGATCTAGTGTGAGGACTTACAATTATGTGAGTCCTTTTTTTTTGGAGATTTTCTATGGAATCATTAAATAAACAGTATTGCAAAGCGTCTTTGGTCGTTTTGCTAATTGTTTTGATTTCTTTTTGTATTAATTCTATGGTGCTCAATCCTTTCGAAGAAGCTCCCTATATCTTTCGCATTCTATATGCTGTCACTGCAGCTCTGGTAGTGTTGGTTCTTTTCAAGTCAAGAACATTACTGGTGCAGCTTGATTTTTTTAGTCTTACAAAATATCTCTTCTCATTTGTATTCGCCATTACCTTTTTCTCAGGAATCATGACAATCTTCAACCCACAAATAACGCAACTTATTGTGGCTAAAAAATATGACGACTATTCCGTGCAGATTAAAACCGAAGATCGTTATCAACCCATTTATTACTATTTTGCAGTCGCTCAACAAAAAAATAATGTCAAATATTTAGTCAATTTTGAAAAAAATGGGGTAATTGATAATTTTATTTATCTGGATGATAAAGGGCTTGATGCTTTAACCAATATCATGAAAGTCTCCAAAGATAAAAATCTTATTGAACTGTATGATACGCTCAATAAAGATGGTAAGATTAGTAAGAAAGAGGCTAAACAGATATTGCTTTACCTTACGACCTTTGGAGTGACCTATGAAAAACAACCTTTTTAAGCGGTTTTACAAAAGATTTGAGCATTACTTTACAACTGATGAAGAACGCGACCCTTGCCCATCTTGTGGTGGTTGTATGCGTCATCGTTTACATGAAGACAGTGGTATGTCGGCAGAAGCTAAGTTTGGTTGTCTCAAATGTGGTTACACTGAGTTTCGTGGTGGCACTGGCAGTGAAATATGGTTGGAAAAAATTTATTTTGCAAGACAAAAAAATTTATATTTGAGAAAAAAGTATTCAATTATTGTAAAATATGATGTATAGTAACAATCACACATACTTGTCAATGGAGATTTAATCATGGGTAATAAAAATAAACCACAACGTTTTGAAGGCTTCTGGTGGTCAGAACGTGAACCGCACTTCCCAAAGCCTGTTAGTTCCGATGTAGCGTTTGAAGGCAAAGCCGCTGTGGTTGAAGCACTCGAAAAACTGGAAAAAAATATTTATACTCATAAAGATCGTGCTGGCACTTGTGTTTACTTTAAGGGTTGGTCTAACTGCCGGTGTTGTGGTGCAGAAAATGGTTCAGCAGAGTTTTCTTATAAGAACTGGAAATGGCCTGATGGGTTGTCTCATTATGTTAAAGTGCATAATGTGAAACCTTCTGATGACTTCTTGAAAGATGTGTTGCATATTGGTTAAGTTTTGTTCCTGACAATCTTGATTGTTTGTTCTCAAAATGGTATAATATCTTATCATTTTGAGGATAGACCATGACCAAAAAATCGTATGAACTCATTGTCAATACTAACCGAGACATTAGCGAACTGTACAAAATGTTGGGTGCTTATATTACCAGCCATATTGAAAAGAAAAGCTCTTGTGAAGGTGATTATCCTTTTGACTGTGACGATGTTATTGAAGCATACACTGAAAGTAATTGTGATACTTATCCAGACTATTTGTGGTGGCATAACAATACTGAATTCAAGGGGCGAAATAATGAAGACCCTTACCTTTTAACTTCTGGTAAAGGTTCGTTCTGTGACAAAAACTTCCCTGACATTATCTTTTCGGTAGGCGATACTGATGAGTATGTTCGTTCTCAAATCAAAGCCGAAATCTTTAAAAAATTTAATACCATCGTTGATCCAGTTGATAATTCGACATTGATTGATGAAGTCAAAGTGTTGATTGAATCTGATGTTTTTACTACCAAGTTTACAGAAGAATATTGCCATGCTGTTGTTGAAGATTATAACACGATGGAGAAAGTGTTTTCTGGTTATGTCATTGAGAAGGTTGAAGTCCCATCTGAAATCAGTGATACATCCTCAATGGTGATCTTTCTTAAACAAGAACCCACCAAAGAACTTGTTGAGAACATGATTGCTCGTATTCATCAATTCGTTGACAACTATGAAGCTATTTTGGCTGAGACGGATATGGAAAATAAATGTTTTTGTGACACCACCATTGAAGAAGTCATCACCGATCCTGCTAACTTTAAAGTAGTGTTTGTTGAATTGGTGGAACATGTAACAGAATCAACAACTAAAAAAATTGTGTAATATTTGTTACAAAATTAACCCAGCCTTGTGTTGGGTTTTCGATTGAATGTTCATTTTTTCGATGATATACTGTAATTCATTTTGGAGAATTACATGTTTCACATGCAGGAAGCCAACAACATTGTTGAGTTACTTCGATCTATTTAAGGTGACGAGCAACAAGTCTTTTAAATAGACAAGTACATTTTTTTAACAATTAATAATAGGCGATTACCATGACTTTCGAACGCGACCTTGATCAATTTTACACCAACAGTGACATCGCTCTTAAATGCTATGACTTACTGCAAGGTGTACTGGCACAAAACAATATCAAACCTACCATATGGTTAGAACCATCAGCCGGTTCAGGGGCGTTCTTTTCTATTGTGTCTGGTAGTAAGCTAGGTATTGATATTGATCCTAAAATTGATAAAGTGGTCAAAGCAGACTTTTTGGAATACCCTTTGAAAGATGAAGGTTATATCACTATTGGTAATCCCCCTTTTGGCAAGAATTCCAGTTTAGCCATCAAGTTTTTTAACAAATGTGCAGAAGTCTCCAAAGTGGTCGCCTTTATTGTGCCGAAGACCTTTAAGAAAGACAGTGTGCAAAAGAAGCTGAATAACCATATGCACCTTGCTTTTGAATGGGATGTTCCCAGCGACTCGTTCAACATAAAAAAAGAAATTGTGGACGTGCCTTGTGTCTTTCAAGTTTGGATTAAACAAGACATCGTTCGTCAAAACACTAACAAAAGCTCTCTGGTAGAAGATTTTATCTTCACTAATAGAACCACGGCGAACATCGCTTTTCAACGAGTGGGTGTAAGGGCTGGAACGATTAAAGGGTGTGCAGCATTCCCTGAAATTGCTGATGCGTCACATTTGTTTATTAATACCTTACAACCTGATGTCGTGAAGATTTTGAAAGTTATTGACTGGTCAGCGATTAAATTTAATACTGCAGGAAATCCAAGCATTTCAAAACGCGAATTGATTAGCGAATACACTCGATACAAAGCGAACCTTGTTGGTATTATTGATGACTATCTGTTGTTTAATTTTGATGACGTTATCTCGATTGTGTTCTTGGTGAATGGTAATGTGTTCAACATAAAAGTTGAAGAAGGTAATCTTGTGTTCCATGATGCTATTTTTAAAATTCAAGTGGGTAATGTTGACTTTAATTTGGTGAAAGCTGCCTATCTTGATTTCAAAAAAACATTGAATGAAAACCTCACTAAAAAAAGTTAAAATATTTGAAAAAAAAGGTTGCCTTACCGATAAAGTTTTGATAGAATATCTACATTGAATGAGCAAAGCAATACGCTCTCAATGCCTTAAAATGGCTGCTTGGCAGAATGGTCATGTACCGGATTGCAAATCCGAGTATGGGGGTTCGATTCCCTCAGCAGCCTCCAACTTTAAAACATAAAAAGACATCTTAGGATGTCTTTTTTATTGTCTTCATTCTTAATTATTTGTGGTTTGTTCTATTTCTGGTGTGTCGATTGCCATTGTTGTTTTTTCGTCACTGCTTTTAAGGTTAATTGTTTTTACTGCATATTCTGGCTTGTTCATTTCTTCGTATAGATAGTAAGCGACATTACCTGTTATTCCCATATATTTTTTCATGTCATATTCGATTACATGTTTTGCATTAACAATGGCTTGATGATTTATATCTGGAAACAAATCTTCTAGTTTTCCTTTGTAAACCATTTTGTCGAACATAATAGCTTTCATGTTTCTTAAATCATGAATAACCATAATCAATATGACCAATGGAATGCTAACTGCAGCATAACCAGCCATTAAGTAATAGTACCAATCTGGCATTATTGATAATGGAGCCAATAACAAAATCATCATTCCCACGAGTGGCACCATCAAAAAGAGAGTTAATTTAAATAATTTAGGATCTCTTTTTTTATCATACTCTACCTTATTTTTTTTGAAGTATTCAAAATTTTTTATAAATTCTTTTTTTGCTAATTTTTCTTTCATATTATTCACCATTCCTTTAAATTATCCTATTATTTTATTGATGAATGTCAAATATCAAAGAACTATCCATTTGAATATATTTATGTTAAATAAACTTGACATTATATATTTTTTTGAATATAATACAGACTCAACTTATTGGAGAATCGAAAATGAAAAAAATGTCTATTTTGGCCGCTATTAGTATGTCGCTTGCATTTGTTATTGGTTCGCAAGCTATTGCGTCAGAAACTGTTGTTCAAAGTCAACCTGTAACCTCTGTTACGCCTCTTATTGTTGAAGCCACTCCATTTATGGATGTAAAACAGGTGATTTCTGATAGTCCATTGGTTGCACATACAGCCGAATATATTGCACATGTTCGTTGTCAAGATGAAGCCCGTGTAATGGTATTTAAAGATAGCCAAGGCGTATTGAAGTCGGTTCAATATACTGCCAGTAATATGAATGGTTGCACTGATGGTGATGGTGGAGTCAATTATCTTTAACTAGAATACAAGAAAAAAGGTTAGCATGTTCTAACCTTTTTTATTTTAGATTTTTTACTGTCTACATATTCTATACATTTCTTCCGAAGATCCTACTTCATCTATTATAGCAGAACCTACATAAGTGCTTCTTGTATAGGTATATCCACCGGCAGCTACAGAAGCTGCGTTCGATCTTAATGTAGCTACAGTTACTCCACCATATCTCCAAGTTTGATATCGGCTTGAACCATTATATATTACTCCATTTGATGAGCTATATGCTGGACAAATAATACTGCTTGTTGTGGTTACTGATACAGATTTTACTGGACTATATCTTGTAACTCCATTTAAAGATTTCTTAGCACTTGCATAATATGTAGTGGTTGTTACAGCAGATGATGCGGTTGATGGTAAGTTTGATTCTGCTGTTCCTGCACTATTCATTCCCTGTAACGTAGCTCCAGTGCTATATCCAGATCCAGAAAACGTAATTGCAGTGGATTGCACAACCGATGTGCTTACAGCTCCATTTACAGTAAACGTTGTAAATGTTGGGTTGCTTTCAACAACAACAGTTTTAGTTGATTCAGTTTCGACATTGGCTTCATTTATAGCTATTACGGTGTAAACATATGTGCCTGCTGCTGTTGGTGTTATTGCTGTTGATGTCAAAACACCTAAATCAACATTATTCGTAGAAATACCTGAATTAGCATTATTTGATTTTATCTTATAGCTTGTAGCACCGCTTGATGAGAATGATAATGTGAATGGTGCATTTGCAAACACTGTAGATGGGGCTGTAATTGAAGGTGAAGTTGCGGGCTGTATCACATTGACTGTAATTTTTTCTTGTATGGATTTTCCAGCTCCATTTTTGTTTATATATACATAATCTTTCGAACCTGTTAATGGTGCTACTAATGTTTTACTTTGACCAGTTACATTTACATTATCTAGTAACTGTTCTTCAAAACCACTTCCAACCCAATTAAAATTAAGGTTGCTGTTTGGCCCTACTTTAATAGTAGTTGGTACACCATTTACAGTAAATGAACTAATTATTGGCTCTGGGTACACTGTTATACTTTTCTTTTTATTAATTTTAGTCCCGCTAAAATTTGTCGATTCCAATGTATAGTCAAAATTTCCGACTGTTGTTGTTAAAATTGATTTTGTGCCTGATGGCAAGTTTACTTGTGAACCATCAAAAGTTAACAATTCAGATCCTTCAACATTCCAATTGAAAATAGCGGTATCACCAACAGTTAATTTTTCTTTATCCACATTGAAAGAATTTATTATGGAGTCAGGAACAACTTCAATTGATAATGATTTTGATAAATCTGATATTCCAGTGTAACCTTTTGCTGTTAATGTATATGTTGTAGTTGATTGTGGATGAACAGTTGTATTGCTATTCAATGACACATTACCAATTCCATTATTAATGCTTACAGCATTTGAATTGAGCACATTCCAGTTTAATTTAGCTGATTGACCCATACCGATTCTTTGAATATCGCTTGTAAAAGTAATTTCTTGTTCAGGTTGAATGACATTCAATGTGAGTTTTTCTTGTCTATTATTTTTACCATTACTTATTGTAATTAAATATTCTGTTGTTTCGAGAGGGGCTACATCTGCAAGTCCTTTTTTTGAGTTATAAGAACCAATATTTTCTATGTTAATGTTATTAGCATATTTATAATCCCAAACAATACTGGTTTCTTCACCTCTTTTTATTATTGGCTTTTTTAGCTTTATTTCTCCGTTAACTTCGCTATCTTTTATAATTATTTTGTTACCATCCAATGGAACATAAACATTATAGTCTGCAAAACTGTTTCCGCTTAATAAAGCAATAATTATTAGATATTTATTTTTATTCATTTTATTAATCTATTATAGTTATTTATAAATATTATTGTATAACATATTTAACACATAACAATATCTTTATTCTATTTTTCTTAATTTTTAACTTGCTCATTGTAAATTTAGAAACTATCCATTTGCATATAGGTTTGTATATCGTATACTCTTTATAAATTATTTTTATAATATATGGAGATTATTATGATCAATACAACAACCATTGAGATGGTTAACCATCCTTTTTCTATTACCGCACTTAATTTGTTGCAAAAAGACTTAGAAATTTGTGCAAAAAAAATGAAAAAAGTTGGACATGTTTCACTTTTGTTCTTTGCTATTTTGACTTATTTTGGACTTTCTTATATATGGACCTCTGACTTTGTTATTCACTTTTATTTAGGTGATAGAGTGATGCCAACAGAGACTGTTGGCAAAATGTTAGTGGATTATCGTCTTTACAAAACGAAAATGGGTTTTTCATTCATTTATCTGTTGTTTACTGTCGGAATATCACTTTTGGCTTTAATGGGGGTAGATCGTCTTTTAGTAAAACATGTTGACATGACGATTGATGGAGAAGCCATATTCTTAAACCGAAAAGATTTAGAACCTGTCAAGAAAATTGAGCAGAAAATGATTGCTAAGAATAATGATGTTAGCATCATGTATCAAAACATCTTGAATCAAGGTCGTGAGGTTCGAAAATTTGAATATACCTTTATGAAAAAGCTTGCAAAAAAATAATTGCGAGCACATCTATTTTGTGTTAAAATCATATAATTAAAAGCAGTTTCAGTTAGGAGAATGTTATGCCTAAGATTTCAATTGAACAGATCCGAACAGCCAACCAAAAGCTTATGGCGGGTAAAGGTGGTTCTGTTAAAAGCTATGCTTCCAAACTTTCTCAATATGACATCAATGAGATGTTGAAGAAAGCTTTTCATTCCTTGCCACAATAATTGGAGGTCACATGACCAAGAAAAAAGTATTTGAACCTATCTTTAATGCTGATGGTAATTTCGTGGTGCTTGGTTATGATCCATTTTATTGTCAGTGGGATAATCCGGCACATCGTGCTATTCATGATTTATTGTTTGATTCGGATGGTAATCTAAATGAGAAATTTGATGGTAATTTGACTGATGATATTCAAGATCTTGAAGAGTTCATTCAGGAATTGTTTAAGAAAAATCCGTCAGTATCTCCATTGTGTGATGCGGTTCATTTGTATTTCGCGGAACTGGCGTCCAGTGCAACCAATCAGCAGTATTCAGTTGCCAGTATGTTCAAGCGGTAGTATTTTAGCAAACTAAATAAAAAAGACATCTAGGATGTCTTTTTTTGTTAATCAATTTCTAATCGTTTTAAACCATGTACTCTGGCAATTTCATCAATGGCTTGTTGTTCAATAGAAGGTGTTGTTGCGTTATGGATAATCTCCTTATCCGTAAATCCATGATGAATTTTGTACGCAGTTTCTCCTGTAATTCCACCTTTATAGAGAATGTCTGCTCTTATTTGTTCTTTGTAATAATTTATGACAGGATGTTCGATGTTGGAAAATAGATCGGATATTAAACCTTTGTAAATCATGTTATTAAATTTTGTTATTTTTCGGTTTAAAAAAGATTCAAGAAATGATATGGCAAATGTGAACAAACCACCAAAAACAAAAAATGTCCATAAATAGTTCATATAAAGATTATATTCTTCATCATCTAATATTGTTGCTACTTTTGTCCCAAATCCTATTGTCATCACTAAAAATAGCATCAGTATAACGAGTCCATATGATTTAATTTTATATTTGTAATCGTTAGGATTTTTTTTGTAAAATTCAAATCTTTCTAAAAATTCTTTGTTTTTCATGATACACTCCTTTATTATTTTACAGTTTATTAGTAAAAAAAAATTAATCAAATTTATTCAAAAAACTCCTTGAAAGGTATTGATTGCTTCGTTTCTTTTTGCTAGAATGGCTACATTGATGAGATGACAACTCAAAAGTCACTCAGAATTGTAACGCGGATGTGTGAGCGTAATAGGAGAGTTGGCCGTCCGTCCTTGAATAAAGGTTGCTCTACTGTTGTATTGGTAACGTAGGTTCAAATCCTACCATCTGCACCAAATTTCTTGATTGTTGTGATGGCTTGTGGTATAATCATCACATCAAACGAATTAGGAGCCTTCGTCAAAGAAGGTTGGATAGCAGCGGTGTCGCGGGCAAGCTATCAAGAAAGGTGAGAAATACTCCCTTTCATAGTAACAAAGTCCATCAGGGTGCTGTTTGCCTTGATTAAAACGCTTAGGTGAAGCGGTTCTTTGTTACGAACTTATTTGTCAATTAGCGAAGGAATTATAGTCCTAGTGGCTATGATTAAAACGGTTAGGTGGACTGGCCTTCGTTAAGACCAATTTTAAAGGTTGTTATTTACAGGTAATTGATGTATAATAACTTCCAGTTAAACGAATACGGAGCAGCAGTTAAATGTTGCTGAATGGTAGCGGTGGTCGGGCGAGCCATTGTGTGAAGGGGAGGTGATTTCTTAGTCCCTCTCTTAGCAACAAGGGAATTAAGATGTTGTTTGTCTTGATTAACACGGTTGGGTGAACCGGCCCTTGTTGCAAACCTTATTCCAAAGAGTTGTCGATGACAGCTTTTTTTGTTTTATGCCCTATAGTCTAATGGATAATCATTGACAGACTGACAAATTAGTCAGAATCATTCAGGTTAAACTGAATGTGAAGTTGAAAATGGTAACTTTTCGGTTCATGCAAAACCGAAAAGGAGGACGCCACGTATGTATGTTGGTGGAGATGCAGGTTCGATTCCTGCTTAGGGTACCAATTTAATGAATGTGGAGATTATCATGATTAAGAATAACGAATTTGCAAGTGATTATGCTAAACAACTTGTATCTAACATGACTCTTGAACAACGCCAAATGGCATTTAAACACCTTGAAAGTTTTTTTGATGAAGTTACAATTGCAACCATGAAATATGATGCACAATACATTGGTGAAGAGCGAGCAGCGATGGACCGTGCCCTTGCTGAGTTGGATGCTAAACCTTCTGTTTAATGGGATACCTTTTTATTGGTGAATACTCAATTTATTGAGGTCGTAGGCTAATCCCTTCTTCACCAGCCAGATTTGCTGTAGGCTCTTGTAGCCTGTCCGACCGGGTTGTGACCGGGCAGTACCAGACGGTACCCATTTAGGTGGAGTCAATAAGGCGTAGGTAACTGGTTCCTATTGCAGCAATGATATTATTAACACTATTGAGAGAATATTATGCCGACATATGAAAAAATCTGGACACGATTATAAAATGTTAACCCTAGGAGGGTAAATTATGTCCAGAAGTGTAAAAGGCAGTAAAGGTTGTGGTTATGAATATTGGTCTAAACGTCCTATGTGCTATTCTTCTCCCGGTCGTTGGGCAAAGCAGAAATGCCATAGAATTGAAAGACAACATGATAAAGAGTTAATCAGAACTGAACTCAAAGATCTTTGAGTGGTTCTTACAGAGCAAGACCTGCATTAAGTGAAGACTGGCAGCTTGATACGGGAATTATACCGGCCCAGCGGAATAGTGGAGCGAGAGGTGTAAACCTTGACCTTAGAAGCGATGATTTCCGGTGACTTGGTGGTGGAATTAGAACCACATAGTACATAGTACGGGAAAAGACTTCTTATGAAGTCTTTTTTTTATTCTTTTTTAAGCTGTTACATTTTTAAGCGTCTTTTTGTTTCTAGTTTTGGTTTTGGCGTTTCTCTATTTGCTGCCAAATTAATCCATTGAGTGTCTTCTCTACCTTGTTTATCTATACTATGAGATAATTTTACATTTCCAAAAAGTTTTGATTCGTCAATTATTTTTGTTAATTCTGGTATGGTATAATAACTGAAAAATCTTCCTTTTGGATCGCTTGATTCACCTTCACCTGCCTTAAAGCTTGCATATATTTTTGCCCCTTCTCGCATGCTTTCAGCAATATTTTTTAAAGCATCTTTTAATTCATTTTTGTTCAAATGAAGTAATGAAGCCATACACCAGACACCATCAAATTCATTTTTCCAATTTATTTCTGAAAATGTTTTATTTTCAACAACAACACCAGAATTGTGTTTAGCAATTTCAACCAATTCTTTTGAGGCATCTATACCTTGCACATTAAATCCTAAATTTTTGAACGCCAGTAAATCACGACCTGAACCGCAACCCGCATCCAATATTTTTGCACCTACTGGTAAGTTCTTTGTAAATTCCTTGTGAAGATCGGAAATGTCCAAGTTTATAGTGCTTTGAGCGTACTCATCAGCATTCTTATTGTAATAATCTATCGTCTCTTTATTCATAATATTCTTTTCTGTTGATTATTTACATTGTACCACATTTTTTTGTTGTTTAAAGCTTGAAGAAGTGCTATAATCTTTCCATACAAACACACAAAGGTGCTTTACCATGATCAGTGAACGAGTTTCGGTTAATAACTATGTTGTTCGTTTCTACACCAAAGTAGAAGACGCCCGTGATGCGGCTAAATACGAACATATGCAAGTCTGCCAGTATGGTAAAGATAATCGGTTTATCATCACACCAAACAAAGATGCTGAGCACCCTGAGTTGATTGATACCACTGGCGTTATTTTCAGTAAGCGTTCGCAGGAAAATGACAGCACTGTTAAGGTTTGGGTGACTGAGTTTGTGGCTGAACTCACCGTTGTCTAAGTAAGAACTGCTGGGGAGCAGCGTAAGACCATTAGGAGCAGTTGTAACAACCTCGCACATGAGAATGTCCGAGGTTTTTTGTTATCTATCAAAAAAAATAGATGACACATTTAAAGAGCCGACGAATGGCTCTTTTTTTGTTTAACTCTTTCATTTTTTACAATTTAAGCTATAATGGAGGTGCAAACTAAGGAGCTTACTATGTTTAAACTAATGTGTATTGTATTTTCTGGCTTATTGATGACTGGGTGTGCTATTAACAACATTGGTAACACAGTGAATCGAAAAATGGATAATTATTCAATTATTGACACCATTACGGAACCACAAAACAAGCTGGATTACATTCGTTTTGAATCACGTAAAACGGAAGCTGCAGACACCTATTTCTCAGTATCGAGTGGTGTTCAGTGGAATGATGATTATGTAGTGGCTTTAAAAACCACTGAAAGTGCAAATGATAAGTTTGCTTGTCTTAATGAATGTGGTGTTGTGTTTATTAAGAAACATAAACAAGAACCAGTACCGGAATGGCGTCATCGTATCAGTAATGAACCTGTCATTTTGCTGGGGGCTTCTGATAATATTGATGAAACCTTTGTTTATAAATCAATGGATATAGATGTTTCTGCTATCAGTGCAGACATAACACCATATCCAGTATATGCGGTACCAACCACCATTGTAGAAAATAATGCAGAAGGTGGCCCAGTCTATGGCACTGATGGTAAAGTGATTGGTATCATTTCTGGTTTTGTGAATACTGTTGATGATACAGGTGAACGTTTGACTTATCTGGATGGTTTTGATTCTGGTTATTTTGCTTTGTATATTCCTTACAGTGAATTGATTAGAGCTTGGGATTTAGTCAAGCCAACTAAGTAAATATATTCTTATTAATATTAAGGACTTTTTAGTCCTTTTTTGTTGCTTAAAACTCAATAATTTGGTATAATAGCACTTCACTATTCCATCGAGTAAAATCAATGTTTAGACACGTCATTCTTGTTGCCATTACAAGCCTTATTATAGGTTGTTCGTTTAATGCTTCCAATTATGAAGCAGAGCAAGCTAAACAGCCTGTTAATGGTCTTAAAAACTACAATGTGGTTCAAGACGCCAGTGTCAACATGGGTGGACGCGATTTGACTTTCGTTACCTTTGAAAAAATGGTTGAAGTTCATATTGTTCAAAATGGTAAAACCATCACCGATACACAATCTCAGTATGGCAGCGGTGTTCAATGGAATGAAGATTATGTGGTGACAACTAAAACTGTCAATTTTGTAGATAGGTCTGATCAGCCATGTATCAAAGATTGTGAAATTCAATTTATCAAACGAAAAGCAACCGCTCCAGTTCCTGATTGGCGTTCTCATGTTGCCAATGAACGAATCACCTTTGTGGGAATTGAAAGCGAAGCTCGTTTTCGTGCTGAATTTGGTATGGATTTGAACGTTAAGACCTATACCGAAACCAACACAAGCACATTGTTCAATATAGCAGACAATCAAATTGTTAATAGCATGTCAGGTGGGCCAGCTTATGGTCTGGATGGTAAAGTGGTTGGCATCTTGACGGGTTCTACTGAGACAGCTAACCTCCGTAATTCAAATAATCGTAATTTGAGTAGCCGTGGCGAACGTTTGTCAGTCTATCTGTCCTATGAAGATGTGCAGAAAGAATGGGTTAAGTTTCAACAATCGCATTAATTATTTTAATATTAGGAGAATACAATGGAAGCAAAACTTAAAGAATTTCAAGTAATGACTGAACGTTTTCGTATATTGGAAACTGAAATCCTGACTGCCATTCAAACCGTAGGTAAAGCAAAAGGCTTTAACTGGCCGATTCATGCTATTTCGAATTTGTTTGTGGGTGATAACTATGTTTCATTTAAAGTCAACGGCCTTCCAAAACGTCTTGAAATGCACGAAGTCGTTTAATATTAATCATTTTAATTAAATGTTTTGACCATGAAAAATATTATCACACATCATTTAAAGCAATATCAACATAGATAAAAAAAACAAACCCCATTGTTCTCAGTGGGTTTTTTGTTGTTTTAATAAATAAAATAGTGTATAATCCATCTATTAAATTTAATGAAGGTCAAAAAATTATGAAAAACAGTTTTCGCATTCTTCTGTCAATTTTGGCAATCACTTCAACAATGGTTTCAGCGGATGAAACTTTTGAAAAAGTTCGTCAGCTTGATAAATTCAGCTATCATGGCGTTGGCTTCAAGTCGAGTAAAGCAGATTTGGAAGGTCAACGATTCACCTGTAATCAAATGCGTTGCTCTCGTAATGAAAAAGACACTCAGATTGATGTCGTGTTTACTGGTGATCAAATTCAAAAAATTGACGCACGAACACGATACAATAGCCGTATTGATTGTCTTGACAATCAGAAAGAAATTAAAAACTTTTTGGCAGACACCTATGATTTTGAATATGTCAATCAAGACTACAAAGTGCTTGGCATGAATGTTAAGAGTGAGGATTTGGGTGGTAACATTAAAACGAAGGATGGTTCTATTTGGGTGAATGTCTCTTGCATGAATGATCCTAAGATCAATATGAGCTATGTCAGCACTCGTTTTGACCTAAAAGATATTTCCTACCAGAACTTTAAGGACGCCTTCAAATATGAATAAAATTGTTAGCAATGGTTCAGTGCATCATCTAATTGATTTGAAATCAAGGGAAGCTATGCACCTTTATTACGGTTTAAAAAACAGGTTTGAATACACTGTCGAGAATCGTGAAGAAGTCATTAAAACCATTGCTGATGATATTCGTTCTTTTATCTTGCAGTATGACTTTGTGGTGTATCCAGAAAGCAGTGCATCGTTTATCAGTGATGTATTATCTCAGATTAATATTCCACAATACCAAGTGGTCAAAAATTCAATTGATAATGTGAGGAAATTCTCTAACACGCTCAATTTGCAAAAGAAAGAACGTGAAAGCCATGAGGAACGTTTTGCTCTTATGGGGCCAAAGTTTAAAATCAACCAGATGAAATCAACACAACGTGTAAAATACGAAAATGTTATTTTTGACAAGATTGAATTACCATCCGGTCGAGGTCTTGTAGTTGATGATAGTCATTTCTCAGGGACTACATACAGAGCATTAGTCAGCGTGACAGGTGTTGATGAATTCTTGGCTATATTTTCAAAATGATAAAACACTATAATATCAATTTAACCTCCATTTGACAGTATTTTTAAGTAGTGATAGCATGATATTAATATAATATTAGAAGTATAATCATGACTAAGTTTCTGTGTTTTTCTGCTTTAATGGCTTTCATAGTATTTCCATCAGTTCATGCTGAATATAGAATGGTAGTCGGTCTTGAAGGGACTTCTGGTGGTAGTCTTCCAAAAAATTCGATTGTTTTTACAAACACAGGCACTGTTCCCACTCAACCAGAAGGTGATGATTATTCTATTTTTGGTAGCTATGCGGCGGTTGCACGAGCAATTGTCGCTGAGAAAAATCCTGTCACTGTTATGACGTATGAAAACGTTCGAGATGTTTTTAATGCTGGTTACAATTTAAACGATTATCGCACGCTGCAGATGGATGGTTATGGATATGGTTTGTTAGCGACTTATGTATGGTCTACTGATTTTACATTGAGTAATCTTATTTCTTTACACAATGAAGGATATAATTTGTTAACGGTGGCTCAAGCTGGGAACTATATGTTCGCTGTATACAATATTCCTACCAATATTGGTATTCATAAGATTACAGAAAGCTATAAGGCCAGTTGTTTTCCTTCTTTAGTTTCTGTTTTCCCTCAAATAGATATTTCCCAATGGGACGCTTATGCTGGACAACAAAACTGTTTAAAATAATCTAGGTATGTGGTATAATAGCTTACACTTACAGAGGATGATGATTATGTTGAAATGTCTTTTTGGTTTGAACTGCAATATGGTTTATTTTAAAGATGTTGTGATTAGTCATGGGATCTTGGATGGTAGCACTGTCATGTCTGTTTACAAATGCACGGTCTGCAATCGAGAAAAAAACGAAGAATATTCACGTTAAAAAAAGGTAGCCTAGGCTACCTTCTTTATTTTATTGTTACTCTTTTTTCATGTCTTCGACATTATCTCTGAGATAACTCTCTTTTCTGCTGGCTTTTAATTCATCCCATTTTTTGTTTTGCTCTGGGGTGAGTACGCCTTGTATGTCTTTATCTTCTGCGAGACGGTGTTTTTCATGAATGTCTCTTAATTGTGTTTTTTGTGTATCGTTAAGTTTTAAATCTTGATAATACTTACCAAAGAATCCTTCAAACCAGTTGTCATTTGTACTTGGGCCAGCGAAAGCAACTGATGATGTAAGTAATGCAGCTCCCATAATTGCGATTAATGATTTGTTCATAAAACATCCTCCTAATTATTGGTCTTACTAATATTAGCATAGAAAAACCAAAAGTCAATAGCAACCATTCGCATTTACTTGTCTCTATTTCCTTTTAAACATGTAAAAACGTTTAACTTTTCCATATTCTTTGGTATAATACAAACACTTAAAATAGTGGAGAAAAAATATGGTCAGTTTCTTGAAATACGCATTCACCATTAAACCAGAGTTCGTTCCAGATCTGAAAGAAGCCTTGGTTGAATTTGAGTGGATGTCTAATTTTGTTTCGGTTGATGATACGGGTGTTGTTTCTTTATTTGACGTTCAAGATGGCCTTACAGAAGATGCTATTACGCAAGTTATGGGTTCGTTGTCACCAGAAGGTGTTGCCAGCATTCAATGTGATATCATTTCTTGCGAGTTCAATCAAGTAGTTCGTTGCCGTGTTAAAAATGGTCGAGTTGTCAAAAATTATGCTTGCGATTTTGTTTGGAGTGCTACTGAGCAAGTTTGATATTAATTTCTTAAATCCTCGAATACAAAACACTCTTCGGAGTGTTTTTCTATTGCAAAAACAAATTGATATGATATTTTATTGATTTAAAATGAGGATTTTTTAATGGCGTTAATATTATACAGCAATGGTGAAGCTTCATTCATCAAGAAAGACATTAATCCAGATTATTTTGATGACAGTGGTCGATTAAATATTGAGTATGTACAGTTCACATTGGATTCAGAAGACATCCATACCATCTTCATAGATGATCCAGAAACTGTTTTGACCATTGGTGAAGGTGAGTTTCAAGGCCATTACACCATGTTCCTTTACAACAGTGAGGCTGAATTTAAAAAATTACCTGTCAATGAATTTATGACTGATGTTGCATTGCAAGTGGGAATGATACCTCCTGACACTAATATCAGAGGCACTGTCATTTGTTTGGAAATTGATGAGCTAGGTATGCCAGACATGTCTGAGACATGATAAATTGTCTATTGTTTATTGAATTAACTTTACATCATGTTAATCTTTAATTAACAACATGGAGTTATTCAATGGCATTAGTCATTTTTGAGGATGGCACAGCGAACAGTGCAAATGCAGTAGATCAACCAGAATTTTATGATGAACTAGGTAGGCCCAACACCATGTTCATGCAAAGTGTTTTAGAAACAACCAACATAGGAGCTATCTATTTTGAAGATCCAGAAGATGTCATTAGTTATAAAGGTGTTGATTATTCGTTAATTCTTGTCGATAACGATGCAGAAGACAAAGGGCTTTCTGTCAACAAATTTGCTACTGAAGTCACTCGACGCATGGGATTGATTGAAGATGATGAAGTCCTTAAAGGAGCTGTTATGTTTGTGGCAGTTACAGAATTAGGGTCAATGGAATAATTTTTTTAATAGGAGATGTATATGAGTGTATTTAAGATTGAAGCTGATGGTAAGATGCATGTGTTTAATTTGGTAAAATTTAACTTGTATGACAATCGTGGTAATGGCTACGTACTACAAACCGATCAGGCAAAAAATTTATCTGTTTTAACTGTTGGTCAGAGTATTGACAGGTTAGATATTTTAGAAGGCGTTGGTCAAGTTGCTCGTGGACTTATTGTTAAAGAAATAAATGATACAATACTAACACTTGTTCATCATTATGTTTTAAAATAAAAAATCATTAATGACAGCTTTTAATAAAAAGACCTTTCTGGTCTTTTTTACTTTAAATATAACATTATTTGACAATGATTTGACTTGCATTATAATATGAGTATATAACAGTTATTGTGGCTATCATGAATAATAAACTTTTTTTATTTGCACTTTTTGGATTAATTCCTGTCACTTCTATGGCTGATTATAGAATGCATATTAATTTCTCTGATCCATCCAGTATTTCTTTTGGATCAAACACCAGTGAACCGGGTGAAGGTACACCAGAAGAACCTACCGATCCAGTTGATACTTGTCCGACAAATTTTCCTGCACCCACCTTTTTAACTGGGTTTCCCTATGTGCAAAAAAGTGGGCTTGATGTTATTTATAATGTTCAAATTACAGCAGTGGGTGGTTATTCTTCATATGAAGAATTGTCTACATATAATGAAGCTAATTCTGGTGGTAAACGTTATTTTAAGATGTTAACTACTCGAGCTGATGATGGCATACTTTCTAATTTAGATGGTGGATTATATGTTGGGACTACTCAATCGTGGATGGTTAAAAATGGCAATTATTTAAAAGTTACGGTTACTCCAATTGCTTTTGATATGAAAGAAGGCACTGTCTGTGCAACTGGAACGCCTTTTATTTTGGTAAATAAGACACATACACAGCTATATTCAGAAGCACATTAATTTAAATTATAATTTTAAAGAACCTTTCAAGGTTCTTTTTTAATACTTGATATTTTTCTAAGTGTTTGGTAAAATAGAGCCATATTTGATAAAGAGAGTATTGCCAATGACTACGACCATCTTGACTGTTGAACAACAACGTAATCGTTTTGTAAAGCACCACAAAAACGCAGCACCTGTTGAATTTGACTACACCTTTGAAGGTAATGGTTTTAAAGACGTTATGCTTAATGGTATCTTTTTGGGATGGTTGTTGGCTGTTGAAGCACAGACCAAAGACGAAGTGAATCTCTATTACAGCCGAACCTATGGTTGGAAACTTGAATCTGCTGATAGTGGTTTCACTGTCCCTTCGCCAGAATTCATGCGGCGGTCGGATGAAGATAAAGTCATTGAATGGGCTAAAGAACATGGTTTTTTGGTGATTAAAGTTGATGATGAATAATCTTTGACTGCATAAAAAAGCCCAGCTAATGCTGGGTTTTCTTTATTTCTTATTCCATTTTTCTTGACAGACAAATCTAATGCGTTCTATTTCATCCAAGAACCATTGATAATCAGTAGCAAGATAGATTTTGTATTTACCATTCTTGCCATACCAGTTGAAATGGATAAATGGTAATGTGGACGCTACCAACATATTAAGTAAATCTCTGTTTTGACGCAGCTTACATCGCAATCCTTCCAAAATATCTTCGACTTCTTCACTGGTCAACTCAGTAGTTCTTGGATTTAACTTATCCAGTTCATCCCCTTTTTGTTTGGCTTCGTAACCATACAGTGATCTCAACTCATCATGTTGCTGACCTGACCAAAGCCATGCCCAGTAGCCTTCCATACTTTCGAAGTGGCCGTGTTTGGGATGATTGAATGGATAGTGTGCGAAGTTGCTTAATGCTTTTCCAATTTTAGTTTTTCCTTTGGACGCCGCATTGATAAATAGAATGCCATCGTTGTCTGGCGAAATGTCTTCTTCTTGCAGAATGGTAATTGTCATTGTTAATAACTCCTAAGATCTCTATTAACAATAACATGTTTTTTAATCTTTTCAATTTATGGTTAAGAAGCTTTTAGTCCTTTTTGGATTCCTTGGTCAGTCTTGCTTCAAAATCTTTGTAGTTTTTGATAGCCACTCGCATTTCAGATTCGAGCTTTTCTTTCTTTTGTTCATCAACAATTCTTTGATCTAAAGTGACTTTTGGTTTTTCATTGAGATCTTGAATGCAATCGGTAATCCAAGGAATAAAAACACCATGTCGAATCGCTTTCACAGCTTTATAAAGAAACAATAGTGTCATGATACCCACACCAATGCAGCCGATGGTAAACATCACTGTCGAAATAAGGAAATACAATGGAAAGAAAAAGTCAGATTCCGCCACGTAGCTGATACGGATAATGAACTGCAGCATAAACCCAAGCACCATCATTGCCATTGATAGACAGAAAACGGAACTCTTCACAGAGTTATCTACCAACATCCAGCTTGGTATTTTTGATTTTAGGTCTATGCTCATTCTTTAAATCCTCATTAATTACTGCAATTGTATCAAACGTAAGCAGATATTGCAATACATTATATTATATCGTTAACATATTAGCGACTGTCAGCCTTTGATTAAATTCGACACTTGTAAAATTGTAGACACCGACTGTATACATTTCTGGCAACAGCTCTTTAAGTTCCGGCCCTTTGTAGTGTTTGGACATCATGAGTAATTTCAATAACTTCTCATCTAAACCCACATTAAAGTTACAGATGACTTTTTCATTGATATTACGTTGATAACGATAAACAATATCATTCAGTTCAAGATGGTTTTCACCCTTGACATCTTCATAGAAAATCCAGAGCATCGAGCCATTGGCTTTGTTGTAAAAGGAGAATCGTAATCGTTTGAACTTACCATCATCAAAAATGGCATCGCAGTCTTCTAGCATCCCCGGAAAGGAAATGCCTAATGTTATAGTATCAAAGTTAAGTGTTGTCTTATAGATTAAGCCACAAGTTCCTTTGATAGCGGCGTCTTCGCACAGCACTTCGAAATAGCTGGGAAGCCCCCATTTATTTTTATCTTTGAAGTCAGTTAGGACAAATTTTTCATACATATTAAATTAACACCATATTAGCGAGATCTATTCTTTGTTTGAAATTATCACTATTGAAATCATACACTCCTTTCTGATAAAATTCTGGGAATGTTTCTTCTACGAATTCTTGCTGACCAGTCTTGCTACTCATCAATATTTTGATCAGATCTTCGTCAAAAATAGCTCCAAATCTATATTTTTGGTGATCTTCAATATGTCCACCAGATGGGTTGTATCCAAAGGCTGTTCTAACAAAATTCAAATCCTTATCAACTGTAATGCTTAGTATTTTATTATATATTCTGCTATTAAAAGCAAAATGAATGTTTTTAAAACGACCTTCATCTGTAAAGTATGCTCGACACGATTCTTCCATACCATCAAATTCCATGCCCGTTTTGACATTAGAAAGATCGAGACTTTTATTGTTTGCATAGCGATGAATTTCTTTTTCAACAATAGCTTCTAAAAGATCGATGAAACCTGTTTTATCAGCTTTAAAAAAATTCGAAATTGTTGGATATTCTAACATTAGATAGCTCCAGTGAAAAATAGAACGTTATTATAACATATTGGTAACAGAAAAATCAAATGTTATAAAATTCCGTATTAAAACTTATACTATTGCTATTGTTTAAAAAAAATCTTTGCTCTATGACAATAAATAGTGTATAATTCTAATATCATTTAAGGTACCTAAATTATGCACAACTTCCATTCTCATCATGCTCACGACGACCATGCTCATGATCCCGTTAACGTCGCCAATCATGATCATTGTCCAAGCCTTCATATTCATGACATCAATAAACAGAAATCAAGTGGGCGTAAAAAGCTAGGCATGATCATGACGATCACCTTTGCTTTTGCCATTGTTGAAATGGTGGGTGGGTGGTTTTCAGGTTCGTTAGCCCTCATTTCAGACGCTTTCCATATGCTAACAGACTCATCGTCTCTTATGCTTGCTTTAATCATGGCAATTCTTGCTCAAAGACCGGCAGATGATAAGTATTCCTATGGTCATGGTCGTTGGGAGATTATCGGGGCATTACTGAATGGTATTTTCATGATTGCTGTGATTGTCTTCTTGATTTATGAAGGCATCGACAGGATCTTGAATCCAAGACCCGTTGAGTCTACGACTATTATCTGGATTGCCACTATTGGTTTGTTGATCAATATTTTTGCGGCATGGTTACTTCATTCACACAGCCATTCATTAAACACCCGTGGGGCGTTTCTTCACGTCTTGGGTGATTTACTGGGTAGTGTCGCGGCAATTGCGGCTGGTGTGCTTATCTACTTTACTGGCATGACCATCTTTGATCCAATCATTTCTATCGTTGTGGCTCTTATTTTGGTTGCACCTACTTACAATTTGTTGAAACAAACGTCTCGTATTATCTTGGAAGGTGTTCCAGAACATATTAATTATGTCGAAGTAGGTAAAAGCTTAAATGAAGTAGAAAATGTACTTTCAGTTCATGATCTTCACATTTGGTCAATGACATCCGAACATATTTCATTGTCAGCACACGTTGAAATTGCCAGCATTGATCAGTGGGAACAAGTATTAGCTGATATTCAGCTTATGTTGTCTAACAAATTCCAGATTAACCACATCACCCTTCAACCCGAAGTCCATAAAGAACACAAAGATGATCCTTTTGAAGATAATCATCTGGTTGAAGATGCTAATTAAATACTTCTATCTATCGTCCGTTATCTGTGATATACTCTATGTATTCTCAATAACGGACTTTTAACATGCACTATTTGAAATACCTGTTTGATTGGAACAACCACCCTATTCGAACACTCTACGTCTTAATTCCTATTGTTATCCTTAAATTTGGCTATTTGTTGGCATATTCTGTTGCACAGATAACGGTTAATCAATACTGGGTTCCCTTGATTATTACGGTGCTTGGATTTATTCTCTTTGTGGTTTGTGTCTGGCCCCTATATCGCATTATTCGTGATAAGGAAGCCGCAAACAAAACTCAAAAAAAACAACAATTTGATGAAAAACATTAAATTATTGACCATTTTTAATTTTAGTGTTATAATTTAACTCTAAATTAGACACCAGCTAATGCCACCCCATTAGTTTGGATAGAAACATTGATAATAATATTTTACAATTTTTGGAGTCCTACAATGACTAACGCTACTATTAAGATCGACAATAAAGAAATTTCTACTCTAGCTGCTGAATGGCTGGATGCTATTGAAACCATTCCTAACGAAAGCATTTACTCTAAAATGAAAGTACGAGAAGAGTCAATGAACTTGTGGAACATGTTCCGAACCAACTGCGATGTGCTGGTTAATGGTGATGTTTCTATTGTTGTGGCCGAAACTGACATCATGGCAAAGTCGAAGGCATATGCGGTGTTTGTGCATTCCCTACCAGAAGATATTCGTGAGTTGTTTAATCACAAGTTTGAAAATTTTTGGGAAGCGGTTTGTTCCCATATGGTTCTCAGATAAGCAGACATGAATAAAGCCTCTTCGGAGGCTTTATTTTTTGAATATTACATCGAGTTTGCCAACATAGTCGTTGATGTTAGGTAGTCCATCACATAGGTAATCTGCGTTAAAACTACTGCCAATATTTGAAAAATATCTTCTTTCCATTGTACACATATAATCTTTTGGTGATTTTTCAGTCCTAACGATGACTTCATTTGGCACATCCAGTAATGTGGTCGATTGAACACCATCCATTCTTATCTTTAAGCTTTGTTCTAGGCTTGGAATGATATAGTTTTCTGGATACACATCATTTTCTTGGCTTCTCATTGAACCATTGACTTCATAAATATCTCGTTGTGCCTTATAGACATCATCGCTGTAATCAAATGTAATCAACACATTCAAATTACCCAATGAATTTTGCAATGATGTTGTATTTTCTATTAGTTGAATATCTTTATTATTCGCAAGCCCTGCATACTCTATATTGTATCTTTTATGATTCCCACTTGGAACCAATTGTGGATTTCTTTTTAATTCAATAGAAATCATGGGAAATGAATAGGATGGTTTATTTTCATTCATTTCATAATTTTCATTAGGTAATAATGATTTTAAAGCTGCATTAGTCGTTTGTTTTTCAATGTCAGACACAATAACTCTTCTCAATGGAATTTTAAAACTATTATCAATAGTATAACGTCTACCCTGTAAAAGCATTTGTTCTTTTTTTCTGTATAATTCTGGATCGATTTTGTCTATGGCAGTATTTAATTCTTCATCTTCAATACCTACAAACGAATCTTTTTTAACGGTTTGAACGGTTTCTACTGTTTCTGCATGGTTAATGCCTTCTACTTCAACCACTTTGTCTTCTTTTACGTTGTAATACAAAATACCACTAATTGCTATTACTGGTATCCATATCAGTACATCTTTTTTAGCCATCTTAAATTCCTTTAGGTATTCTTTAAATAAGACCATATAATCATTATAATGTCAATATATTCCTTTTTATATAATGTTATTTTTAATCATTAGAGTGTTCATTTAATTTGAATAATTGCAACAAAAATGTCATGTTAAAATTTTAACTTTTCTTATTTAATTGAGGATTAACCTTATATTTTGTTTTCAAATCAATTAACTGATTACTTATTGAAAATATTTTAAAATTTATTTTTATTCTTTATTTTCGTTTTTGCAATATTAAATTTGAATCAAAAAAAAGAGCCGCTAGGCTCTTTGTCTTATTGTTTTGGTACATACACTGGTGTTGGTAATGTCTTACCATCAAAACAACGATGTGGTCCAGCTAAATGCCAGACTTTCTCATCATCTTGCGTTCCGATGTATTCACAATTTTCTATCTGGAATTTCTTGTAGCTGAAACCATAACCTGTTGTTTGTAACTTGGTGTCGCTGAAACTGTTGTCATTGACCGCGTTCGCACAACCAGTTAACAGAACAGCACCTGCTAACAACACTCCATACATTAACTTATTCATTCAAACTCCTTTTAGTCATTAACCACTTTATAGAATAAATAAAGCTTTAAGTCAACTACTAATAAGATTTTTAATTAAATTAATCAATATTATATAACTTATAAAATCAATTAAACATTCAATTTTTTAACTTTTCGAATCTCTTTCAATTTGTGTTCAATCTTGCCTTTTTCGAAATTGCAGTCCATACACATAGTCTGGGTGTTTGTAATGCTGTCAGCCCCGCCCAACGAACGAGCCAGAATATGGTCGTGGGTCATGAGTACCTGTTGACCATTTTCACGAATAGCCCATAGGTTAAGGTGGTAGTTTTCATCAATAGCGTGACGTTCCATTGCAAAGAAGGCTGCTTTCACACCACAGTCAACACATTCAGTGCCATGCACAACAAATGTCAGTAGACGCAATGAACTCAATTTAACTTGTTGACCAGAAAATTCAACTCGTTTGGATTTGTTCTTTTCTTTATTCGTTGGGGGATTGTCATTGTAATCTTTGATTGCTTTTAGAGTTTCATTAAGATCGCACTCTTTCAGCCGGACGTAATTAGTAGCCATGATGTTTTGTTCCTTGCCTTTGTTCGATTAACCTAAGTATACCAAAATAACTTCGAAAAATCCAGTATTTAGACAATAAAAAATCGCCATTAGGCGACTTTTAAGGTTTTGATGGTTTCCATCTTGGGTTTATGTCAGCAAGCTTGCTTTCAGTGATAGTCGTAGGTTTTAAGGATGATGTAATAAATGCTCCTATTTCTCTCTCATTAACTTTGTAACTGGTTTTGTTGTCTGATTTTTCAGCTTCAACTTTGTATTCCTGACCTCTGAATTCTACTCTTACTGCTGTCACTGGACTTGCTTCGTTGATTTTCAATCCTTCAATTCTTGGTTTACCGACTTCGATTTCACCTGTTTGAAGGTTGACTAAACATTCTTTTTGAATGCTTTTACCATCTGCTCTTGTTTCTACAAAGGACGCTTTCTTTTTAACATCAGTTTCTTTCATAATTAAATCTCGTGTTTTTTATTATTATATCATATTTAAAATATTCCTCAAATTTCTTGTTGCCGATGGTTTCGTAATCTGTTATAATCCATCCATTATTCATTATTGAGGATTCATCATGAACACTGTTCGCCTTACCACCATCGTCAATGCTTACAAGGGTCATCCAGAATTTGATATTAAAAGTCTTGATGATGTAGATAGTCTCTTGGATTTTGTTGCTCATAAACACTTTGATTCAGCAGCCCAGGCTCTCAAATCACTTACTTCTGGCTTTGGGTTCTATCCAGAATCACATAAGACTGAGGAAGAATTTTGTAAGGCTATTCGGGTTGAGTTAATGGCTGTTGGTAAAGCTCATTACCATCAAGAAATGGCTAATCGTATTGACTTTATTATGGACAGTCCACATTTTAATCTGTTCATGCCTGTTCTGTTGCCAGCTCTTAGCACGGAACGTCATATTGTTTTAAACAGTGAAAAATTGGATGAGGCCATTAAGTTTTATTCGGAACGTGGTGAAGTTTTTGACCTTGTGATTGCAGGGCTTTTGGTTCAAATTGGTAAACTGAGTAAACAAATGAATACTTATTGCGAAGGGCATTAAAATGAAAAAAACAGAAGTGCAGAAGCCACAATTGCAAAAACTCAAAGCTCAACATCTGAAAAGCTTTCAAGAAGCAATTGTTGTCGCTGAATCTATTGCGAAAGAGCGAGCCGCTAACATTTGTTTTTACGCTGGTTCGAATAGAGTTGAAATGAATCGTATGATTGCAGCTAATAACTCAGAATGTGCTCAGTTTACGGCTGTCTATGAAAAGTTTTATGATCATTTTGAAGCTCAGTTCCTAACTGATTTGGACATTGAACCTTTTTCTGATACAGATGTGTCGATTATGGAACAATTGTTCAAAATTAAAACAGACAGCATGAGCAAAGCAAAAGACGACCTGTTGCGTTATAGCACTGACAATATGGTATCGTTTAGTATTACGGCTGAAATCAGTCGAGTAAGCTTTGTTTATCAAGACATCATTGACATTGTTAAAGAACATTATATGTTGAAGAAATGAATAAAAATATTGAAAAAATAAAACGCCAACTGAATAAACCCTTAGCGAGTAATGGTGTGTCCCTTGTTCGCTGGGGTGGGTTGTCTATGGTTCGCCAGAAAGGTAACTATGGTCGAGATACATTCCATGCAGCACCCGAACGTTACGGCTTCTATGCCTTTCTTTTTCCTTTCATTGATTTGTTCCTCATTAGTTCAACTAAAAAAACTGAATTTGACGCAGGTGTTCGTAAAGAATTTCATGCCATTGATGGTTTTATCTGGACACACCTTAAACCTTACGATTCATCTATGATTGTTGATGTCCGAGGGGACTGGTTCAAAGTTCATGTAAAACATCTTAACAAAATGGTTCAAAAAGCATTTGCGGTTGAGAGTTCTGTTATCCAAGCCGACTACTTTTTTGAAAACCCAGAAAAAAGGGTACCGTGGAAGTGCAATCAAGACAAGGAATTGAAAGTTCAACGAGTGAATGCTTATGGTGGTTATGGTCGTATGATTGACAATTTAGAAGTCTTTGTGTGCCGTGACACCAAAATTTCGTAATTTCTATTGGTCAACTGACAAAAGCTCTTGTTTATTACCTCTTTTCTTGCTATACTACACTCAATCAAACAGAAAAGAGAGTTTATTATGAACGGTTTACATGTTTTTGATCTAACATCGGCACTCTTTGATACACCTACTCCACAACCTGAACAATATGTTGAAGTTCGCTTACAATTTAATGATAGTCAAGTTGTAGAAACTGTTAATTTTCAAAGTCTCAATGTTTTTAACTTTATTTCCGACTCCGTAACTGTTCTTCGTTGGAAGCACATTTCCGAAATTGATGGTGAGAAAGATGTGTTGAGTGATGGCACCAGCTTGGACAGTATGACCACCTACTTTGCCCAATTAGAAAAAAACGCTAAAAAACAAATCAAACGCTAATAAGGACTATATTATGACTCCTGAACAACGTATTTTGCACGGCCAACGCGAAAGCGACGATGATGGTTTTACTTATGTGGCTGGTAAGCACAAAGCTGGTCGTGTTAAACGCACCCGTAACAAGCAAGCTACTGCTCGTTGCATCCGTAACGATAAACGCTCTGTCAAAGCCGCTGAAACCCAGCGTATGCTTAAAGAGTCTGTCTAAATCAACAAGGATTTTGAGCCTTGTTTTTAATTCCCTAATTGTGTATCGAGGTTTATCATGGAAAACACCATCACTGCTATTCCAGTTGTATCGAAAGAAGTCAACTATTTCCGTTCTTCTACGATTAAAGTCATTCCAGAAACTGACCGAGCTGGCATTGAACAATTGGCTTCGATTGAAATTAAAGAACCGATGTTTGCGGTTAGTGAAGGCGAGCGGAATTATATTTATTCCTTTTCAAAAGTCTTTGATGGCATTGACAAGGAGATTTTAAAAATTAAGGAAAATAGATATACTACTATTTTAATGAGTGCTGTTTCTCTTGTTATCGCTTTATTCTGTTTTGGCTTATTAAAAGGTATGGGTAGCATGACGCCAATGATTGGTTTTTTTTCCATTATTTTCTTTGTGTTTTCTTTGTGGTGTATGTTTACTACTAATTATAAACAGATGATTAAAAATCTTGAAGTTAAAAAGTCCTATGTATTGAATGAAAGTCAGAACTATTTGAAAAATCTTGAACAAGAAGTCAGAAAGCCTGTTGTTGTTGTCTAACCTTGCTTTGATTTGAACAGCCACTTCGGTGGCTTTTTTGTTATCTGAATTTTATCTATTTTATAAAAATCTCAACCCTTATACCTTTGTGGTTGATTTTTTTAACAATTAGTGTTAAACTCAAAAAATATTGGAGATTTCTTATGTCTAAAATAACAACAGAAGATTGTAAATCATTCCTTTTGGATCTATATAACGATAAAAAAGTGACTGATTGGAAGCGAATTCGTAAATTTAAAGACGAAAATGGCGACTCATGCCGAGATTTTTCTCATTCTGATGGAACTTCTCTTACTTTGATTGAAAAAAATGGTCAATTATCCGTTCTGCCATTAGCAGTATTAACCAATTTTATTGAAAATGACAAACCGCCAGTAGCATCCACAAAAAATGTAAAATCAAAAGGTATTTCAATTTTGCCATTGATTCTTGAAGATAACAATGAATTGATAAAAAAAGCTCAATTTACAGTATTTTATGAAACACAACTGAAATCAGCCAAACGATTGGTGAATGCGTTCGCCAAACCAAAAGAAGACCCAATCACACCCAATTCCGATGCCAAAGGTTTTGATGCCATTCCCAACCTTATTTATTTCTCATTTCTTGAAGACGCGAACTGCGATGAAATCGAATATTTAGAAACGATTGCTAAGGACATGAACTTCAATGCTTTAATGAATGACATTGTTGTTTTCTTTATCCCATCGACTGTTTCATCCATGTGTGATCACCTTTCTCCATTGATTGAACCACTGTTGCCAGTCCCACTGCAGGAAGTTGAAGAAATGTCGTTCAAGTTGAATGACAGCACCTTGACTGTTACTGATGTATTTGAACAACTCACCAAGGCTGGCTTTGTCTATAATCCAGATGGTTGTGCTTTGAAGTCTCTGTTTACTCAATACCAGTTGATTGCCATTGATCCTGTTATCAATCCAAATGACAAAACGGCTGAATATAAAAAGGCTTTCTTGTCTGCATTGAAAAAAGATGATGCAATCAAAATGAAAGCATTGATTGATTCTGGTTTGCCGTTGACGTTTAAGATCAGTGGACAGTCGCTATTAGGCAAAACGATGTATGAGTGTAAATTCGAGTGCTTTAAATATTTGTCGTCCCTTTACACCAACACTGCTAACATAGGTAATGGTATTGCTGATGAAGTGTGGGAACATGTTTGGTGGAAAACTGACTGTTCATCTTATTTTATGGCTAATTGTCATTATGACTTCACACATTCCAACAAAAATGCTCATCGTCATTTAGTGAGTACGCTGGTGCATCATACCACTTATTTCGATAAGGTTAAACATAATGTGAACCCTGAGTTCTTTGCAGTTTCCTGTCTTGAATGCACCTTAACACATGATAGGGCTTATGAGTTGTTTAAAGAGTTTGTAAAAAAAGCCATTGATGAATATCCAGAAGCGGTTTCTTCAAACAAGCAACTGGCTGAAGATCTTGTTCATGGCTTTATCATTCCACCTGTTTTAGAGCTTTTGGCTGGAAGTTCTTGCACTTTTAAGGGAAAGACTGTATTTGAAGTTGTGCAGGCTAAAATTGATGAAATAGGCCATGATCCAAAAGGATATATCAACAAGATTAATTATTACAAAGCTTTTTTGAGAAAGCATGCTCGATAATATTGAATAAACCACTTCGGTGGTTTTTTTGTGACTGTTTAAAAGACAACAAAAAGCCCCACATCAGTGAGGCTTAGTCATTTTTTAAATTGATTACAGGAAATGAGCGTTGCTTTTAGGCGTTAACTCATAACCAAACGACTGCAGAAATTTTTTGTCGAAGGCGATGATTTTGTCACGGTGTTTCTCACATTCTTCCGGTTCTTCAATTTTATTGGCTTCAATGGCCGAAGCAGTGAACAAATTACCGTAGATTTCTACCAGTGCCATTTGGTCAGCATCAATAGTACCAATCTTGTGAATAGGCGTATGTCCGATTTTATCTTCCCAACCACGAATAACGGTTTGTTCGTTAATCAGTCCCGGCATGGAATCCATTGCAGCGACCATCAAAGTAAACGAATTATCTGGCATAGAGCTTGTTTCGTCTGTGATGTAACCAAACAATGACACTTTCACACCATCATTAGGCACCAGTGCAACTTTTTTACGCGATTTGGCAACACTGCCATAACGGTATTTGCGGTAACCAGACAGCATATTCTTTTTAGCATCCGTTGGCTTGCCATCCCGAGCATCTTGAAAGAGTTCAAGGTAGACAGGTAAGCTTACCATCATCTTGTTGGTGACACCCAAGCAGATATGATCCGAAGCGTGATGATAATGGGACACAATGATATTGTCAGAAGGGCTATAATGTTTTGGGAGGCGTTCAGGGTCATGAAGCCCTAGACGGTATTGCTCTTCAAACAGAGGAATGTTATCACGGTCAATGTCGTGACGGATAGCGATGACGACTTGGTTGCCCATTTTTGAATCTCCAATAGTGTTGATGGGCCTATTTTACTCAAAATTCATTGGAATGTACAGGTTTTTTATTCATTTTTTTTATGTTGTTACTTAGACATTATTGTGCTATAATAACGATTAATTCAAAATTATGAAGGCATTTTTTATTATGAGAGAAACGGTTTATTCATTAATTGATATCCCCATTACTATTATTGATAATTATAAAGCACCTGCAAGTCAATTTCAGCATCAGCCTAGGGTTTTTCATTACAATCAAAATTTTTCAACATATGGTTGTAAATTATCTCGTTACCAAAAACATGGTAAAAAGATTTTTAGATTTGAAGGTGATAAAACAATAAAACTAAGATCACAAGCATTTATTTTTGATATTCCACAATCAAATTCTGCTATTTTTTATATAAATTTTGATGCCTTCTTTAACATAGAGTCTGTTCTTTTTGAATCCAATTCAAAAGATATGGGAAAATTTTCATTTACAAAGATAAAGCTTAATTTTGACAAAAATTTAACTTTGATAGATTATGATTATTCATATGTTGAATTGAGAAATAAGATTGATATTTCTATAAAGAAAGATTTGAATAAATTAATGTCATTTGATGATGAAGTTATTTTGTGGCAGTTATTTAATCATCAATCTGATGAAGTTAAGTATTTGATTCCTGAGTATCATATTCCTTCTGCTTATAATTTTAAACATCCCGAATTCATAGATCGTTTGAATGTTCTGTCCATGTTAATTCTTTAATTATAATAATTTAACTCTGAAATTAGGTGTAATAATGCTAACTTTAACTAAAACACATATAGAAACAGAAGTCTTTAAAAAGACTATCTTGATTACGCCTGAGCATGGTTCCTATGAACAGTTTGTAAGCGAATATAAAAAAGATATTTTTAAAAAAGTTCAAGCGGTCATGGAATTCATCAGTCTTAAAATGGACGCAGAGTTACGATTTCAAGTCAATGACTTTGATAATATCTATGAAATTGCTTTGATGAAATTTAATTTTAGAAAAGTTACAGAAGGTCGATATACCACTTGCATTATTACCTTTGATGGGTATCTAACCTTTGAGTGCAATTCATTTGCTTTTAAATTCGACAATGCTTATTCTTATTTTTACGCAACTTTGGATAAACAGTTAGATCTTGTTCATTTTGAATACTCATCAGTTCAATATGATAAACATAATGTTGATCGTAGCATCAACTTGAAGTTTGACAAAGACACTGATATGACAGAATATTATTACACAGTTCGCTCTACTTTTTTTGGATGGGAGATTGGTCGGTTAAAAAGCAAAGACATGCTTTGCCCTTATGCGGATGAATTGTTTTTACACGCTACCATTACAAAAAGAACACCTTTGATGGATGATTTATTTCCAGAACTGTCTGTTGATGGAGTTTATGATTTTGCCTCAGATGACTTTAAACGTCGATTCACTTTATTTGAAATGTCATTAATCTAATTAGGAGTTATTATGTCAACTGCATTAAAACAAGTCGATCCAGCCACTGGTGTAACTGAATTAGGTTATAATCGCTATATCGTTGAAAAAGTGATTGAAAAAGTTCATAGAATTTTTGGTCAAATTGAAAACAGGTTACAACTTAAATTTGAGTACAAACTTGTCTTGACTGATCATGGTCATTTATCTATTAATGGCGTTAATAATCATGTCATTTCAAGTGATCCTTGGATAACCAGCAAAGGAATTCAAGAAATGAACTTCAGATGTTCTGGCTTTCCATTTACTTTGCGGGGTGGTGATCGATCTAAACTTTCAATTAGTTTTAATAAATATTTTGATATTGAAGTTATTCATTTTACATGTATGTCAAAAAAAGCGAATCATTATGAAAAAATTGATGTTAGATTTGACAAAAATATAGAATTAGAATCTATCAACTTTAATCCCAATTATCCACAAACTGATACTGAGGTTTTTAAGTCCGTAAAACATAATAATCTTTTGTCATTTGATGATGAAGTTATTTTGTTTCAGTTATCACAAAATACAAGTGTTGAAATCAAAGAATTGATTCCAGAATATCACATTCCAGCAGCTTATGACTTTTCATCACAAGATTTTGCTGACCGATTTAAAGTATTTTCGATGTTGACACTTTAACCTATTTGAGAGTAATTCATTATGACCAATAAAATTAATGTTTCTTTTAAAATTGATAATATAGATATTTGTGATACTGGTTTTATTCAGGCTTCACAATTTATTAGAGATAAAATTCTGTCTGTTGTAAAATATCTTGAAAATCACTTTCATGTTTTAATAGATTTCACTTTCAATAATGGCAACCCTTTGACTATTAATGGAATGGCTCCTGTTGATATTACACTTAAAAAAGATTATGTTAATGGACAAAATTCATTTTTAGCGGAATTTTCAAATCACTCAATTAAATTTAAAGCTAAGTTTTATGATTTTTCTTTAAGTAATGAATCTCAATTCATTATTCATTTTAATTCCAATTTAGAATTAGAAAATTTAACTGTCATGTCAACTCGAAAAGATTTCAGTAAAAAAGAGCTTCAATTTTTAGTTTTAACCTTCGATAAAAATTTGAAATTGTTAAGTGTTCATCATACGAATAACTTTCAACAAAATTTAATAGAAAAACATGATTCCATGCTACTACCTTATTCTGATGAATTACAATTGTTCCGTATTAGGGAATCCGATAAAAATGAACTTGTTGATGATTTTCCTGAATTCTATATTCCATCAGCATATAATTTCGAATCAGAAGATTTCAAAAATAGGTTAGCAGTTTATGAGATGATGATTACTTAAATAGATTGACTTTTGAAAATTGTTATTATATATTTGGCGATTGCTTTAAATATTGTTTATTAATTTAACTGAGGTGGGATATTAATAGAGATTTTGTTATATCTGGTAATGCTAAATTTTTTGCAACTGCAGAAGATTTCAAAATGTATGTTTACGATAAATTTGAAAAAGCAAAACCTGCTATATTTGATAGGGTTGGTAGATCCTTTGACATGAACCTTGACGATCTTGTTCCAACTGTTAGACCTGTTGCTATTAAAAAAGATCCCAACCTGCCAAGAATGGAATGGACTTACGAGTTAACCTTTAAATACGTACTTAATTTTGAAGTTAAATTAGATGTCGCACCTAATGCAAAATTGATTATCAACCTTGATGATGAATTTAACGCTTCTGGTGCTCTTGTTTTCTTTTCGACTATTAATGGTGTGTCAGAAGATTTTAAATCAACCAAGATTTATTTTGGTTATGACGAGCCATCGTGTCGTATTGAAATTCGATATAAAGAGAATAAAGAATCGAAAATTGTTAATATTAGTCAACTAGTTAATGGAACAGTTATTGAAGCTATCAGTAAAGCTAATCATTTTTTTGAGGAATCTTTAATTTCTTAATATTTGAAAAATATTATACTGTGTTATAATATAAAAAATAACTAAGAGATTTAGTATGATACACAAAAGAATATTTATGGATAAGTTTGTAGAGACAGGAATGGCATTGAAGGATGATTTAGTCAATTTAAAAAAAGATGCTAGTCTCGATGAATTCAAACAAACTTTCCATAAATTTGGTATAGTCGTTGATGATGGTCAACATGAACTTTTTACTTTGTATCACAAAGCTTTCATATTTCCATCTATGGCAGAAGGCATGGTGCTCACCACACTCAATATCAGTAATCTTCATTATGAAAACTTGAATAACCCACCAGAATTATTGAGCTATCAACCTATTACTGATGGCTCATCTTCGGCTGTATTGAAAGAAGATATTTTAAAAAGACTAGAAGTCTATCAGTCCGATTTTCAAGATATTAAAAAGATACCAAAGTCCAGTGTTATGGGAAAAATGAAAGACAACATGTTTGTAGACGCTTATGAATCTGTCCAAAAAGACATTTCTAAATTGTTTAATAAACATGGTGTAACTACCAATTATGAAGCTAACAAAGGCATTATCAAAGCTTCTAAACAAATGCAAAAATTCCCTATTGAAACTTCTGTCGTTGTTTCTAATCTTGTTTCTCGTAGAATTCAAGAAGGACTCGCACTAGAAACGGAAGTGGCTGTTAAAAATATAAAATCTACTCCATCTGATAGACAGAAAGGCATATTCATCGCTTAATTAAAAAAGCCCATTACGATGGGTCTTTTTTATTATCTAAAACAATCCAGTGTTACATATTGAAACATTATTGACTTCAATATATAATGAGACTACTTAATTAACAATTGGAAAGATAATGCACACTCGTAACACGCTTCATTTGAATGACCAACAACTTGACCTTATTGAAAATATTCTTTCAACCACTCAACTCCATATCACTGATGATTTTGTTGTCGCACAACTGGTCAATAACGGCATTATGCGTTATCCAGCCGAGAAAGTGATGCAGTATCGTTCTTTTTACTTTGAACATAAAAATAAAGCGATTAAAACACCACTTCGTCATGGATTATCAGCATCCAATCAAGTTATCTAACCTTTTATATTATTGTAAACCTCACGTTTGTGGGGATTTTTCATTTTCTATTGATTATTTGTTGTAAATCCTCACATTTGTAAGGATTTTGTTATTGAAAATATTATTTTTAGTGTTATGTTGAAAAGAAGTAAACGTAACTATTATAATATTATGGATCAATTAGCTGAGTTATTTTCAAAGCAAACCTATCAAGAAGATGGCATTACACAAGGACAGATTACGAGTCTTGCCAAGCATCATAAAAAAACACATTCACAAATCATTGTAAGCCTTTCTAAAATAGAAGGCTTAAATTTGATTACATCTGTCGATTCTTTCGCTAAACGAAGAGTTAACAGCAGACAACAAGAAGGTTATCTTTTTAAAGATGGATCGGTTCTTGTTAAATCTGAAGGTGAGTTCGTCGCCTTTACGATTGATGAAAGCTCTCAATGGCTGAGAGGTTTAGGGACTAAGCCATTCGATTTAAATGCATTTCAAGCTGGTGAAGTATTTACCCTTCGATCTGGTGTTGGATTTTCTATCGTTGAAATTGATTATCAAAAAGATTTACCGTTGACTATAAAATTAGATAATGATCAATCGATCATTGTATACAAAAAAGATGGCAAATCAGACCAATATCAATTCGCTGCTTATGATTTGTTAATGGTTACTCCAACCGAAAATCTATTCCCAGTAGACAATGGTAACAAGAAGAGTACGAATATTTTATCAATGCTGTTGAAATAAGTAACACATCATGCTATAATTGAGAAAAATTCGGAGATGATCATGTTAAAAATGCTAAGTAAATTGTTTAGTACAGAAAAACGTGTGTTGGCGGTTGTTTTTGATGATGGCAGAGTGTTGATCTTCAACGAGAAGAACTTTGAGAGAAATTCTCATCTTGCTTCTTATGTGACTGATGACTTTGAAATTATTGGTAAACAAGTTGATGGTGTTCAATCGGCTAAAATTGATTACTATGATGGAATGGTTCACATGCCAGAACAAACGTTGTATTCAATCCCTTATGACCAAGAGAAACGCCCTGATACTTCACCATCACTACCTAAGTCTGTTCGTAATGCTGTCTGGAACTATCTGGAAGGTGCAGAAGATAAGGTTCAAATTAAAATGGCGTCCTAGTGGCGTCTTTTTTTGCTTTCAATTTCCCTATCAATCATCAATTTAAAGCCGTATTTGGTATTTAAAACTTGTTTTAGACACTGTTTTTTGATATAATAACTTACTTTCAAAGAGCCTAGGAGCTTTTACAATGCCAACTAAATACATTCGTCATCAGTCTCGATTTGTTGTGTTCCATGAAAAGATTGTTCACAGTGAAATGGCTCACCGTCTGTTTGGTCATGACAAGCTGATTCATGGAGCTGGTTTTATCAATCTTTTTCTTGAAGATGGTAAAATTCAAGCCAAATGCTATGGCAAAAGCGAATCGTTGCGTGTAGGGACTCGTCGTGATGACCATACTCAGATCTTGGATGCCATTGGCGTTGAGAATGAAGATGAGGTTGAACATGCTAAATACGTCATCTGGCGTGGTAAGGCTGTTGTATTCCCTAATGATCTTGAACACAAAGCTGTCGCGGAGGCTGCGTTCTTGGGTAGTTCCGATTGTGAAAGTGCTGGTTTCATCAAGTTCATTTTTACAGCGGCTGGTAAGGTCAAAGTTCATTGCTATGGTGAAAGTATGAGTCTTGGTGTTTCATCTCAGCCAAAGGACTTCAGAACCATTGCAGACTTGATGGGAATTCCAGAAGCCAATCTGCATTTTAGTAAACATTGATAAGTAATTCAGTTAATACGGAGTTTTGACCATGAATAAACCATTGAATAAAAATGTGCAGTTTGTAAAAGTTAAACAAGAAGGTGTTGGGATTGATATTCCTTACCGTGTAAAAACATTTGGTGATAAAGAATGCGTTGTGGTTGTTGATAAAAAAGGAACTACGTTTAGTAATGATCGACTTTATCAAGACATGGACTGCTACAAAGTGGATCAGCAAGTAAAACTGCAAAAATTTAAAAAGTAATTGAAATATGGATAACAAGAAAGGTAGCCTGAGCTACCTTTTTTATTTTCCGTCATAATGAACTTTTACATCAGTATAATAGCCAGTTGATGTGCCAGATCTTGAGGTTGGTGTTACATAATTTGATATGCCAGCCGGTGTTTTTGTGAATTTATAAAAAACAGGTGCGTAACTTGCTGTACCATTTTTTACTATTGATATTTTATAATCTATTTTACCATTAGTAGGTAAATATAATTTTTCATTCAATGTAAACACGTTAAATTTGTTATCAAGCATTTTAAGAGTGTCATAAGCAGGAGATGATACACACTTACCATCTACACAAGCTGTTAATGTAAGCTTATAAGTAGATTTATTTACATAGTTAGCAAATACTATTGATAATGCTGTTACATCCCCTGCTGGGATATTGGTTATACTGGCTGAGAAATCACCTGTATTCGGCCAAATGAGTAAATCGGTGGTTGTTGCCGGAATATTTTGTGACAAGGTAAAGACTCCACTAAACTTTACAGGAACGACCACAACCGATCTTGTTTCCTCAACACTTTCACCTTTACTGTTAACTGCTTTTATTGTAAAGGTATAAGTTCCTTCTGTTGTAGGCGTTATAGAAATTAGGTTTCCTGTTACTTTGGTGAATTCTGTTGAAATGTTTGTTGTTGCAATATTGCTTTTAATGAAAACTTCTTTTGCATCAGTAATTGACCAATTAAGATTGAAACTACTATTTGCTGTGACTTCAGTGAAATTTGAATTAAATGATTCTATTTTAGGAATTGGCTCTATCTTTTCAGATTGCACATTTAGTGTTGATTCTACACTTTTCCCATCTTTGTTTATCGCTTTAATTGTAAAGACATAAAATCCAACTTCAGTTGGATATACAACCAAACTATTGCTGTTTATTTTTACAAAGGTGTTTGTTGTTTTATCAGTATTTAAATTACTTTTAATGAAAATGTCGTTTGCATTAGTTGTTTCCCAATCAAGTGTTATTTGACTGTTAACATCTAGTCTGCTTATGTTTGATTTAAAATGAATAATGTTAGGTTCTAGTTCTACTGGGGCTGGTATTTCGTTTTCTGTTTTGTTTATAAATTTTATACTGGGTTGAGCATAATATCTCACTTCATAACCAGCGTAGGAAATTGATAATGTCAGAGTTGCTAATATTGATAAGGTTAGATAACTTTTTTTCATTGTATTTTTTTGTTGTTATTTTATTATCATTGTAATATTATAATGCTTGAAGTCAATTATTATTCATTATTTTTTGAATTTTAAAAACAAACCCACGATTTTTTAAATATTTAAATCTTGCCTTTTTTGTCATTATTTACTATAATAATTATTATTTTTTAGGAGTTGTATCATGTCAAAAATCTTGACCGGCGATAGACCAACAGGTTCACTTCATCTGGGGCATTTTGTAGGTTCCTTACACAACCGTGTGAAACTTCAGCACTTGCACCAGCAAACTATTTTGATTGCTGATAATCAGGCGTTAACTGACAATATGGGAAATCCTACGAAAGTCCGTGATAACGTCATTGAAGTTGCTAAAGACTATCTGGCTTGTGGGATTGATCCTAGTAAGACCACTATTTGTGTTCAATCACACCTTCCGGCTATTGCCGAATTGACATTGCTGTATCTTAACCTTGTAACTGTCTCCCGTTTAGAACGGAATCCTACCATTCGTGATGAGATTAAAGCCAAGAACTTTGAGCGAAGTATTCCAGCCGGTTTCTTAGCTTATCCAGTAGCACAAGCCGCAGACATTACTGCATTCAAGGCCGATCTTGTTCCAGTCGGTGAAGACCAGCTTCCATTGATTGAGCAAGCGAATGAAATCGTCCACAAATTAAACACTCAGCTAGGCTTCGAAATTGTTCCATCCATAAAAGCTCTTACTTCAACAGTGGCACGACTACCAAGCCTTGATGGTAAGTCTAAAATGAGCAAATCGCTTGGTAATACTATCAATCTATACGCAAGCATGAAAGACATTCAAAAGGCCGTCAATTTGATGTTTACTGACAGTAATCATCTTCGCGTTGAAGATCCCGGTAAAGTAGAAGGCAACGTGGTGTTTACTTACCTTGATGCGTTTGATCCCGATGTGAATGAGGTGGCTAACCTGAAAGAGTTTTATCAGCGTGGTGGTTTAGGTGATGGCACTTTAAAAAAACGTCTGGTTGGTGTTTTAGAAACGGTTATTGCTCCTATCCGAGAACAAAGACTAATACTCAATACTCAGCATGATTTTGTACTTGATGTGTTGAAGCAAGGTACGTTTCAAGCAAAAGCTGAAACTGATCAAAACGTCAATGAGATTAAAGATGCTTTTGGTTTTTTTAAATTTTAAATCAATGGCAATTTTGAATAATTCTTGCTTATTTTAACGATTTGCTGTATTATTGCGAAAACTATATTCATTCTATTTTTTTTCCACCTACTAATAAAGGAAGTAACTATGTCTAACAACACTGAATTAAACGCTTATATCAAATCTAAAAAAGATCTTTTCATTGATAAAATGAAAGATAATATTGTAAAGATTGAAACTGACTTAAATGTTAAAATTGATTATTTGATTACTGAAAATGATCATTCTGTTTTCATTAAAGGTGTTGACACTTATTCTTATTTTGCCTCGAAATGGTTTCCTGCAAAAATTAATCCAGACGTTAAGATGTGTTTCCGTTTGAAAGACAATCCTTCACTTGTTTCGAATAATAATAAATCGTTGCTATCATTTTCTATAAATGAAGATTTTGAAGTTTTAAATGTTCGTCTTAGAAACTAATTTTCACAAGTAAAAAAGACCTATTAAAAGGTCTTTTTTTTGCTTTTTAGTTTTAAAAAAACAGTCATATTATATTTAATTTATTAGCAAGCTCTTTACTTTTTGTATTTTTATAGTAAGATGATGAAGACAAACAGTAAGGAGGACTTATGAAAAGAAGTACAGTTCCGATTGCTATTGCCGCGTTATTGCCAATGGTTTATGGGGTTAGAAAACTCGTTGAAACAAAGGCACATGAAAAGAATGAAATGAATCAACTTCTCGGGGATCATTTCAAGGATGATTACAAAAATTTGAAATTGACTTCCCACCAAAGAAAAGAGATTTGTTCAGTTCTTAAAAATAAGGCTGCTGATGCTAATCACGACATTAAACATATACTTAATACAACACAGCTTAGTCTATACGAAAAAATTCGTAATAAACTTCATTAATTTAAAGCTATTATATTAAACATTTAATTAACTAAACTAACTTTGGAGGCTACAACCTATGAAAAAATTAATCATGACTACCGCACTTACATCATTAATCGCTTTATCATCAACTGCATTTGCAACAGATACAGCACCAACTAGCAATAATGCTCCCGGCGTCAATACAACTGCTGAGCAGGTTAAAAGCCATGCTACTGGTAGAATGGTTCGTGATCAAATGGAAGCAGATGCTGCTCGTTTGAATCTAACAGCAGAGCAAAAAACAAAAATTGCTGATCTTGTAAAAGAAAGTAAAAAAGACCTCGATAAAGACATTAGAGATGAATTAGATGACAAACAAAAAGTAGAGTTTGATAAAATTCAAGCTGAGCATAAGGCGGCATGGTCAAAATCTAAGTAATTCATTTATACTTTCAAAAAAAGACTTAGCGATAGGTCTTTTTTTTATTAAAAATATTGTTATTTTCTGGGTGTTTTGGTATAATTAGTCTTATCTATTATTCCATTGGAGCACTGCAATGAACGAATTCTTGACCCTTCTGAACACTTTTTCATCCCTGAAATTGACTGAGCACTCTAACCTCACGCCGATGATGGATATTAAGTTCAACGTGGCTAGTGAACAATATTCCTTGGCTGCAAGTCAGATTCGGCAAAATATTCAAAAAATGCAACAACGTACTCCTAGTCTTACTTATGAGCATGCTGGTATTCAGTTTCTTGAAATGATCCACAATAGTATTCTTGATATGGATCACAAATACCACAACGAATACATGATTGGCTTGTTTGAATTGATTAAAAAGAACCTTTCAATGGCTGATTTAAAAAATGAACTTCTCTCTTTTCAAGCTTATAGTCAAGATCTGAATAAACAAGAATCAAAAGATTCTTTGATTCAGCTTATGAAGAAGCTTAATGAAAAAGATTTTAAACATAAACAAGCGGTAATCCTTTTTATCGCTCAAATGTTGTCTACTCATGACTATTTGGTGTCATTGAAGGCGAAATATTTCTGAGTATAGAGACGGAATACAACAGAAATCGTTCAGCTTTTTACGATTATTTGTCAACAAAACAAATTGTTGTTTTCTCAGATTTATGTTATACTTTGAACCTTATTTTAATGGAGATTTTGCTATGAACCAACTAGTTTCTTTGCTGAAAACGTTGAAAGCTTTGAAGTTGAATGTTCGCACTGAAATGCCATCAGTGGACGATTTTCAGTTGTTGATTGCAACAGACAGTTGCCGTCTTGCTGCTCATCATATTCGTAAAGAAATTCAATATCACCTTGAATTTAATAAGCTGACCGACGACACACATCAAATCCAGCTTCTCAAAATGATTCATAATTTGGTTATTGATAAAAACATTGAGCAACAGCGAGAATATTTCGATAGCCTTTTCGACCTTATCCAATCAAATGATGAGTTGAAACCTATCTTGGTTTTTCACGAATTTAAAAATAGTGGTTACAAGCTGACTGATCCAGAACATTACGAAAAGTTTGTTAAGAAAGTTCGAAGCTTGAACAACAAGGAATTTCAAAACAAAGAGCTTATCATTTTCTTTTGCTCGAAAATTCTGGAAACCCATGATGAGATTCAAAAACTTAAATCTCAATATTTTTAAATTTTCTTAAAAAACACTTGCCATAATGTCTAAAATTAGGTATTATGGCTATCTCAACAACGTATACATATTTTATTAATTATCTTAAAAGGAGAATGCCCATGTCTATTATTTAAACTTAATAGAGGATATTAAATATGAGCAGAACAATCCGTCGCAAAAACGACAAATCAAAATACAATTTCGTCAAAACCTTCTTGTTCGATGAGAAAGATTTGGATGAAAATGGACTGATCGATTGGTATTGGAATAAAGGTTTCGTCGGTTTAACCTTAGAGCAGGCTAACAAAAAGAAAACGCGGTGGTTCCACTCCTGCAGCGGCCCACGCTTCGATTACTGCCCCGGTAAGGCTTACCGTCAGGAATACCGGGCGAAAAGCAAGCAGCAACTCAGGGAGCAATTGAACGTACTCGATGATTACGAAGCCGTAGCCATCGACAAGATCTGCAACGATTGGCGTTACTGGATGTAAATTAAGAAGACCTTTCTTGTAAAGGTCTTTTTTCTTTTCTAATAGGAATATATTATGAAGAAAATGATTGTATATCGGCTTGAAAACAGCCAAGGTGTTGGCCCGTTTCGTGGTGGTCATCGTGATGAAGCTGAATTGTTGAAAGGTCATCTTGGAATTCGTCAGTGTCTTGTTGAACGTGGACGTATGAAGCCAAGGGCTTTTAAAAAGCTGTCTAATTCTGGTTGGAGTTGTGCTTGGAGTTCGGAAGCTGATTTTAATGAGTGGATGAACAATAAAACCGAGTTTTTTTGCGAACTTGGTTATTTCAAAGTTGTCTATGAGGTTGACCAGTATAAATTGTGTGATGAACAGCAGCTTTGCCAGTATGATGAAGGCTTGGAAGACTATGTATCTTCTGATATTGATGGTTTTCAGGTTTTTTTCAATCCAAAACGTGCAGTAAAGCTCAAATAGTTGATAAAAAAGCTTGTGATAGGTCATTGATTGTCGTATAATGACCTCATTGAAAAAGATGAAGAAATAAAAAAGATTATAGGAAAAAAGAAGACGAAAAAAGCTTGTTCAGGTTTCAAAACGATGGTAAGATAAGCTTCCTTAGACAAACAACTAGCACACTAATGAAGGCCCGAGAGGTGAGCCAAAAATGTAAAATCTAGACTTAAATTAGATAACCATATTATAGAATTTGATAAGATTAAAACAAACATTAACCGCTAGATATATTAGATTAAGTGCCCGAGGTGAACTACCGATGCAGAACTAATTCAAATTATAGATAATCTAATATTGAATGAGTATAATGATGTATAGGAATAGATCAACACGGTGTGGTTTTTTTAAGTGGCAATTTAACGCCCTCCACCAAATTGATAAGCAGGATAAAAAGACCTCGTTTTGAGGTCTTTTTTTATGCCTTTAAAAAAAGTTGGCGATTTGACAAATATATTAAAAGGTATATTTGTACGATCAAACATTGGAGCGATATATGATCTTACATTTCTTTCGTCATACTAAAAATCATCTTGTACTTAAATTGATTTTTTCGGCCTACTGTTTATTGCACTGGTTTGCAAATGTTATTTACCCTGTTTAAATGGTTGTAATTCAGATAATTTTTGGTTATTATGTAGATGTAAAAACTATTTTAAACTAAGGAGGTTCCTATGTCTAGCGATGCGTCTTAATTCATAATTTTTTATGCAAAAAATCTTGCACTGAATAGCTATCTATTCGGTGCTTTTCTTATTTCAATAATAAAAGGATATCATGATGACTAATTTCAAAAAAGAAACTCAAAAGGAATTGGCTAAAGCGGTTGGATCTTTGAAAATAACCATTGCCAAAATCAGAACAGGTCGAGCACATCCTAGTCTATTAGATTCTGTAATGGTTGATCATCTCAATACCAAGACACCGATTAAACAAATGGCAAGCATTGTTGTTGAAGACGCTCGCACACTCAAAGTGGTGGCCTTTGATAATAAGTTGATGGGTGCGGTAACCAAATCAATCTTGAATGCTGGCTTAGGACTAAACCCCTCCAATACTGGTGCGGCCATCTATGTTCCTTTGCCTATTATGACGGAAGATACTCGAAAGATGTATATCAAGCAGTTGCGACAAAGCATTGAAAATTCCAGAATTGTAGTTCGCAATCTCCGTCGAGATGCGTTCTCTATTTACAAAAAGCAATTGAAAAATAAAGAAATCAATGAAAATGATGAGCGACGACTCAGTAACTCGATTCAGAAAGAAATTGACGCGACTATGGCGATTATTGATGGACTTTTGGAACAAAAAGAAACAGAAATTATGGCGATTTGATGTTGATTTTATAAGCTATATTTGCTATAATAGCTTTGTTGTAAAAATTCGAGACAGCCTTCTTATTAGAGGTGTTTCGATGTGGAAAGCAGGTGATCAACCATAGTTTAGCCTTGAGTTCTAGGTTACTTGCTTAAAAAAATCAAAGGTGATGTCGCTGCTTAGGGATCTTTTGTGGATGACATGAAGTAACAAAATGAGAGGCTGTCCAGAGAGAGGCAAAATCAAAAAAAGAAACAGCAACATGCGGCTAGTCCAGACGAATGTTGTGCTACCACCCCCGACGCTTCCAACGAAAAGAAGGTCAAACTGGATAATACAACTTGATTGCTTCCACCATGAGAGATTGTGTGTCAGGTCTTTATTAAATGGCATTCATCGCCGCCTGATTTTTTATTTCTAAGAAGACCACTAAATTCGTTAGTGGTCTTTTTTATTGCTAAAAAAAACTATTTATGGTATTATTGCAATAATTTATTGGAGAGATTATGAGTTTTAAAGCAGATATACAGAAATTTAGTTATCATGAATGGAGCCAGTTTCCGGCAGAATTTCATGTAGCTATTAAAATGAAATTACTTACGTTGCTTAAAACTGTCTGCAACATCGATCTATCCACAATATCTTATGATGATGCAAATTATTTTCAATTCGACAGTGATTATAAACAACATCAGAAAATTAAATATCATTTTAATTATACAGGAACAGATGCTGGTGAAGCGGAAGCTCTTGTTATATTGAGTGGAGAACGATTTTTAGTCACTTTTCAGTTTTACAAAAAGGAAAAGCACCCTAACCTTCCAGCCGGAGCCTATTGTGTCGATATCGACGTAGATGAATGGTTAAGATATATTCGTGCAGAATTTGAGACTCGCTATGATTTTGGCTGGAAATTGAGTAATCCGAAACATCGTGCGACTTTCTTTTTTTATAAAGTTCTTGATAAAAATCTTAAACTAAGCACAGTTATCAATTGTATCAATAGAAATAGTCGTAAAACACATACTTTGCTTAAACCAAAAGATCTTCCATTCTTGTTTTTTGAAAACAATCATCACTTTTATGACACGTTGAAAGAAATGTTAGAGTGTTGCGAGATGCAACCGAATCTATTCTATTCTGTATTTGCAGAATACCCAGATCATGTAGAATTAGCATCAAGCAGTGAATCTGTAAAAAAATTTCTGACCTTATACCATGACCAATTTACAAGGGATTCTTCGATTGTTGAATCAAGGCTTCTTTTACTCGAAATGCAGGCTATTTAATATGACCACTATTCACACACAATTACTGATGAGCAAAAACATTCATAAGTTTGATGATGATCTTAACAATCAAATCATTGAAAAGCTTTTACACATATTACAGTCTATTTTTGATGTCGATTTAATGATTGAATATAAAGATTTCATGTTAAAACCAGTTTCATTTGGTATGGCTATTCATGTTGAATACTCGTTTAAATATGGAATGGTGTCTGTGTTAGCAAAAAATAATGAGATGACTGTTTCTTTTGTTTTTGATCGAGATAAATGCAATAATCTTTATATTCCATTTAACTGCACACGGTGCGAAGTTCTTGTTGATGATGATCTAAACTTTGAAAAAGCTGTTTTTAATTTCTATTCAACCATTAATAAACCTAAAATTGAAACTAAATACGCTTCAAAATATGTCGGTTCAGTTTTGGTATCAGATCCTCATCATGCGACTATTGATATTCGTCGGACGATAGATAAACAAGGGAAATTTTCTACATGGATTACTTATGACAATTTTTATTCAAAACTGGGTGATTATACAGAATTAAATATTTCAGAATTGCATAAAGTATTCTTTACACCAGATAAGCATTTTGAAGAGTTCTTTGTTAAAATAATGATGACATTAAAGACACGGCCTCAAGAGTTTTCTTCTGTCTTTACTGATTACCCAACCCATACTCAAATTATGCACAATAAAACATTAGCGGTTAACTTTTTGAATTTGTTAGGCGATGACTATTTTAATCGTTTTCATGTGTTGGAAGCTAACCTGTTATTACTTGATATGCAGGTCATATGACATGACTACACTCTTAGATAGAATTTCAATCATACAAAAAGAACAGCTTCCTGATGATCTTGATTTTGACATTTCAAGTAAATTAAAAACATTGTTGAAAATTACTTTTAATGAAAACTTGTCAGACCCATATGATCTGAATTGTATTGAGCTTTTAGAGGTTTTTATTTATGACAACAATAAAAAAATAGACATTTCGTATTTTTTCAAATTTGGTATAGCTTTAATTTATTTTCATCGTGATCTTGGTATGTTGAAAGTTTTATTTCTATGTAATCAAAATAATAATAATTTATATAATTGTGATGTCAATTATGAAGTAGTTGTTGATGACGACCTTAATTTTCAAAGTTTCTCATTCTGGCGATTATTTGAATTCTCGAAGGACTTTAGAGACAATAAAAAATATACGGCGGCATGGTCAAACTTATTATTTCATATTGAAATGGATAATTTTTTCAATTTTAGTAAAAATTTTCTATATCGTAATGAAGAAAGTTATAATATATCACCAGATGATAAAAAAAATCTTTTTGATTATGGACTAAATCCTGTTTTTTATCTTTCTAGCCGTCATTTTGATGAGTTGTTGTTAAAATTTTTAAAATATTGCATAGTAAATACTCAACATTTTTATGTTATGTTTCCTCATTATCCAAATCATATTTGCTGTATGCAATCACTCAGTAAAACAGTTGACTTGTTAAATATTTTTTGTGAAGAATATAGAGACAATTTGACAATTTTGGAGTATAATCTCTTATTACTTGATATGCAGGGCATTTAAAATGACTAACATCTATGACGCAATGGTACACTTTAAAAAGACCAAAGAATCTCTATGGGGGATTAGTCCATTGGTTAGCTCTAAACTTGTGCCCTTATTTCAACAGGCTACTGGCATAGAGCTTCTGGGTGATGAACAGCATTTCACCAACAATATCAGCGTCTGTGGTTTGGAAGTCGCTATGGATTACTTCTTTAAATACGGCTCAGCCACATTAAGTTTGAAAAATGATGAGCTAGAAGTAGGTTTTTATTTTATTAATAAACCAGATGATGTTTATCCGACTCCCTTTGATGCCAAACAATGTAGGGTTTATATTGATCGTGATTTTAACTTTAAACAGGCTATTTTCAATTATCATGTTAGTTTTTCCAAAGCTCTTCTAAATAATTATGACAAAAGTGCTGTATATGCAGCCATTAAAATTCAAAAAATCATTGAACAGGAATCAACAAGAACTACTTTTGGCTATCAAAATCTACTTTCTAAAGCAAAAGAGTATACGTCACTTCATGATAAAGGGCTTGATGAGGATTTCTTTGAAACTGATGTGAAATTTGAATTGTTTTTTGTTAAGTTCATGGAAACTTGTGCTAAAAGACCTTACGAGTTCTATGAATTATTTCCAGAATATCCAAGCTATATTGATTTCATGGAAAAGATGTACAAAGCAGTTGAATTCTTGAACCTATTTAACTTCCAATACATTAATCAGTTTGAGGTGTTAGAATCTAAACTTATCTTACTTGATATGCAGGTTATTTAATATGAAAACAATTTATGAGCAATTGATGGAATTGAAAGATGTAAAAAGTCTTCATAGATCGGAGACAACTTTATTTTTAGGTGCCGATTGTATTGTTGGTGACGATGTTATTGATGATATTTTAGTTAACGAGAAACTTATAGAGTTGTTTTACAAAGCTTACAGTATTCAAGAACCCCTTGAACAAATTTTTTTTGAGAGGAATATATCATCTATTGGCCTTCGAATAAGTGTCGCTTATAATTTTCAGTATGGTTCAGTTCACCTTGCAGTTGAAAACAACAAACTATTAGTGACTTTTTATCATAAAGATGACTGGTTTAAAGCTCCATTTGGAGCAGATCGTTGTATGGTTTCTGTAGATCATAATTTGAATTTTATTCAATCTGAATATTCTACTTATTTTGCATTTTTAAACAGTGTTCTGCATAACAATGGTGGGTATGCTGGATATAACCATATGCAGATTAAACAATTTACTGATTCTGCTGGTACACGCAATCAACTTGCTTTTTGTCACCCTGATGACAATGACGATTTATTTAAAGCAGCACCAGAAGGCAAGCTGGATAAACGTTTTTCTATACCCAATGTTCAATTTGAGAATACATTTCTTCAAATTATTGATTTTGTGACAGATAGACCGCATGAATTTTATGCTATTTTTCCTGAGTATCCAAGTTTTTCTGAATGCGTAGATAGTGCAGATGGAATTATTAACTTTGTTAACTTATTTGTTGAACAGTATTTTAATGACAATGAACGCTTACAACAACACTTGTTATTACTTGATATGCAGGCGATTTAATATGATGACACTTTATGAACAGTTTACTGCAGTTAGAACAGCCGAGAAAAACTGGATGTATAAACCTGATGTTCAACAAAAATTGATTGATATATTTAAAATCGTTTGTAACATCGATCTTTCTAGTGAAGAGATTCCATTTAAACCAGATGGTGGATCTTTTGGAATGGAAATTGTGTATAACTATAAATTTAAATATGGTAGAGTCTATGTTCAAACTGAAAAACAAGAAATGCAAGTTATGTTTATTTTTGATAACCCTCATGAATTAAATATTCCTTTTACGAATCATTCACGATCAAACCGTTGTACAGTTAAGGTTGATCATAATTTGAACTTTATAGAAGCTCGTTTTGGTTTTTACAGGTCTTTTTCCAATAGAACATTGGTTAAAGATGTCTCTGGTTACGTTTTATTTCGTTTTGAAACCATAAACGATGGTACTAACATCTTTAATAGTGTTTCTTACAGTTACAGCATGGAATCGGATGACTATATAGATTTAATTCCCTATGGTCTTATCGATTATTCAATACCTAATAATGACTTTGAACAAATATTAATGGATTTTATGACTTTTTGTTCCGAAGAACCAGAAGATTTCTATAACGTTTTTGTTGAATATCCGAATTACGATGATCTTATGACCAGCGTTGACAACTTGGTTATATTCTTAAACCTTCTAAAACAACAATACATTGAAAACAGAGAAATTTTGCAATCACGTATATTGTTATTAACCATGCAGGCAATCTAATTATGACCACTTTCTATGATAGACTTTTATTTGCAAAAGATTCAACTGACTTACTTTCCGATATTTTAGATGAAATCAGTCAAAAATTACTGCAATTATTGTATGAGTCTTGTCATATTGATTTATCTCATATTGATGAACCATTCGTGATGGCTCATCTCGGTACAGATAAAGACTTACATATTCAATACAATACTGTTTTTGGTGGAGCTAACTTTTCATTATTATCTTCTACACATGAGCTAGAGGTTGAATTTGATTTTTCAAAGGAATACCCTACAGACTACTATTACAAGTCAAAATATTGTTACCTAGAAATTGATAATGATATGAACTTAAAAAAAACTAGATTCAACAACGCTTTTCCATTTTCAAAAGCTGTTTTGGACGGTGCGTATGCTAGTCATGTTTTTTCTTCTCTTCGTATTGATACTTATGTTGACTATCTATCAAATGTGTCGAAACATTTTAGTTATGAAAACTACCTCTATCATACATTTCCAAAAGATATGCGAGCTTATGGATTGAGTGCTTATTTTTATTTTACGAATAAAGATTTTGAAGATCTGTTAGCCACTTTCCTATTTCTTGCGGGTAATCATCCTTTTATCTTTTATGAGTTCTTTAAAGAATATCCAAGCTATATTGACTTAATGAACAGTATTGATCATATGATTCAATTTTTGGAACTTTTCAAAAACCAATATATTAATGATCCTGATTTATTAAAATCAAACATATTGTTAATTGAAATGAAGTTAATTTAATTGACAAAATTGACATCAAAGTCATTTTAAATTAAACTTTCAAAACAACTATGAGGTGTTTGAATGCTGGAGCGTATATTTAAAGCAAAAACTGATTATGACAAAGCTATTTTGGATAAAGTCGATGTGGCTGATTATAAACCCAAGATCACCTTCTTTACTGGCTCAGGCATCTCTCAAGAGAGTGGTTTGGAGACGTTTCGTTCCAGTGATGGTCTATGGTGTAATCACCGCGTCGATGAAGTAGCCACGGCCAAAGCTCTTCAAAAAGACTTTAAGAAAGTAAACAACTTTTTCAATGACAGACGTAAAGAAGTGTTGGCTGCTCAGCCTAATCGATCTCATCACATCCTAAAAGAACTAGAACAATACTTTGAAGTCATTGTAGTCACCCAAAACGTGGATGATTTGCATGAGCGAGCTGGTAGTTCAAAGATCTATCATTTACATGGTGAAATCATGCGTTCTCGCCCGGTCGGCAACTCAAACGTGTTCTACGACCAGAAGAAAGATATTAAGGTTGGTGACAAGTGCATGTTAACTAGATCACAAATTAGACCGCACATTGTTTTATTTGATGAGATGTTGGACGATGGGATCTTGTCAAACGCTCGAAAGCATATCAGAGAGTCCGATGTGTTTGTGGTAGTGGGTAGCAGTTTACAAGTTGAACCTGCAGCTTCTCTGGTGGTTGAGGGCTTTGGTTTGCGTGATTTTGTTTTGGTCGATCCAAACACTGTCTTTATGAAGTACAATGCCAACTATGTGCATGTTAAAGAAAATGCCTCAGTAGGACTTGAAATGATGTTGCCTCAGTTAATTATTAAAGCTGGCTTGCTTCAAGCAGATTTCAAAGCAAACAAAGAACGATTGAAACCATAGGAATTTTATTTTGTTTAATTTATTTAAGCGTTTTAAATCAAAGCTATACCCTGCTGGTTTCTGGTGTGGTGCTATCTTTGTGAGTAAGAACAATATTAATGTCGATAGTGGTATTAAAACTATTTATTCTTGTGCTTTTTTTGATTTTAACATTGAGCTTGAATATGATATATATGATTATACGACTAACATATTAGGTGTAAGCACAATTTCTTTTAAAAATACCATTATCAACAAAGAAAATCATAATTTAAAATTAACAAAATTGTCGCCTATTGAATATGCTAAAAAATATTTTAACAATACCATTAAATATATTCAAACACTTAATACAGATTCTTTAACTGTTTCATTACCATTTTTTCAAACAGAAGCATTGAGACAATCAAAAAGTATTTGTCTCAATTTGGCTTCTATCTACACTTATGGAAGTATTTATAACGTTATGGTTAGGCAAGATGAAACAGCTAGCTATAATTCTTATTTAAATAGACACAAAAAACTGCTTTTAAATACTTTTCAAATTATTACTTTTAATAATATGGTATTTAATTATATTTATACAACTGAATATAATCACCTTTCAAAAATATATAAAAATAGATTTGAACAAATTGAAAAAATTAATATTGAATTAACAATTGTCCTAAAAAACAATCTTTTTACATTACAAGAATATAATTCCAAAGATCCATCTGTTCTTGTTAATCATGATAAAAATGCTTTCTTGTTATATCAGGTTATTAAATCTGAAAAATACTATTTTGGTTCTCATTTTGAACATGTCGATGAGTTATTTAATAATATTTCAATAGGTTTATTCTGGCATGTTGATTTTCAGCATAAGCAAAGCTCCTTACATATTTTAATTTATGATGATGATAAATTTATTCAAGAATACAACCATTCAATGGAGACTAAATTTAACGATGACTTGTTAGATGTTAATTATTATTCAGGCTATATCAATAATATTGTGGATAAACTAATTCATTGTTATTATCCAAGACGAAAAATGATTGAGTTAATGGACAGTGAATCATTGCTTGACACCTTTGATGGAACATTGAATGAAGATGAATATTATTTATTTAAAATGATTAATATCTAAAAAAAACAATGATTTTGACATTTTATTTTAAGTTGGTAGACTTTTTAAAGCATTAAGGAGTCTTCTTTGCTTAAACTAATTAATTTTTTCAAAATAAAACAAAAAAAATCTGGCTTCTATGCTAATGATTTGTTTGTTGATGAGATTAAAACCCCTATTTACGATGGCGTTTCTTGGTTGTGGACGTGTTCTTTTTCTGGTTTCACTCTTCGATTTGAGTACAACGAATACAATTATACAATCAATGAATTTGGCACATTTACGGTTCTTTATAAAGAAACAGTTGTCTATCAAGATATACCAAATTTGTCTTTAAATGGTGTACCACTCCTAGTTTACTTAAAAAAATATTTTGAGTCATTGATTGCTCATGTCCAAAAAATTGATTCTAATCATTTAGATATCATACTTCCATTACTCAAAACAAAAGTCTTTACACATACTAGGACTCTTGAATTGCAATGCTTATTGCAGTATCCTACTGGATTTTTTTATAAAGTGCTATTTTCATTGACTGTAGATGCGGATTATAATGCAGTTCTTCGTAGCCATTCTGGCTGGACTGATTTTAAAATTGTAAGTTATGACAATAAAATATTCAGCTATTTGTATAATGAAGAACATAATTATTCTAATACGACTTTGATTAATCGCCTTCGATTAATAACTCAAGAAATCTATTATTTACTTTATGATACTGGTTATACTTTACATCAATACAGAACCACAAATACGGATATTTTTTATGATACTTATTCTCAATCGGTACTTTTGTATACTGTAATAGATTGTAGACCTTCTTATTTCCCATCTGAAACCAAACCAGAATTTTTTAATAACATATCAATTCATCTTTTTTGGCAAGTTAATGAGAACGAACAATCAACAGAATTGACTATTTTTATTTATAATAAAAATGTATTAATTGAAGAATATAGGCATTCAATGGAAAAAATATTTACAAAGAATACAATTGACATTCAGTATTATTTGAGCTTTTTTAATGACACACTAGAAAAATTAGTTCTTTCTTATTTTCCCAGCCGAAAACTTCTTCAATTATTAGAAATTGATCCAAATGATAATTTCAATGGAAGACTGACCGAAGACCAATATTATTTATTTAAAATGATTCATATTTGATATTTTTTTTACATTAATCGTTAACGAGTTAAACAACTTTTTCATGTATTTTCTTTAACTTAATTTATTTTTTAATAATTCATGGTAATATATGAGTATTAGCTTATTAAAATAAGGAGTTTTAAGCAATGCCAGTACAACATATTTCTTCAAATTATTCAGTAGAGGTCACACTTCAACAGTTTACAGACATTGAACATCGTGACAAAGAAGGATCTAACATTCATGTTCGCTGGTTTGGTCTAAGCACACTTCTTGAAGAAACCCTTAACTTTTACAACATCAAATATAATATTCATTTTGGCACTACTGTCTTTTTTTATGTATTGGTTGAAGATTTATCTAATGTTCAGTTTGTAGAAGAAGTCATTACTCAATACGCTAACAATATCGCTCTATTAGACATCCTTGAATATGTAGACTCTAAAATAGGAATCAAAGAAAATTGTATCTCTCGCCTTGTTGCTGACAATGAATTTCTGGTCGGTTTGAACGAAAGTTTTGATTAATATATTCTTCTTTACACATTCCTCTTTTCTTGGTATAATTGCGACATGGAACCAACGATCCACAAGTGGGTGGGCACTCGTCTCCTAGGTTGTAATTACCTGCCGTTCTCAATTTGGTAAAAATTATGTTTCAACATGCTGTCCCGCCTTATGCACTCTAATCAGTCGCATAGCAAAGGTAACGAGAACAACTGACCATATATGCATTATTACTTATTGGAGATCGACTATGTTCTATAACTACGCTCAATTTAAAAAAGCTACTAAAATCCTTCGTGAAGAAATGCTCGCTAGCTCGTTCAAGCTGAATGAATTTCGTCTTCGTTTGGTTCAATTGATGGGTTTTAGCAGTGTAGAAGCCTATGAGGCGACTTTTAATCGTGAAGCCCCAAAGACAATTACGGTTGTCACTATTGGCCCGCAAATGAATGTTTCCAAGAAAGATTTTACGGCTAACGATGAAGGAGATAAGAAAGCAGAAGCTTATTTTGTCTCTAAGATTCTTGAAATTGAACCTAATATGGCCGAAAGTGAAATTGAATGTTTTCTTGAAGATGGCTTCTATGCCAAAGGTCATACTGAATATCAATTCTATATCGTTCATAATGATGATTAATTAACTACGACACACAAAAATGCTTCAAATTAAAAAGAACTGCCTTAAAACAGTTCTTTTTTTGCTTTTAAATAAATAGTGCTTCGACAACCAATAATTCATCACCAGACAATGGGCCTTCTAATTTCAAGCCTAATTCTTTTCGGGATTTCACACTTACACATTCCTTGCACATTTCAGACAGCCACCATTTACGAATGATATCATTTTCCATGAAATGAGTTCTTAACATTGCATACATTACAAAGCTTGTTAACATATTAGTCGATTCAATCATGATTATTTTTTGAAATCTTGTATTGTCATGCATGATTCTAGAAAACGAAAATTTTGACATATCTGCGTTTACAAGGTTTTTAAAAACTATAATGTTTGTTTTTGGATTGTCTTGATCATATTGGCGAACTTTAACATAAAAGAATGCTTTATTATTGAAATTTACCTCCATGACACTTTCTTTTTGTTGGGATTCATCGTCTAGGTGTGTTAGCCAGAATGTCTGAGCATTTTCGAACTCAATATCACTTTCATCAAAATTTAATCCTAATGGGTTCATGCCAGCATCTTGCACTCTGTATAAATGATTACCAATAATTTTAACTAATTTACTATCTAGCTGTCCATGATGAGTTAAATGATAAGTATCTTTTAATCTTACGTGTGTATTAATAATGAAATAACCTTTATCATAATTAATATTTTTTAGTTCATTGATATAAAAACCTATTCTTGCTAATGCTTTTTTATCCATTTTTTGGTAAGCTGCTAAGTTTTTATTGAATTCAGGTAAAAGGTTAACAACTGACATGTATTGTTGTCCGTTTGTTGTTTTTTTTGATTCGTAAGTCATTCGATATACCATTAAATCATCAATAAAAATCATGTGTACAATTTTTTCTTGATTGATAAACAAACAATCGTTGAATTCTTTTTCATTTTCTTTTGTGAAGATGAGATAAGAGGATCTTGGATTAACCTCACTTTTGACAATCCCGATATCTTGAAGGTATGATTCCTTAAAAAAATCTGGCTGCACTTGAACATAACCTACATCATCCAATGTCAGATAATTCGGTTTTATGAGTGCGTTTACAAAGGTGGTTAACATAATATTCCTCTTTTTTTAAAAATAACCCACATTGTATCAAAAAACCGTTAAATTGTCTATTTCTATTATTTTTTTTTGTGATTGACATTGAACACCTTCTTTGTGATAATAATTGACTATTTTAAACCAAATAAAAAAGGTGATTACTATGATTTTGAATAAATATGAGTTGGCACAAGCTGGCGACAAAATTACATTTCAAGTACTTGTTAATATTAAAGACGGATATAATTATCAGTACGGTAAGATCTATTATGGTCATGTTATTAAGAACTACGATTCTGCCACTGATGTCGAGTTTATTGGTGATGATGGATCTTTGGTTAAGACCACTGTTGATCATAAACATGATCCAGAAAAAATTGAACTCATTATGAGTGATGATGAGTTTAAGAAACGTAAAGAAGAATGGCTTGAAAAAGCTATTGAAACAGCTAAAGTTAATGCAGAAGAAGCATTTGTGAAACAGGTTAACTATCTTAAATCTATTGAATTCCGTTAATTAAAATTAGTGTTGACCTCATTTTGTCATTTTGGTATAATCAAGTTGTCAAAATAATTTAATGAGGTTATCACAATGCCTTCAAAAATTACGGTCAATCCTGTTTACAGCAGCAAAAAAGAAGCCGAAATTGTTAAATTATGCAAATACCATTTTATTGACCGATTGAACTTCTCAGGTGTTCAATATGACGCCATTCTCTTTGTTTCTACTGTCTTGAACGAAGGCATTAAACGTCTAGACACATCCATCACTGTCCACTTGTCACTTCCTGAACACTGCAAACCGACTTCATTTGATATCTCCACGATTGAAACGTATTCAAAAGAATTCTTACACCATTTGAAAGAACGTCAGGTATCAGGTATGTTGTTTGACTATATTCAGGGACTGATTAATTCAGCTATTTCAGCTCTCGATAAGACATTGATTATTAAAATTAAACCTTGAATTAAACCTCGTTTTAAGGTATAATCCGTTTATTTGGAGAATACCTTATGCGAACATCAAACCTTGTTGAATTTACCGAACTTCTTGAACATGCTGAAACTCTCGGCCATGACTGGAACGACGCTTGTACCTTTCTTGATGATTTTCGCCCCAAGGACGAAGCTAACATTTTCTCCTTGAAGCTCAATCAGTTGAATAAAAAAGAAGGCACACCAGAATTCGACAATATTATGGATGTTGAATATCCAGATAAAGTGAATCAAGTCCTAACCAGTTTCTTCCAAAAACATGCGGTCGTTGACATTGATATTTATTGAGAGCAAATAACAATGGAAAAGACAACTCGATTTTACAACCGGCAAGTGGCTGAAAGCTTATCTACACCGCATCACATCATCAGTATTGGCGAACAAGGTGATGGTTGGAAGCTTCAAAACTGCCATACCCATGTACTTCGTTTGTTGTTTGATGATGTTGAAGAATTTCTGGATGATGGCTACTCGATGTTTTCAAATGACCAGGCTCAAGCCATTCTTGACTGGCTCGCTACTATTCCTGATGATTCGCTGGTGATTGTTCATTGCGAGGGTGGTGTGGCTCGTTCTGCCGCTGTAGTTAAATTCATGGTAGACAAGTTAGGTTACGAATTTGAAGCTGACTGCTATTGTAAAGGCAATTACTCATTGATGAATCTCTTGGTTTATGATACACTAGTAACTCAATATGAGTCTATGGAGAAATCACCTTGA